CTATATAAGTAACCCAGATTTCTCCAAGTTTATTAGCATCCCAGCTAGAATCATCAAATATTTCATGTTTAAGTCTCAGTGTAAAGAATCTACGGCTACTACTGTCCCGTTCAAATATAGGAAGACCATATCTTCCATCTATCATTGATATTTTACCTTTGATTTCATCATTTGTGACATCAATTGATGGAGTATAGCTTAGATTATACTCATTTGTATAGTATTTAGTAGTTCTTTCTGTATATTTACCTTTATATGCTATATCATATATTTCTGTAGAACTAAAGTAATCATCAAATAACATATTTCTAGTATAAGTTTTCTTACTTTCGTCTCCAATTACAGTAATATCTGTAGCTATATTAGTAGGAACTACGTCAACTACCAATGTACTATCAGCTTTAACTTGGTAACCATTTAAAAATGTATTTACTTGTCTAGCACTTGTAGATGGCATATTATATAACATATACCCACTAGGAATATTTAAATGATAATACATAAGTGTCTCATTTTTAAAGAAACTAATCTTTTGAGTTCCAACTAACCAGTTATTTCCATTATTATCAGGAAACTCACGTTTAAACTTATTTACAAATTTAATATCTAATGTACATATATTATTAACATCATCATCTTCAGTATCTTCTTCAAATACATTATTTTCATCTTGGTAGATACTATCAAGGTTTACTATAACTGTTTTATTATCATTAAATTTATAATTAGTAGTAAGATGTTTATTATCTCCTAGTCTATAAAATGCCTGTCTATTATGTTTTACTATAAATGCATCAAGTTCACTAGATGAAATACTGCTACCTGTACTCTTATTAACTAGTTCTGTTACACTCATATATGTAGGCTTATGGTATATATAGATAAGTTTAAGTATCTTTCTAGGATCTTGTCCATCTACTTCTCCGTACGTAGGTATTTCTATAGGTGGTATTTCTCTATCATTTTCATCTGGAAGTCCACCTTTTGTGTGTATAACTAATACTTCTCCAGCCTTAAGATCTATAACTTTGCTTTTAAACGCACTATTAGATACTATTTTAGCGTTTTCTACAATAGTAGTCATATCATTAAGCTGACTTTTTACATCACGTATACTATCGTCTAAAACGTTTATAGTGTTATTTATACGTATAGCAGTTTCATTTAGGTTTACTATAGATTGGTCCATTTTCTTAGTAAGAGCTTCTATATTAGCAGTAACACTACTAGCTATATCTGTACTAAGTTTATATAATAATTTAATAACGTCATCTAAGTTATGTATACTTTCATTTTCTATAATCTTAGATACATCATAAAATATAAGATCTGATGTTATATATGGAATAAGAACATCTCTTTTACCATCTTTAAATGTTTGCATTATATATGGAGTAAGTTCTTTTTTATTCTTTTGTATAAATCTATAGAATTGCTCTATAGTAGAGTCATTATAACCAGTATTTCCATTATTATCTTGACGTAACATTAACCACATACTAGGTTCATAATCTTTAGTTCTAGTAACAGAAACTTCTAAAAAGTTTGCTATAAATTCACGTAATTTAGTTCCAGTTAATGTAGTAATATCTACAGGTCCTTTAGGTCCCATTATTTTAATAGTACCTCTAATCGGTGTTCCATCTTTAGGGAAATTATTATTAAGCGGTCCTATAGGAATTCCATTTTCGTCCTTACCGTAGTCTATAAAGAGTTCGTTTTGTTTTATTTGATTATAACTATCTGTACTTAGTAGTGAAAAGTTCATACGTCCTGCTTTAATCATTCTATCGACTTGCATCAATAAGTCTCTAGTATCATCTAACTTCAAAGACATTGTAAAAACCTCCTTTTTATATTAAAATTTTATTAAAATTCACAGGTAGTTGTTCCAAAATGAGCCATCAAAACAATATACTTACAACTCGTTTAGAAACAACAGAATGTTTTAAAATCATATGAAAAGGAGGTAAATTCTAATGAAACTTGTTACTTACGGTGGAATTTCCCTAGAAGAATACACAAAGACATCATTTGCAGAAGAGTGCGAATTGGTATTTGAATCTATCGAAATGCCGACGGAAATAGATTTACTTAGCGACGACGTAGACGAACTTGCTACCGAAGGTATATGGGATCTGGCTAAGGGTGGACTTAATATGGTAGGTAATACATATCAAATGGCTAAGACTACTACAAGAGGAGCTACACAATTAGCTGGTGTTATATTACGTAAATCAAATGATTTATTTAGATTTTTTAATAACCAACTTAAAAAAGCGCTACCAAAAATTATAGAAAATTTAAGAAAAAGTTTAGAACAATTAGAAATTACATTCATGAAACTTACAAAGTTTGATAATAAGCTTAAAGAGATTGCAGCTAGAGCAACTAATATGATTATGACTAAGAGTTATATGAATGTTGCAACTATACAACCTATGACTATTAAATTTTATAAGGTTCAAGCTAAAGTATTCAAAGAAATAATAGATATGCTAGGAGACTATCACTATTTATGTTCTAAAGTATGTGGAATACAATTAGATGCTAGTAAAATCTATGTAAAACCAGATAATACTACTATTTTTACTGAAAGTAATACTGGAGCACCACTAATTGCTCCAAGTGATCTTATGGATAAAGTAAGAGAACTTACTAAAGTAAAAGATAAAGTTGATTTAGGAGAAATAGCTAGAATAATAGGAATTGCTCAAAAATCTGTAGAGGCTTATAACTCAGCTATGGTTAAAGATGGTGAAAGTAGTATATTAAGAGCATGGGTTAAGAAAGACGGTACTTGGTGGAATGGACTACCAGTAAATTTCTTAAATATGGGAAGTCTTAATGCTAAATCTAAGGCTAGACTTAAAGAATCTGAAAAGAAAAAAGGTTTAAACCCTCTTAAATATGCTCTTATTCCTGACGCTGATACTATAACATTTAATCCTAATGCATGGAGAGATCAAGTTGCTAAATTTGCTAATAAAGTAGATGAAGAAGCTGCAACTGGTGGTATGGTTAAATCATTCGTACAGCTAATTAATGGTCAAGCTGGTGGGACTATGCAAAAGAGTACTGCTTCTGTTCTTGTAGATTTGATTCGTAAAGGTGGAGCATCTGTTAAGAAACATACAGACCAACTTAATAAAACTGCAAAGAAAGAAATAGATGAATTAATGGCATTTAGTAATGGACTTAGTAAATACTTAGCATCTGAAGACCAATTAAAAATGAATGCAGCTATTCAAAATGATGCTAGTAAAACTGCAGCTGGAAGACAAACTGTACAAGCTGACACTGGAGTTGGTGGAAATGCTCAAGATAATATAGGAGCTACTAAGGGTGGAAATGATAATTCTAAAGTTATATATAATATAAGTACTGGTATATTGGCTTATATGAGTGGATGGTATAGTATTATATTTAAATTAAACTCATTCTATGCTCAATGTAGTACAGGTTTATTATCTGCAGTATTTGATATAACTAATGAAGTTGATAGTTGTTGTAATATGGTTGAAGCTGGAAATGCGGAGATGGCTAAAGGTTTTGATACAGCTAGTAATGATATGAAAGAAACTGCTCCTGATACTAAAGAAGAAGTTACTATGGGTAATAATACTAATACTACAACTGTTCAACCTGATGATACTGGAGGTTTCTTCAATGGCTAAGGTAGAGAGAATATCAGCTGAAACTACCGCACCAAGACCAACTAGAGAACAAGCCGAATTACAGATAGGTCTTAATAATAAAACCTGGTATGATAGTCCGATAACTAGTATGTTGAATAACCCGTCAGTTATTTCTGATTGGTGGAGTATAAATCCAAATGAAACTACATTTAGTGAAACTGCGAACTTAATGAAATCTAAAAATGATGCTACAAGATTTAATATGATTGAAGGCTTTGTACATTATGGGCGTAGTAGTCAAGAAATAGAGGATAAACCAGATACTGAAAGACGTCTTGCTATTAACTTAGCAGATGGTCAGACTATGGTATTAGGTGGAACTATTGAGCCTAAAGAAGGAGATCACTTTATTCCTTATAGCCATAAGCATATAGATGTACCGTTTATGGTTACTAAGGTAACACCAGCAAATCTTATCAATAAAGAAGTATGGATTGTAGATTATACTGAATCTACAGTATTTAAAAATAGACAAGATTTAATGGAACATACTGTTAAATGGCTTGTATATAAGAGTGAAAATGTTGGTACTGGTAAGAGTACGGTAGTTGACAAAGATACAGATGAAAAAATGACTACATTAGAGAATACTATGGATAGTATTCAAAAGATGTTAGTTGAAGCATTTTACGACAAAGAGTTAGATGTATTTGCATTCCATAGTAGTTTATATGGTAATTATATATTTAATTATTATGCAAATGATATGTTACAAGAAACACATAGATTATTAAAATATGGTCATAATAGAAATACTTTATTTTTTAGTAATATATATGCATTTGATAGAGTTACTACAAACTATAAGACTTCTATTTATGAGAAAATGTTAGGTAGAAAGTTTGCTAAATTATCTGAAACATTCCCAGAGCCTGATGATAATAGAGTTACATCTGGAGCTGGAGAAATATTACATCAACTTATGGATATAAGAGATCAAATAAATGAAGAATATGGTCGTTATACTCCTAAATATAGCTATAATATAAAATTATATTTAAGACAAAAAAGTAATCATATGATATTTAGTACATTATATAATACAGATTATGTATTAGTAGATATGTTAAATACTGCAGGATTTATAGATCCATATCTTAAAAGTTGTTATTATACATATGAGATTAGACATCCATTATTATGTCAATTCTTTGATGCTTGGATGGATAAAGATTTCGATACATTTGATAAATTAGTAAATAAATTAGATGAATATTATGTTGATAAGGATAATATAGATGATTTCTTCGGTGCTACTCTATTATTACTAATAATAAAGCAACATTACGGAGAGGTAAGTAAGGATGTTTTCCAACCAACATATGCTAAGAATTTCAATAGAGGAGGTAAATAATGGGTGAATTATCATTATTTATGATTTTTATGCAAAATTATGATACAATAAAAAAGAAAATAGCTAGTATCGAAAGTACTGAGAAAGCTAGTGAAGAAAGCGTATTAATAATATAGGAGATGATAATAAAATGGCAAAAGATAAAAATGTAGAAGAATTAACTGTAGAAAATCCTACAGTAGACGAATTAAAAGAATTAGAACAACCTAAAAAGAAAAGAGAACCTTTAATATCTGGAGAAATGTTGCATACACCTAAAGAAGGTGAAGTAGGATATCCAGAAACTATTGAACTTAAACAAGAAGAAAAAATTGATTTAGTAACACCTGAAAAAGTACATGCAGTATTACCAGAATGGCATTATCCTGAAGCAAGCTATGCTTTTAGTGTTTCTGGAAGAAATGGAAGTCAAATATTAGATAATAAAGAAGATGTAAGTCCTTGTAATAGAATGATTCTTACTATAGATGAAGCAAAAAAAGTAGTAGATAGAGGGTTTACAATTAGATGGGCTGTTGCTGGATATGAATCTAGTGCATGGTATAATCAAATACTTGCAAAATGGAACTTCGACTTCTTTGCTGCATTTATTAAAGGTGAAATTGAAGCTGGAAGATTAAGTAAGTACTCATTTTAATTAACAAAAAAGAATGTGAGGGATTAGTTATACACGACCCCCTCGAACGTGTGAGGATTTAGTTAATCAAACCGTTAATTTTACTGTGAACGTAAAGTCTTAACTTAGTTTCATTTAACTTTTGATTAAGATAATACAAGACTGATGTATCATCTTTAGCTATATCAAACTCTGAATTGACTTTATTATTCAACTCTGTAAGATAACAGTACAAATTAACATCATGTTGGAATGCATCATAATCACAACTTTTTAAGTCGTTAACTATGAAATTATCCAGCATGGAATGAATTGTATTGATGTTATACATTTCATTCAACACCTCCTTAGATACATGAGAATTTAGCTATTTATAATTTTAGCCGCAAATTATAAAATATATAAATGCTACATATATCTATACTAGTATATGTAATCGTTAAAACGCTAAGTTCTCATTCCTTCGGAGGCTCTTGGAAAAGTAAAAAAAAAAGAATATACCCCAATATAGATATAATTCTATATTGGGGTAATCTTATTATTTACCATCAGTTACTTCTATGTAGAAGTTATAATTAGTATTTCCTGATGTTTGATGTATTATACTATATTTAGTTTCATTGTATAATAGATAATATATTGGTGCTGGATCTTTTATTTCTATCCATGGATTCTCAGTATCACAATTTTTTGTAAACTTATCAAATAACATAAAGTATACAATTTGTCTTAAATATTTATCATTAATATCAAACTGGTTACTAAATTCATGAGTTTCAAGAGTTAATCCATGATGATTACATTCTGTGTATGATACTACTCCTAGTCTCAATACTGATAAAGGATTTATACCATCAGCTTTAAGATTTAGAGTACAGTCTGTAGTTTTTAAATGTCCTACACCAGCAATGAATGATTCTACATATGGTATTAGGAAGTTTATAAGTTTATTCAAATTAATTAATGCATGTTTAATATATTTAAAACATGCATCAGAATGATCTATACCAATTACAAGTCTCTTACCCTTAACTGATATATATTTAGAATCTTCAAATATATGAGGAAATATCTTATAAATTATAAATAATCTCATTACAAATATATCATTTGTCATATTTAAATTTATAATCTCCATATTATAGTTAATATCCATACCATTATAAGCAAGTTCTACAGCTGGACACATACTTACAGAATTAACGTCATTAGTTAATTCTACATCAATATTTAATGCAGATTGCCAATTATTTGAAAATATCTTAAATTCATCATACAATTTTTTATATTCCAATCTTCTAATATTTAATTTATTAAATTTGTTCATATTTATTTCCTCCCATTTATTATTTGGTTTTTATTTATTTTATTAGTAACTATCAATTTATCATTACTCAATACTACCAATGTATTATCAACTAGATACTCTAATACAGATACAGGATAATCTGATGGTGTTGCACAATTTAATAATGTATTTATAAATGCTAATGTCTTAACTACAACATTGTGAGTATATTTTTCAATATCTACTGCATATCTATGAAGTCTAACATTAAATACTTGACTAAATACTCCAATATTTTCAAATGTTAATGAACTAATAATTCCGTCATCAGATTCTATGTATAAAGGACTATCAAAGTCAAATTTTAAATCACATGTATTATTGATAAATCTAGTAGTCGATTGAATTCTGTGTATCCATTCTCCAAGTTTATTCCAGTCCATTTCTAAAAGTTTACATCTGTCATCATATTTATCATAATATTGGTATCCTAGATATAATTTGATTGAGTGACTTGGTCTAGCTGACTTATTACGTTTCAATTCATAAGACAGGTCATCATTCACATCATAGTCTAAATGTAATTCAGGTTTACTAGAATCACCTATATGAGTTACGCAATCATATATAAATACAAGTATATAAATTCCATATTTATTCCATTCTTCTTTAGTAAATTCTACATTTTTACTAACTACACCAACTATATTTTTATTATTTCCAGCTATAGAAGGTATATATTCTATAATGAATTTTATCTTATCATCATAAAGATATTTAGATCCTTTTTCTATCATTGTTTCTCCATCTATTATTATATTATTTTGTACTGTATAATAGTTATTATTTATATAATTGGATATATCGCTTATGATTGGGACATTACGCCCAATCATAAACCCACTCTTTATAAACTTTGGTCCATTAAATATTGACATATGATTTACTCCTTTCTTAATAATATATTTAATCCAGTTTTATCTAAGAAATCCTTAACTGCTGGAACATTAGAATAATTTTTACTATATTCTAACAGTCTGTCTTTTCTATTTGAATCTTCTGATTCAATTCCTGTTATATTATATATAAGAACATCTGTTACCATATCTAATGTCTGTCTATAATGTCTATGTGGGACATTAAAACTATGTGCAAGTGCAGCAATATTCCATAATACGATATATCTTATTTGAAGTAATACTCTATCTATTGAAGTTAAATATCCAATCGCATCTCTGCTAAAATCTTCTTCTAGTTTATCTTCAAATGCTTTAAGAGTTTGAATTTCGTTTTTATAATCTGGATAACTGAAATTATCAGTTGGTAAAGGTCTTGAATCATAACTAGCTTTAAGATCCATTCTCTTCTCAAATATTTTCTCTTTCAATGTAATAATCATATCATTTGGGTACAAATCATATATCATCTTCATTACACCTTGTCCATATGATAATTTTACAAGGTATCTAATTGCTAAACTTCTAATATCATCTATTGTGATATCTAATGCGTCTTTATTTTCTATTGTCATAATACTCCACTCCTTCTACATAAATGTCATAATTTAATTTAAATAAGTTAAAATATGCACTATACTTTTTTATAATTTTATCAACTTTACGTTGTGTTTTTTCTGTAACTGTAACAAATTCTTTACCGAAGTCAGTTTTCCATTTTTTCTTTAGATTAGACTTCTTATAGTTTTGTAAGAAGAATAATATTATCCTTTCTAATAATATACTTCCAACATCATGTTTCTTAAGTTCAAGAAGTCCAAGGTATCCTGTGTATAAGTTCTCATGTTGGTAATATTCATGATAGAATAGCATACTAACCATAGCATATACTAAATTCTTAATCATAGTTTCTATTATAAATTGAAGATATACACCGTTGTAATAAGCTGTACCTATATTAAATCCATATTTATACTGATTTTCAATATAATATTCTACTGATAATATTTCTTTAGTATGAATATTTAAGTTTTCTATATATCTTTTATGATAGAACCAAAAGGCATTTTCAAGTGCAACATATGGTGCAGTACTCATATCAATACAGTTTCCACTACGAGTTAAATCTGGAAAATCCCACTTCTTCTTTTCAGTTTTAACATACTTCCTTATATTTTTTAAATTTTGACTTATACACTCTAATTCATCTTGAAGTTTTATTGCCTCTTTTATAGTTTCATGTAATGCACATTTAACACTATATATTGACTTATCTTTCATTTATATCACCTTGAGCCCTCATGTCTTTAATACTTAAGAATGCACCTATACCACCAAAGTAGTAATCAAATAATTCTGGTATGTATTTATACATATCTTCTATTATATTGATTTCTTCTATTGTTGTAGTGTCTTTGCAATGATCTATATATGCTTGAGATATTATATTTCTATCAATATGATCTTCAAAACTATTTGCTGGAGCCATTAAGAAGTCTATTAAGTTTATAAGTGCATATTTAGTCATATGTTCATCTATATCTTCTCTTAATGAAAATAGTTTATACATTCCATATATATGTTCTACAATTTCCATACATTTAAATTTAAGCGAGTTCTTTCTGTATAGATACAAGTCTATTAATATATCAACTGCTTGATCTATAGCTTTAAGATCTTTTGTATTTAAATTAAAGATATCACTTACTTTATCAATATTTAATACATTCATCAATTTATTTTCATTTATATAAATATAACCATCTATTAACATACTATATTGACTACTTCTTGATTCGGATAATTTTGTATTTATTAGAGCAAATGCTTCATTAAATATCATTTCTTTGTAATATTCATCAGCATTTAGTAGATTTACTCCATTCTTTAATGCTATAAGCTTTTGGATATAAAACTTATAGTTTTCTAATTTCACTATATATTCTTTAGTTAATGCAATTGCACCTTTGATTTCATTAATTTTTACCATTTGTTTCATCTTTTACCTCCAATGTATTCAAAGTATTTAAAACTACTTCAGTATCTTCACGTTTTGTCATTACTTGAGATATACTTATTAAATTCTTTAATAGTCTTATCTCTGTACTTGTCTTAAATATATCACTAAAACATTCAACTGCAGCAGCCTTATCATTAGATGTTAATACATCTCTTAAGAAATTACCTACTCTAAATGATATTATAGGAGATGATGTAGTTACTATTAGTTTAAGGTCTTTTGGTAAATAAACAGTTCTTAATATAAATCTAGCTAAATCTAATGAGATATATTCTATCATTCTCTTATTGATGAAGTATTCTATTAGATATGACTCAATCATGTGCTCACCAAGGTTATTGCTTAATAGGTCATTTTTAGTATGAGCTATACTGTCTATAGTTATATTCATACCTTTTGTAACCTTAGTGAAGTATTCTCTATTTATATGTTTGTATGCAGCAAGTAAATCATGTTCTATAGCTTGTACAGTATTTTCAGCTATAGTTCTTCTATTTACTATAAGTCTGATAGAGAGATCAGTAGTCGGTGATAAAATTGCAGCTATTTTTTCAACATTGTTCATACAATGTGTACATCTATTATTTAATTTTTCAATTTGTTTTGCAGCATTACTTATTACTAATTTATTATTTATCATTCTATTTCCTCCAGTTATTTTATATATGTTATTTAGTTACTACTTTTTCAAATCTCTTTAATAATTTATTATCAAATCTTTTAGAATTTAAAAACACATTTACTATCTTTTTAACTACATCTTTATCATTTAAACTAATATCTTTATATTTATCATTTAATGCATTATCTATCATTGGTTTAACACCATATAATCTGTCATATGCTAGATAAAATGATAAATCTGACAAAATTCTTCTAGTTATATGTTGTTGTAATCCTTCCATGTTATTGTAGTTATTTAGAATAGAATTATCTATTGGTAAACGATATATAGTAGATACATTCTCTGCAGCCTCATTTTGAAAAATATTAATTTCTATTCCTAAAACTAGTAGCATATCTATAATATTAATATGATCATCAATTACTGCAAAGTAGTCATATATGTAGTCAGTATCATGTCTTAAAAACCATTCTGTAACATTCATTAGTCCATAATCATCTAGCATTTTATTATGAACTTCTTTTATGAATAATTTTGTTAGTATTCTAGAATCTGATAGTAGCTTATTACTAGTTAATAATTCCTCTCTATCAGTTATATATTGAAACCTTTTAGTTTCCTTACATCTTATGTAACCTTTAACATTACTAAGAAGCTTTCTACATACATCATAAATCTTAAACTTCACCATACATAAATTAACATATTTCTCCAAATAATTGGATTTAATATCATCCTCTTTGATTATTTCAAATAATTTAACTTTACCTTTCATGCCTATTTCCATCCTCCTTTATATTGGTTAATAATAAGTTTAAGAGGTTTTAACCATATAAACGATATTTTTTATAGTTTATAAGTTAAAACCTCTAAAAAGTGCCTTTAATTGAATTTAATTGGCTGTGTATTCTCTGATACATATTTATACAATAAATCAGCTTCTGCATTTGTTATAATACCTGTAGTTTTTGCCAGATCTATGAATATAGTAGGATACATCTTACCAAACTCATTCATATTCATCATTAATCTAACATTAGAATCTACTTTGAAGAATTTAGATTGTCTATAAGGGACAACACATAATCCTACAATATAAATATTCCATGCTATATCAAATGCAGGAATTTTTTCATCATTTTCCTTCACAAATTTTGTATAGAAGTCTTTATCATTTTTAATAATATCTTCTACTAATAATATGATATTATGTTGTATCATTAGTTTTTGAAGAAATGCAACTTCTGTTAATTTCTTTACCATTAGTTCTAATTCTTCTGGTGTTCTTTCTGGAAGTTTTGCAGTATCATATATATCTCCGTCTAGTTTCATATTATCTAGAATCACAGATATATCTGATAGACACATTCTTAAAGTATCATCAGACGATAAGTCTTTATATCTTTCATTATACTTCCCAATTAAATACTCCCCATACTTATCACCTTCAATAAAGATTTTCTCTTTATCTGGATAATGTGACATAATACGTATAGTATTAACGTCTGTTATAGTAGTAGTTTCATACCCATGTATAATACTCTCTACCAAATTTTCAAACCTCGTTTTTTCCATCTTTATTCCTCCTAAAAATTTTATTATAAAGTTATTAACCTTTATCTACTATATTATATGTAATTATTGAAGATTTAAGATTTACTGCATTGGTCCAGTGTCTATATTTAATAAAGAGTGTTCCTTTTTAATATCTTTAACTTCATTATATTTTCCCATTAAATATTTATAATCTTTATTGTCTATTATACCTAATTCCTTCGTAATTTCTATTGTACCAGTAACGTCTCTATGCTTTTCTTTATCATTGATAAGATCTATTATAGTATCTTTAATCCATTCATCAATATACTCATTATCATAATAATTATTACCATTAATATCTTTAGTTACTCTATAGTATAAATATTTACATATAAGTTGAACTATTAATACATATGGTATATTACTACCAGTATTATAATCCATATCTTCACCTTTAAAATAATCATATACTATTTCATATGATTCTAGATATGAAGCTAAATCATGTAATCTTTTAAGCTCTGTTATTAATTCTAGATAATATTGATATCTAGTCATATCTTTTTTAATATTATCTATAAGTTTACTATATTCTTCTTTATCAAAGTCGCTTTTTAATAAATCTTTAATTGGTTTAGATTTATATTCTATACTTTCCGTAATAAGACTAAGCATTTCTTTATTTGTGTATATAGTAGTATCATACACTTTTTCAAGATGTTCTATAATTATCTCCTGTAATTTTGAAATCTGGCTAGTTAATTCATCAAATGTTAAATTTGGTTCTATTTCTTGTTTGATATCATATAATAGATATCTAAGTCTAGTTGATACACCCATATGTACTATAATTGAATATTGATCAACATTTCTTATCATTTTAATCATCTCCAGTCGCAAAAAAATAATAGTGGGAGAGATATTGCTACCTCTCCCTATGTAAAAATATATGAAAATAATGCCTTATCTATATTGACCGTCTACTACAGCACTCTTTTCTAATCTATAAAGTACCATCATTGTATCAGATACAGATACATCAAATGATGTATATAATATACCTTTAATAGATTTATCTTCTATAGCTACAGATATACCACCTTTAGTTTCATATCCTATAGTTCTAATACCATCATTTACTTGACTATGATCTATCCAGCACCAAACTGAATCAATTTGTTGATCTAATCCTGCATATTCAATACTATTAAATATGTAGAATACTTTATCAAATACATTATGTAGTTTATCAAATTTTTCTTTAGCTTTAATGATATCACTATCAGTTTGTCTATCATAATTTCCAAATATAGTATTATTATCATCAGATTGTAATCTTGTTTTAATTAATATATCATTAGATTCATAAACAGGAGCATTTAATATTTTAGAAATTTTATAAATAGATGCTCCAAATCTATCAGCAAATGACCAAGTTTCTCTAGTAAGTCTTATTAACATACTATTTTCTATTTTTCTAGTAATACTTCCATATGCATCTACTTTATATTTAGCTTTTGCTAAATTTACTGCATTATTAAGAGCAAATGTAAATCCTAATAAATCTGCTATATAAACACAAGATTTTTCCATTTCTTCTTTATTAGAAGTGTTACATTTTAATATAGATTTACCTTTTTCTAAATAAATTTTAATCATTGCTGCTGGCATAACTTTATTTATCAATTTATTATACATTACAGATATTTCATATTCTACTTTATCTTCTTCTTTATCAGAATTTTTAAGGTGTTCTACCAATTCTGGGTGTACAAATCTTTCTATTAATTTAAGTGCTCCATTGAAATTTTTAAATATCATATTATTACCTCCTATTATATTAAGAGGTGGGATAATAAACTCCCACCAATTTTATTAATCTTCAAACTCTTTACATTTTAACATTATTTTCATATAAAACTACTTCTTTCTTTTCTATCTCGAGTGAGATATCTCCAAAATCTTTACTCTTTCTATTATAGCAAAGAGTTATTTTATTTATATTATCTAGTCCAATCTTTTTATCTATAATGCCTATAAACTTTTTATAAAAGTTAGCATTATATGTAAATTTATTATTTTCCTCTACAACGTCACTATCTGCGTATATAACGATATTTTTAACTGTTTCCACATGTTGTCTATACCAATAAGATAAACATTCCATCATAGACTCAGCACCTAATGATGCAATATATAAAGTATTTTTATTCTTATGATAATAATTATAGATATTTATGATATCAAATATACCTTCAGTAATTACAATAGTATCAACATGATCTGGTACACCTCTGTATAATGTATACCCATAATCTTTTTCTAATGCATATTTAACTTTATAATTACCAAATATACTTCTAAACATAAACATTCTATAATCACGTGTAGCAAATGTAATTCCACGTTTATCATTACGAATACCTAATACATTAAACTTATTAAGATCATCAGTATCAGACTCGTCTAATGTATCATTAATAGTTTGATATAAATTAGGTACTACTCTATAAAATTGTATCAATGCTGGATTAAATTGAATACCTGTTCTTTTCATCAGATAGTCAATTTGATACTTTGATAAAACTTTATCCTGGACTATTACTGGTTTTGTTCTGAGTTGCCATTCTTTGATATTACTATCAACTTTAGATGCTTTAAGTAAATTAACAATAGCGTCAGTATTATCAAAACCAAAATCAGTAAAGTCTTCTACTGTTATATAACGTCTGATAGTACAACTGGCTCTAAAACATTTAAGGAATGGCCTTTTATCTTTTTGATACCATATATACAAGCTACGGTTCTTATGTCTAGGACATTCACTACATATTCTATCACCAGTTATCTTATACCATCCATTTTGACTTTTTCTAGGGTTAAGCTCAGCATACATAAATTTAAACCATAGTTCTGAAGCTTCGTCTAAAGTCATGTACTACCCCACAAATTCTTTAAATAAGTCATTAACAACAGTAGGCCTATCAGTATATTCTTCATACGGGTTAGTTTCATCAGAGTCATCATACTCGATAGGATATTGCTTTGGAAATAATAAGTTACGTAACATTTTTGGACTATTTAATAAACGTAACATATCGTACATCTCATGTATATTTGGCGAATAGGTATCCACATCTCCCATATACATGTTCATTAACGATTTAAAATCTTCTAAACCTATTTCTAACTCTCCACTATTTAATAATGCCATTATACTAGCATCATTTAAAGATGTAACTGGTATTTTACTATCTTGCATTGTTATTATTCTACATATGTTATGTAAAAACTCAAGTTCTGGGTCTTCCATTACTCTAAAATAGAATAGTGCAAGTATATTCTGGTTACTAGTACCAAATATAAGATTTGTATAAGTTTTATACTCTCCTATAACCGCTAGTAAACATTTATTAATAATAAGTTGGTTAAATAAATGGTCTTTACTTATTACAATATTATTTTTTACAAAATTTGACATTTTCTCAGCAGTTTCTAAACCACGAGTATCTAATAGATTTTTATATATAGTTGCAAGTTCCATAATAAACTTATCCATAAGCTCTCTAGCAGTTTTAATACGAGTACTATAAAGAAATGCTGTTCTATCGCTATAAAGAGCAATATCTTTATTAGTATCTGAATAACTGTCTTGAACTATGTCTATCATATTAACTTCTGGAATTTCTTTACGTTTATCTTGGTTTTTAACTATGTTCATATAAACAGATGTTATAAACTTAGATAAGTTTTTATTAGCAAATTTAAAGTCATCCCAGTCACAAGTCATATTATATACGACTTTATTCATATCTTTAAGTGTTACACTATATTTCTTTGCAAGTTCTTCATCATTTTGATCTTTTAGTGGTGGTGTATACTTACGAAGTGCTTTCCAAATAATCTTTCTAGCATCATCTGCAAGTCTCTGCTCACTCATCCCAAATTCACTAAACTTTATTACAAAGTTTTCTGTGTTCTCTTTAGTCCATTGATTAATATAGAATTCCGTAAAGAAATGATGTATTTCAGATTTAAGTTCATCTATACTACGGTCTATAGGAAAACATCTTGCGTATACATTACATAGATTATCAAGTATTTTATCTATGAATTGTAAATAGTCATCTTCTTTCTTATTATTAGTATTATTTAATATACCATTAAATATATAACCAATCTTAATAAGAATATTAAGACAATGGATAATCCTACAGTTTAAATTATCCAAAGTTACTTCAGTTTCTGCTGGTTTATCATCAATATTATCTATTGATATAGCATCCACATATCTACATACACACTCAACGATATATTCGTCAAATGTTACATGTTTTTCAATTAATTCATAAAACTTTTCATTAAAAGTTTCATCAGCATTACGAGTTAATAAACTCGTATCATTATACATTTCTACTATTTTTCTAAATAGAAATTGTCCTAATTTGTAGTATTCTGCTTTATCATTAATATAGAAATATTCTAGGAAATGATTAAGTCCTTCTACAATTTTAATTATATTCGTACTATTAGAACTACTACTACGAATACAAGGAATACTCTTACCGCCTATAATACTTTCAAATTCAATACCTCTTCCCTTTTTAAGGAAAAACATCTTATTTTCCATACTATTCTCCTATATATTATATTTTATATTCAGTTCTAGCTCCATTTAAAGATATTCCATCAATATCTCCTATTACTATTCTATGTGCTGTATCACTAGAAGATTCTATACTATGTGATATGCATATAATTTGGTCTATTTCTAGTGTTGCAAGAAGACTATCAATTATTTGATTAAACTTCTTACGATTAATTATATCAAGATTTGCATCTATTTCGTCTAAACAGAATACTTTATATCCAAATAAAGTAAGAACACAAGCATTCATTATTAAACTAACTAAACATAATTCACCAGAAGATAATTGTGATATATCTGGTATTTCTATATCATTGACAGAAGCAGATATGAGTATATTTATGTCATCTACTGTTATTTCTATATTAATTGGAATATTATTTTCATCCAATAGAACATTAGTTTGCTTTTCTAAGAAAGATAATACATTATTAAGCATTATTAATGGAATTTCTTTCTCCATTATAGTTCTTATTCTAGAAAGAGCAACTCTATCTTTATCTAGACTATTATATTCTTGCTCTACTTTAATCTTATCTTCTATAATACGTTGTATATTAACTCTTTCTGTAATTATAGCATAATTACGTTTCTCTAATGTCTTAATACTCATTTCATCAGAAGATATTCTAAGAGTTAACTTATTATAGTTCATATTTGCCTCTTTTAACGCATTATAATGCTGTTTTAACGCATTCTTTGTCATATAGGCATATTTTGTATTAAGAAGATATGGATTAATGTTAAACTCGACATTATGCGTTTTAATAGCCTTTAAATCCTTTTCTAATTTATCAATTTCCTCTAATAAAATATCAGGATTTTCTACATCTAGATTTATATGCTTAATACTATCAAGTTTTATTTCATAATCTTTTATACTATTCTCAAGACTTAATATATTATTAATGAGATCTTCTATATTAGTCTTTAATGTATAAACTGATATTATATACTCACCATCAGTTAAACTATTAATAAAAAATGATTCATCTTTATTTAAATGTAAATCTGTCATAGTTTTATTAGTATATTTATCTATTATATGTAATTGATTGTAAAGTAACTTTAATGGTTTTAATAATTCGATATCGCTATTTATTATAGCTAAACTTTCTTCACTCATTTTAAAACTATTAGCATTTTCCTTTACCCATTTTGCATCAGTTACATATCTTTGATATAGCTCACAATTTGACGGACACGGTTCTACTTCATATTCTTTCCCACCTTCAGAATTATTATACTTCTTATTATATTCTGCTATAAAATGTTCTAATACATGTTTTTCTTCTTCTTGTTCTTTCATTATATCAATTACATTTTTACTAGCATAATTATAACTACAGTTTTTAACTCTATTTATAGCATCTATAATGGCTTTTAAAGGCTCTATAAGTTCAATAGAAAGGTTTTCCATATATTTAGGATTAACGTATAAGCTAAGTTTAGAACGCTTATTAGAGGCCTCTAAACGCGTTATATCGCATTTATTAATCCATTCTTCTTTATTAAGTTTTGTCTGATAAAGTGATACTTCTTTATAATATTTATCCTTTCTAGAAGTTATGTCGCTAAATAATCTATTAATAGCATTCTCATTTTCTATTTTTATATTATATCTATTTATAACAGTTTCATTATCAGAAAACATACTTAAAGCATCTAAACATGCATTAATATCTTCTATATTATCTTCTTTTAAATTATCATATTGAGTAAGTGTCTTTTTATCTTCTTCAATAGATAATTTCATAGCATCCATTTTGAAGTTATTTGTAGATTCTTCATTATCTAGTTCTTTAAGTTTATGTTTTAACTCATCTACAGTTCCAGATATATCTCCGCTACGCCCATCTTTAATCTTATTGAGCATATTATTAACTGTCCGATACTCTATTATACAGTTTCTAGTCATATTTTCTACTTCTCTAGTTTCAACTATATCAGATAATAATTCTCTTCTATTCTTAGCAGAAGATTCAGTAAGACCATTAGTTTTAAAACTGATATGAGAAGAATTAAATGTTTTATGGTCAAATTTTAGATATTTCTTTACAAGATCTTTAAAAAAGTTTCCATTTCCAGTCGGGTTTAATTCTTCAGTAACTCCATTCTTTATTATATTGAAATAAGATTTAGCACTATGTCCTTCTCTATTATTTGGAGTATATTCATGGATTATTTCATAAAATATATCATTATCTTTATATATTATACGTTTATATCCACTAACGCCTTTAATAATGGAATACGCACTACTATATCTATTAGAAGACGGGTATGGATGAAGTTCTGATAAGAGAAAACTCTTACCAGAACCATTTTTACCAACTATAGATACTATAGGATTATCAAGTTGTATTTTAAAATTACCTAACTTGACATGATTTTCAAACTCTAATTCATATATTATCATAGTTACCTCTTTTTAAATATTCTATTAGCATGAATTTGTAATCCTGTTACTAATGCTTGAGTTCCTGATGATTTTTCAGACTTTACTGTAACAGCATCTACAAGTCCATAATCTACTCCCCATTTTAAGAATCTTTCACGTGGTAATATATCTGTAGAATCACGGCTATCTTTATTATTAGGATTAGTATCAGCTAAATAACGGTATTTATTGTATTGTAGACATGCATTATAATCAAAACAGTTAGTATTATTAAATGTATTGAATAATGCACTATTAGAAGCTATAGTTTTATATATTTCAAGACTCATTGGTTTGATAAATGCTTTACTATATTTAACAGCATTATCAGAAGTCTTTTCTTTTACAGATTTATTAGTATCAGAAATACGTAATAACTCTTCTCCTAGGTGTGGGTATAATGCATAGAAGTGTTTCTTACTATATCCAGCTATAAGTTTTATAACAGTATTAGCATTAATCATTCTACGATCTAGTCTAAAACTATTATTTTTAGCAAATATTTCATCCTCATCTTCCTCCGGAATCTCTGAGTTATCTAAGAATTCATCAATTTCTCCAGAAGCTATCATCTTTTCACGTTTCTTATTAAATCCAATATCATGTGATCTTTCTATCCATTGGTAGATATTTGGGATTGCATCCCCAGATTTCTTTCTCATTTCTTGGTCCATAAGATAACATTCATAAGTATTAAGAGTAATATCCTTTACTTCATCAGATATATCAAGCTCCATTATTTGTTTTACTATATCTTCTGCTTCTTTTTCTTCAAATACTGCTAATGCATTTACAAAGTATTTAGCATAGAACTTTAAATGAAATATAGGTTTATTATACCCATCTTTTGTGTATATATCATGAATAAAGTATGCAGTTTGTTTACGAACTTTATTACGGTTCTTTCCTTTACGGTCTTTAAATGTAAATGGAGTATAACCATATCTAGCACGTTCGTAATAAAAAGCTTCTGTCATAAATGGTTGCCTTATTTGACCATTAATGTTATAGCTTCCATTCTTTTCAGGTATTGGAATTACAAGTATTACGCTATTATCAGCTATACTGTCTTCGATTATAGATTGTTTAGTAATACGTTCTACGTTATATTTATGCTTTTTAGCTTGTGTTTTATAGAATTTCTCAACACTTTCAATAATAACATAACCTCTTTTACGTAGATATTCAATCTTTTCTATAACTTCTTGTATTTCTATACCCTTTTCCATATTAAGATCTATAGGTGGTTTACTAAATATACATTTGTATAAACGTACATTCATTATATCCAATGATGCACATATGTCCATATTTGCTGGAATATCTAGAGCATTCTCATTTTGTTTCTTTATCATTACAATATTTTGCAATATTCTTTCATTGTATGGAATTTCTTTATAAGCTATAAGAACTTCCTCATATTTATTTGATGTGTACGGGTCTATTAATACATCTTCAAATAAATAATCTTTAATATCACGATTTATATTAAATAAATCATTATTTAAGAAACCAGTTCTTTGAAATGCGTTAGCAAACTTGCTATACATTTTGTCTAGCACTGATACTTCACGTTCAAATTTCATAATCACTCTACTCCTTTAAAATAATAAAAATAAAGTGGAGAAACTTAATTCTCCACAATATCTTTTATTCATTATTTATTGTTATAAATCCATTAGACACCGCTATTTCCAGGATTTTATCAGCTGGCATATATATTTCTTCATCATCTAGATTTAAAGTAGCAATCATAAGACTATATTCTACTACTTTAGGGCTATATGCATCTCTTATAACGTCAGCTAACATATGAGGCCATTTGGATTTATTTGTGTATTCCAGTTTATGGACAGCTTTAAGCTGGTTAGTTGTTAATACGATATTCTTTGGCATAAGATAATATTTTATATCTCCCATTGTAATTACAACTTCAGTTACATTTAATGGTTCTTCATATATATTCTTGCTATCCATAGTAACCGTATTAGTTTTATTGAAGATTATTTCTTCAACTGGTCTTTTATCTTTATTAATCATATTACCAATAAGATTTAGACCTATTTCAACGGGATTATTTATCCCGTTGATTTTAAGTTTATTATTTGAATACTCTACGTTTACTTTTCCATTTATATTATTATAAATATCTTTCAAAGTATCCGCTATATTACTATTATCTACTGTAGGTGTATCATCATTTTTCATTAATGATGAAACTGTTTCCAATTTAGGATCTGACTCATTGTATCTTTTCTTTAATACAACTCCGGAAGTTTTCTTTTCCATACAAATCACCTCTTATCCTATATTAGAATATGCAGTGTCATCTTTAACAGCTCTCATTAGAGTATATCCTGGTTTAACTATCATATTCCAAGATATTTGTCTATATTGGTCCATAACTAGTTGTGGTCTAATTTCAAATCCACTATAATAAGAAATTATACCTTTTTCTAATACACCATCATCAACGTCTGTAGTTGCACTATTTAAATATTCCAATGTCAATCCAGGGTCATTAGCAAATTTAGTAGATAATGTTGCAACTGTATTCATACAGTTATTCATATCAGACTCAATTATACTTCCAATAGACTTTAATGGATTAGGTGAAGCCGAGTATGTATTCACACTATTATAGAATGCATTAACTTCATTAAACACCATTGCTTTAGTAGCATCAGTTTTTGCAGCTTCTTCTGAGTTAAGTTGAAGATTTGTTCTAAACTCATTAGAAAGTTCAGCAGTTGGTATTAAAGCTAACTTACTATTTGGTATTGATGCGTGTATTTCTTGTAATTTAGACATGATTGCATTTCTACTACCAGTTAACATATCTAATATTGTAGTAGCTTTCTTCTTATCAATTATAACCAATAATGAATAAGAACCATATCTACCAGCTTTATCAATTACCTCTGGTTCGCTATAATAAATCTCAACACCAGTTACGAAGTTATCTTGGTTCATTATAGAGATAACCCTCGCTTTGTTAACTAAACTCCCGATTAATAAATGCACCATTACGATTTTCCAATTGAATGTATTCATCTTATTCCTCCTAAAATAAAAAATATTGTATATTTCTATACTACCTTATTATATGTAATTATCTTGTTTTTAATTATTATATACTTAATGCTTGCCATATTTGACTAAATTCTATATCTGCAAAGTTTTTATATTTTCTTATAAAGTTTGCATCCCAGAATTTCTTAAGTTTCTTTGCATTATCCATATCTGTAAATCCACAATCCTGTACTAGTTTTTTAAGCTTTTGAATAGCTTCATTAATTCTAGCACTTTGTTGGATTGGAGTTCCAGCTCCAGTAACACTATTAACAACAGTAGTTCCACCTAATGAATTAAACATTTGTGTAGTAGAATTACCTGTTGTAGTTACTGTATTTTTATGAACTGTTACACTATCTGAAGTTATTGGATTTTGATATACTCTCCAATCTACACCTAATTGAGCTAATTGATTATCTAATCCTTGATTAATTCTTTGTGCTAGTCCTGCAATATATTCATCTCCATATGGACCGTTTCCTATTTTATTTAAGATAGTATTTGTACTAGTTTCTACAATCTTATCAATAAGAGTTACAACTTCTGCTTTTCTTGCTACTATATGATTATTATTTACTATATATGCAAGTCTAGCAAGATAATCTCTGTTATTATTATCTATTAATATGTTATCATATATTGCATCTAGAAGTCTATTTTTAGCTTCTTGATCATTTACATTTACATTAGCAACTGGTGTTGGTTGATATGTATATACTGATTGTGCAGTATTAATAGCATTATTATAATTTACTGTATATGCTGGTTGTGTATATTGTTCAGCTGCTCCTGTATAACCACCTACTGTTGAAAATACTCCGTTTCTTATGCTGTCTCTTCTTCCAAACATATTAATTACCTCCATTTATTTTATCATTAAATATATCTTTAAAGTTAATACCAAATGACCATAATAATCTAGATGCGACAGACAATGATATTTCTTTATTATTATCAACACAACTATTAAGATTTCTAACATCATTAAGAAGCTTATCAGACGCTTTCTGGTCTAGTGGTCTAGGTTTACTCATTATTTTTATTGCTTTTATAATTGCTTTAGTGAATGGTATATCATCACTAACTGTTTCTGGGTCTGGGAAACTAGTTCTCTTTCTCCAGAAATCATTTAATACTACTTCTGTTGCTCTTGTTATAGTACCAGGTCTTTCTAAGTGGTTACTTACTTCAGATAATGGAAGTACTTGTACATCATCTTTTTTATAGACTACATCTTTATAAGATATATCTCCATTTGATTCTACTCTTATTCCTATATCTAAATCTAATGTTAATATTTGTCCATCTGGTAACCTAAGCATATGTGTAGTATTAGGGATAAATGTTTCTGATTTTCCTATTTTATTATTACTATATTTTAAAAACATCTATCTAATCCTCCTCTTTAGGTTTAAGTTCTTGTTCAAAATAAATATCAGCACCTATTGCACGAAGTTCTTCTGTTACAATATATACACGATTTCCATCATTAACTGTAGCAGCTTTAAGGTCATGATTTAGTAATAAACCTGTAATATTATATGTAAGTTGCACATCTTCTTTACAAGCTTTCTTAGATCTTAATGATTCTGCATTAACTTTCTCATCATTCTTTTCTTTTGCAAGACCTTTTGTATCTGTTTCTGGTTGTGATGTACTACTATTACCAAACATAGTATCATGATGGTCTATATGCTGATATGTATAACCTACTAAATGTTTTACTGTAAGATTTAAATCTCCGTATTCTGGATGTTTGACTTCTATATCTGTTTCAGCCATTCCAAAGTGTTTAACTGCATACGCCCTTATTTCAGAAACACGTTTTAGACTGAAATCATTACTCCATGGCATAACTGCAACTGGAAGAGTTTCATAATTTTGACATAATGTATGAATTTCTTCTGGAGTAAATCTGTGTTCAAAATCATAATTGATATTGCATAGCGTACAAATATTAATAAAATGTTTAAAACATGTCTCAGCATTCATTTTCTTTGCAGCATTTACAAAGCAATAAAATACAGCAGATAAGAAATGTTCTTCACAAAATCCCATAATTGTACGGTTTACAAATGTAAGACTACTATAAAGTACATCTATATTACGCCCAGTAGATGGGTCTTTATATTCTCCGTCTGGATATATCTTTTCAATAGTTCCCTTTGCCCCATGGGAATTAGTTACTTTAGCCCCTATTCCAGGTCTTACAAATGTTACAACATCAATAGTTATAAAAGGTTTGCTTATAACTTTATCAGATGTTCTAAGTTTATCAAAGTATTTAAAATTCTCTAGATAACGAAGAATCTTGTCATCACATATGTCTCTATATTGTGTTACTATTCTATTAAGCGTATTATAAACATCTTTACGGAATTGTATATATTCCTGTCTATAGCTCTCAAGAATTGGATTTTCTATTGGTTCATTACATATAACTCTAATACGATTTATATAAGAGTTTGGATGAACTATAAGTTGAGTTTCCTCTTCTGATATAGGTACATCGTGCGTCTGAGTAAGTTTTGTTATTTCTCCTTCATTCTCAACTATTTTAAAGACAACTGGGTCTTCTAGTATAGTTTTAAGTGGTGGAAAAATATTTTTATACTTAGATATGATTATTCTATCTTTAAGATCAATAGAAATTCTAGAGATTTTAGCAAATGTCATTCTATTACAGAATGATTCACTTACTTTAATTGAATCTCCTTGCATATCTGTATTAATATCCATCATAGTTAAGAAGTTATTACCACGAGTCATCATAGAATTAACTGGATTATAACAGTGAGGATATCTTAATGTGAAATTTGAGTCATCTGAATTAATATCATACTCTTCGCCCATTTTAAGTAGATCTAAATCAGTTTTCTCATACACCATATAACCGCCATTATCATGTGTACCATCTGTGTCTAATAAACTTATACGCCCATTATGTTTATAGACGATAATACGTTGACTTTGATATGTTATTTCTGCTAGTTTTGTAATCTTCCCCCGTATTCTCTCAATAATTGAAGATTTTTCAAACATATCCATACACATTGCAGATGCACAAAGAGGTACTTCTGTATGTAATGGAACTACCATTGCTTTTTCTTGTGAAATTGACATATCATTACGTTGTGTAGAGTTATGATCTGCAAATGGTATCCAATTACGAGAGTATTGAAAAGATTCTAGCATATTTGGTGTAATTTCCAAAAGTGTTCTATGACCATAAGGTGCTTTAAATTCGGGTATAGATGTATTACTATGATTTAATTTAGATTTCGCCCTTTCTCTAAATTCTTGAATTTTTTGCAACTTAAGATCAATGTCTTTTCTGTCCATATTTAGCACTCCTTTCATATTTTAAAAATAAAATGACATGATGATGTTTAAAAATATTATTGTTTATTAAAATAATTATCATTTTATTTCTATCTTAGTATATGTAATTATCTGAAAGTTAAAACAGATGAACAACAAAAGTCCAGGTAGAGGTTGAGTGATAATAAAATAAAAATAAAAATGAGAAGCTCGAAAGCTTCCCAAGTTTATTTATTCTGATAGTATGTCCAAAACTCTTTTCTTTAATTTTGGATCTTTTTTTATTCCTTCTGCTATATTATCTATAGCTTCTTTATTTTTAGCTGAATATTTATTTAAAATCTCTTCAGCTTTATTTAAATCTACTCCTAAGAATTTTTCAAACTCTTTAGGAATTTCTAGAGGCTCTTTACCAGCAGCTTCTCTCATTGCATTTATAGCTGCAAATTCTTTTGAATCTGCAACTTTGTCTTCAAACATATTTTGGTCGTTTAAAGACTCTTTTTCAGCTATTTCTCTTTTACAAGCTTCACTTCTTCTATCCCAGTTTTCAGTGGCTTTTGAGTCTTCTTTGTATTCAGCCATCATTTTATCCATGAAATTGTCGTCTTTAGTTGAAGTTTCTGCTACATTTTCTTTTACTACTTCTTCAACTTTAGTTTCTTCTTTCTTATTCAACATCTTGTAAATTCCAAATCCTACACCAGCTACTACGACTCCAGCAATTCCAATTAATACATTTTTATTCATCTTTATTCCTCCTAATTATTTAAAATTTTATTTAACACTAAATAACCAATAACTAACACTACTAAAATTTTAACATATTTTTTTCTTTTTGCTTTTAATTTTGTTTTTATATCTTTTCTATTTTTTGATTTCATTAAATCTTGTATATCTTTAAAAACTATCTTCAATACTGCTAAAATTAATGAATCCATATATACCTCCCTGTATTATATATCCTTCTATATATACATTAGTATATGTAATCGTTAAAACGCTATCTCTTCATTCCTTCGAGCGGATTCTTGGAAAATGCGTTTTAACGGTAAATAAAAGGATTACCCCAATAAGAAATATTTCTTATTGGGGTTATTATATTATCTAAGAAAACTTAAATATTTATAATTTATTAAATCTGTCAGTATTAATATAGTTATAACTCTCTTATTGATTTCATCATGCTTAATAAAAATTCTCTATAAGCATCATGTAAATCTTCAAGTTTATGCATACAAAGTATGATTCTACCTACAAAAAACATTATATTTTTATCTTGAAGTAGATGTTTATTAGATTTATGATCCGTCATTAATTGAACATTTTTAGCTGTAAAATATATTCTACTAAATGTACACTCGAATGGATTTCCATATGATTTTTGAAGCTTTTTAATACCATCTATATATCTATTAACATTTTCAGAACCTGATATATTAACTGATTTTTTATTTTTAAGTAGCTTTATTATCTTATCAACCGAATCATTGAATGACTTTCTATCAAAATCCTTTGTAAATAAATCAACTATATCATCAGGAGTAACTTCTTTAAATAATCCTAGTATGCATAATGCAACTACCACTAGGTATACTAGCGCAGATTTTTTTATTATAACCAGTTATTTGTGCCACACTATCTGCCATTAATGTCATTTTACTAACAGAACAATTCTTTTTATATTTAGCTATTATAGTAGATATAGATTGTAAAGTTTCCATATCATATTCACATTTTATACTATCAACTTTAATATTACTTTTTATACCTAGATCATTAAATAATTGTTTCGCTTTATACATATCATTATCTAAGTCTACTAAGCCAAAAAGTGTATCGTCCACCTTAGTTAAAGACTTATACCAATAATATAATCTATGAAAAATTGTATCTTTTTCAAATCCACTTTCCATTGATACTTCTTCAATTATGTCAAATATATTTTTATCCATAATTCTTCACCTATATAAATAAATCTGGGTATTTAATGTTATTATTATCAAATGGAAGTCCAATACTTTCAAATACTATTATACTATTAAGAATTCCTTGAGCCATTTCTGTACTTCTATTTTTATATAACTCTCTAGCAGCATTCATTTCAGCACTTTCAGGACCATATGTATCAAATACAGTCTTCATATCACTAGCAAGCATTTTATTACTAATACTATTAATAAAGTTACTAAGTTCACCAGGGTTAAGTCCTAGCTTATTAGTAATCATGCTTTCCATAGATACTTCTTCTTCTTTCTTAACTTCATCTAGTATAGATTCAAATGGGTTTCCATTCTTTTCTCCGTCTGATTGAGGTTCTGATTCACCTTCTGCTGGAGCTTCAGGTTGTCCTTCTCCACCTTCTTCTGGCGTACCTCCTGCGGCTTCATCAAATGGATTACCACCTGCATCTTCTCCGCCTTCTGTATCGTCAAATGGGTTTCCAGCACCTTCTTCAGCACCTTCTGGATTTTCTCCTTCTTCTCCTTCTTTAGGTTGTTCATCAAATGGATTTTCACCTTCAGATTGTTCAGCTGCTTGTTCTGCTTCAGGATCATCTGGAGTCATTTCATCAAATTCATCTGCTTCTTCTTTATCATCATTATATTTTTCTTCTTGCTTATCTTTTTCAATTTTAAGAGCAAGTTTAACAGCTTGTTTCATTTGATCTCTAGTACCTTGAATAGCTGTTTCTATTATATCTGATACAACATCTGATAATTCATCTCCGCCTTCATTTTTCATAACATCTTCCGCAACGTCTTCATCAAATGCGGCATCTAAAGATTTATCATCTTCTTCCTCTTCTTTTTTAGCTTCTTTCTTTTCATCATCTTCAGCCGCTTCTGTAGATATAATGAATTGATTATGTTTTTTAGCAACATATTCTGCCATTAAATTATCAACTGTATCTACAAACGATTCCAATGCAGCAGCTATTACTGGGTTTTTACCATAATCCATTGCAGATTTTAACCCTTCATAACTTACATTTAGAATATTACCAGCAACTTCATTAATAGCCTCACTATTACCAGTGACTTTACTGACAGTTCTAGCCATAACTTTTCTAGTAAGTGCATTTTTAATACCAGGTAAATTATTAGTTATATTGTAATTTATATTCATTACACATTCCTCCTATATTGATTTTATAAATTCTTCTGTCATTATAACAGATTTAAGCATACTAGGACTACTATAGATATGGTTATCTATATCACAAATTCTACTAAATAATGTATTATTATTACAAACTCTGTGAACTAAATCCATGTTTGATTCCCCAGCCATTCTATTAATTCTCAAGAAATTGCGAATAGATTCCCATGATATCTGTAGGTTCTGATTCTTCATCTACTACTTCCTCCTCAAATAAAAATGTTAAGCTATTAAGTTTTTCTACACAGAATTTATTATTTTTGCATACTTCTAGCATAAAGTTTAAAAGAGCATTATTCTTATTAAACGTTTTATTTTCAACTCCAGCTAATTCTTTTATAGTTTCAGCCGGGTATCTAATTAATTCTTTAGAAACACGTTTAACAAAATCTTTAGCATCTTTCTCCTTTTTAATATCTTCTATATATTCTCTTAATATCTTAATCAAATATTTTCGGTGTTCTTTTATTGTACGTTTATTCATCAGCATATTCTTTTCAGATATTAGCCATTTAAAATAGTTATGATTATTTTGTATACGCCATTTATAAAATTTAGATGTTTTACTACTAAAATATACATAAAGTTCAGCTCTAGGCGTATCACTAAGATACTTATTACCAATTACTCCAATATTCATAGCATCGTCTAATGACACTCTGTATTCTGGTTCAAACAGTATATCATTATGAATTTTAATACTATTATCTACGTCTGCAATTGCTAAATCATAGAGTTCTTCCTTTTTAAATAGTTTTAGAGCTTCTTTATCCTTTTTTATAAATGACATTTCTTTTTTAGTAGGAAGAGAGAACATATCAAGAATTACTAAATATGGAGATTGTATAGTTATTTCTTGAAGTAATGGGTATTTCTTGTATAATACTGTAAATACTTTTTTCATTTTACCCATATTAACCATACCAACTCCACCAAATTTATTAAGTCTTGGACGACTATCTTTAAAAGGTTCTCCATAAAGAACTATTTTAAGACAATTATCAAATCTTAGAGTATAGTATTTCTTTCTTATGTCTATCGGAACATTTTGCGATAATTCCGCATAATCTTTACTTGTATCTCTTTCTTTCATATGTTACCTCTCTTCTTTATTAAATATATTGCATATTATCTCCACTATCCAATTGAATTCTCCATTGTTTGAATTGAGTACCGAAGTAACCCCCACTAGTTTGGAATATAGTCTTAAATGCAACAAATGCGTCTGCTACTGGTCTTTCTATAAAATATTTAAATATATTAGATGGCGTATGATTTAATACCGTATTTGTACCAGTTAATGTTGCAACTACATTGAATGAAGACATTGGATGCCACATCGCAGTTATAAGGTTCATGTCAGAACCTCCACCGTATGACTCAGTGAAGTTTGGCATTGTTGTTAATGTATATAACGATTCGATTGTTAAATTGATATTCAATTCTAATGGGATACCATTGGTAGTTTGGAATGCTGGGTCTGTACTTATAGACATACTACTAATATATCCACGTGGTACATTCATTACACCCTTACTAAATGCTGCACAATACATAGCAGCTTGTGGTATAATTAATGGCATTTTAGGTTTACTTACTTGTACTACAAATGGTAATAATAAACATAAACCCCAAAACATTTGAGCTATACTATATTTATCAGAACCAGCTGCTACAAATCTAAGTGGCACATTGTATGATACATTTGTACTACCTCCACGCATAACTTTAGGAATATACGTATTAGTTACAAATGTACTAGCGAAGTTACCATCATTGTGATATACTATTTCACGAAGAATTTCAGTCGCGGAGTCTACACTACCACCAACAGCATTTGCTCCAGCTGCTGCTACTTGTCTTCCAGTTGAACTATTAGTTCCTGTTACACCTTCTGCAACTGCAGATGCTATACCTTTAACAATATTTGGAAAAGTACGAGCTGTAACGTCAGTTGTAGTTTCAGCTATTACAGATTTATCTGCTTCTAATGAGAATTGTAAATTTCTATCTATATTCCCGTTGCAGTAAAAAGTAATAAATGGAAGATTCATCAATGAATTATTTCTGATATCTATATTAGTAACAGCATTAAGTATATTAGCGTATGAGTTATTATATAATGTAATAGGCACATCTTGTATTAATGTTGTATGTAAATCACTTTCTTCTTCGGCATCGCTACCAAATCCATAATTACCTAGTCCATACCCACTTTTACCTTTAGCAAAGTTACCAACTTTAGATCTATCTCCTTTAGATATAAACCCATCAGATGATGCTATTGCATTAGTTCCGTCCATTGCCATTATATCAGCCTCAGATTTTGGTCCTAGCGATGACATTGCACTATTTATATCACTTATATCTTGTCTTAATTTAGCTTCTTCTATTTGTGCATCTTTACTTAATTCATCAGCAACTTTACTATCATCTCCACCAGCACCCAATAATCCATTAATTCCTCTCCAGTTACCATGAGAAAATACTCTATCTACCATGAAATCTGGTAATCTTTCCTTTAAAAATCTATGATAGTCTGAACTAAAACCTGTAGCTGATAAAGTCTGGTCCATAGGGTCTATTCCAAGAGTATGAAGTACAACTTTCATATGCGCACCAACTGATATCCAGTACCTATAATGATTTATTAATGCAGTATATCCATATGATGCGATATTAAGTCTAGTATCGATTCTATCTAAGAATGTTTCGAATCTTGTAGCAGTATTTTCAAAGAATTCTGATAATTCACTACTTTTACTTTCATCTGCACCAATTGAATTTATTAATGCTCTTGTAAAGTTTGGTTTAAACTCTAATGGAACTAATACTAAGAATTGTCCTCTCATTAATACACGTTCTATATATTCTTGACCAACTAAACCTGCTGATCCCCATGTCATTTGTCCTCCATTTATTTCATCATTTTGCCATATTGGCGGAGGATCTACAATATTATCACTTATAGGTGGAAGACCAACTATTTGTAGTAGTTGGTCCTTTCCTATAATATTTGCCAGTTTACGTTTATCTAGTTCTACATATCTACTATTACTAGCATCAGTTACCATAACATCTGCAACTCTAGCAAATTGTGATATGATTCTTTGAGACTGTTCGTGTACAACTTTCTTACCATTCTTAGCCGTACTTTCTATAAATGAATCTAGTGCACTTTGGTCGTAGTCAGGAATACCATAATTTCCATCTGTTCTACCACTAGAAGATGGTATTTCCTTGTCAGGACTACCATAACTTGCTCTTCCAGCACCTTGTGCAGCTCTATTTAAAGTTTCAGCTGATTTTCTAATAGCTTCTGCTGTTGACTGTTGTTTTCTTTGGGATGGTTTAGGTGGTGGACCTACTAAACCGCTTCTGTTATCTAACATATATTACCTCCTAACCTCTAATTAAATCTAGATGTTGATATTTGTGCCATTATATCATCTTTTTCTTTAGACTTAATAGCACCTATTACTCCTTGTAGTAAGTCATTTACTCCACCGAAGCTTCCAGCTAGTCCAGTTGATACAACTTGAATTAATCCAGCTACTAATGCCTTAAGATCACGAAGTTCTTTAACTAATTGATTTGCACCACTATTAACTATAGCATCTGCGGACATATCTCCACCTTTTCCATTATATCCATTTTTAGTCATATAACCAGTAGAGTCCATTTGTTTACCAGCCTTAGCTGCTTCTGGATTTTCACTATTTGTAGAGAACTTATTAGATTTTAAGAATCTTATATTTTCAGGTGAGTTTCTAGTACGCACATTCTTAGGATTTAGTCCTAATTCAAAGAATGGATCATAATAGTTATTATGCACACCTTTAACTGATTGTCCTTTAAATATACCTAAGTGTAAATGGGCTCCTTTAGTTCCTACATTTCCTACTTTACCGATTTGTTGACCGGCTCTAACCCTGTCTCCAACTTTTACAGTAGGGTGACCATGCATATATTCAGATGCAATACCATTAGCGTGTCTAACTATAATATTATTAACACTTCCACCACCAGCTTTTTCAACTACACCATCAGCAATAGAGAAAAATGGTGAACCACTACCTTGGACAAAGTCCACACCACGGTGGAATCCACTCATTTTAACACCACGAGCTCTAGCTGCAGCTGCAACGTCAGATCTATCTCCATATACTGAAGCTATTTCTGTTCCGCCTAAGTTATTTAATGGTGTAGCCCATTTCATTCCAGATCTTCCAACTACACTTTCAGGTGTCCATTTAGTTCCATCATAAGATAAATGAGCTAATTCTGGGTTATCTATTCCAGTAGCAGACGCATTATAAGCAATATTTGCATTATTAGCTATATCTGCTTGTAATTTAATCATATCAAAACCAGAAGATTTCATTCCACCATCAAATTGGTTATATAGCTTAGTTACTAATGGAATGTATCCAAAACCTGTTGCATACTTACCACCATCTACTCCATGGTTAAGACCTTCAATGCCCATAGTTTGTATAGAAGGGAATCTCTTACTCATAAATAGGAAGTAGTCTCTAATACCGTCTTCTGCACTTTTATAAGCACGGAATTTTTGACTCATACCTGTACTAACGCCATTGATTACTTCATGTGTACTTACATCGGCTACAGAACCGTCCCAGTATTCAGTAGGTTTACCCCAACCTTTAATTCCCCAGAAGTTAAAGTTACCACTATCTTTTTTACCCCAATTAGACTCTAGTGCCCATTGAGCCATAGCTAAATATGGATTTACATAAATACCATGCTTTTGACTCATTTCGTGAGCTATAGGAAGTAACATTGACATAAATTTTATAGCACGTTCGTTATTTCCAGCATTAGATGTAAATTTAGCACCTTTTAATTGAGCTAAAGTTGGAACTTTAGACCAGTCAAATGAAGCATTCGCTCCAACATTTGATTTAGGACCACCAAATCCAAGAGCACTTGTTATTTTATTATATGCACTAGATACAAGATTTTTAGCTTTAGCTGTATATTTAGATCCAAAGTTACGTATCCTATCAAATGTACTCGAATATGCGGAACTTCCAGCACTGCTACCATTTACACTAGATGTACCAGCATACGCAGATGCTTTTTGGAAGTTATCTTCTTCTATACCACCCTTTTGATTAAATTCCACAGATCCATTACTAGTCGTGGTTGATGTATTATTCTGAGCAACATGTTCGGTTTTAGCTTCTTCTTTCTTTAAATCACCAATTAGAAGTTTTTGAACGAATTCTGACTTATTTACTGACGCTTTAAACTTTTCATTAGTTTTATAAAGTATTGCATTTATCTCACCTTTAATATTTGTAAATGTTTGAAGGAAGCTATCAAACGACATAGCAAATTCAAATAACATTTGAACAACTGCTGTTGCAATTCCCCAATAAGTTGCACTCAATAACACAGCTGACCATGCTATTGGTGCAGCTGTACCACCACTGGCTAAAGTAGCGCCACCTGCAGCAGCTACTTCAGCTGTCTGTTTAATTGTACCAATAACAGATAGAACTAAAGATGCTCCATTTTTATATGTAGCATATGCTCTAGCAACGTTATCATCTAAGTCATTTTGTTCTAGAAAATCTTGAGTAACACCTTTATCTTGCATATTTAATAAAGCAGCTGCAGATGATAATGAATTTCTATAATCTTTAAACCATAAAGCTCCATCTATAGCTAAACCTATAAATGATACAGCTTTTTTAGCACCTGTTGCTATAGCTTTACCGATAACACTATCGGTAGCTTTCTTCATTAGCTTCTCACCAAGTTCAGATAGAAATACCTTAGCACTAGTAGCCATTTTAGATACATTCTTACCGAATATCTTACCAATTAATTTTATAACTGTACTTCCAGCAATCTTTTCTGCAACTATTGAAGGCATTTTAATAAATATATATTGAAGTATCTTACGGACACCTTTAATCATCCCTTTAGAAGCAGCTTTTCCACCTTCTTCTAATACCTCTTTTGTAGCACTTTCTGCTACTTCTTGTCCAGTTTTCTTAACAGCTTTAGTGGCAGCAGCATCTAGAACCTCTTCGGATATTTCACGAGCACCAGACTCAAATGCAGACTCAACGCTTTCTCCAGCAACTTTCTTTGCAGAAGTTTCTCCGAATTCTTCAATTACCTCTCTTCCGCCAGTTTCAAATGCAGATTCCATACCTTCGCCAGCTACATTTGAAGCTAGTTTTTCAGCACCTTCTTGTGCAGTTTTCTCTGCAACTTCTTCACCAGTTTCTTTAACAGCACCTTTGCCAAATTTTTTCTTTATCCATTTAAATAATTTCCCGAATACATATTTACCAAACACAAGTTTAGTAAGACCTTGTATCATACCGCCACTACCGTCGAATCTAACATTACCAGAGCCGTCACCTTTTCCACCTAGCTTTCCACCAACTATAGCATCTTTCATTTCAGCTATATCTTTACCTTGTTGTTCTTGTGTGTCAGCTACATTTTGTTTTTCTTTAAGCTCAGATCTAACTTCTGGTTTACTTAATAATGAACGGAATCTGTTAGCTGCAGCAGCAAATGCTTTATTTTTAGATGATGCTATAAATGAAAGAATTCCTTGTTTTTGCTTTTCATCTGATACATTTGTAGCTATCATTGCAACTTCTGGATCATATTTACCTTCATCAGACGCAAAACCTCCAGATGGTTCCGAACTACCATATCCATTAAATCCGTTATTTTTAACATAATTTTTAGCCATAGCCATCATAGCAGTATTAGCCATAACAGTAAATACACCACTACCAGATACATTTAGCTGTCTAGCATTGATTGAAGAATCTATACTAGTAACAGTAGAACTAACATTAGATGCATCATATTTAATGATTAAACTTGCTCTAGCTGTTATTTCAGATATACTAAGGTCATTAAGACCACTTTGCATAGGATCGTTAATACTAACATTATCACCTGATATAGATAATATATTTATATAATGGGCACCACTATCATGTCCGATATTATCTAATAAAGCAATATATGTAGCATTATTAAAGTTTAATCTATTAAAGAATTCTTTATTAAAACGATTTCCATTAGCCATAAGTATTTCAGATTTTAAACCTAACATATTAGCTACATGTGTAAAGAAACCGTATTTAATTCCATATTTATCTAGATATTGGTTTGCAACATTTATCATAGTTTCCTTAGATAATGTTGGTACTTTTAATATAACTAAAGCATTATTAGCCGCGGCTATACTACAACCAAAAGTTTCAAGATGTGCTCCATTACTAAAACTATATCCAGAAAGATCACTCATTTTAAGAGTACTTCCTCTAGATGAGTACATATTTGCATTAGCTGTATCAGAACCATACCCTGCACCAGAACCAAACACATATTTATCCATATTAAATGTAAAGTTTTCTTTAATCATATCACGAAGTTCTTCAGTAGTTGGGAATTTAGGAGCTCTATCTCCTATAGTTCCTTCAGAAATCCATTTGTATTGGTTTTCTCCATCTGCACCCTTGACCGATGTTTTTGTATAATATGGATTGTTAGCTAGATTTGATGTATTATACATATTAGTTAACGCATGTATCAACACTTTATCAGCATTTTTTTCATCAGCTATATCTTCTTCATCCATTCCACCTAATTTCTGCATAATTCTAATACCGAATTTATTCATAAGTTTACCGAAAAATCCAGAAGAAGTTGAATTCTTCAATTTATTTATAATATAATCCTTATGCTCGTCATCTGGTATATCAGAACCATCTGGGTTTTTAATTATAGCACGTCTAAGAGCTACTAACTTATTAAACTCTTCACCAGCTATATATTGTCCACCTATTATATCACCAAAGTTTTCAGCAGTTATACCACCATTAGCGTAACGGTCTACTATAAGACTGTTTACTATAGCTAAACGTTTATTATCATCATTTTCATTTCTATATACTTCTTGTATATCAGAAATTAATCCATCTAAACTATATTTACTAGTTAATGATGCATCACCATTTGTTAAATTATCTAGTTTTTTCTTATAATTACTATCTGTAAAGTTATTACTTTGAGTTATGTACTCTTTAAGTATATTTTCAAATAAATCATTATATGCTTTTGCATTGAGATTACCAGTACTAGAAAGACCTCCCATATAAGCTTGACGTATTAACCATCCACCGAACATTTGTCTAAACTCTGGACTATTAACTACATTTGTATTATTTGAATCTATATGTTCGAAATTTTTAAGAAAATTATTAACTTCTTTGATTCCGATATCATTTGTTTTACCATTTATCCAATCAAATATATTATTATCTTTCATTGCTTTTTGTAGTATTTTAGGATCCAATTTGATTGCATTATTTTGTAAATTACGTTCAAAGTATCTGGATGCAACAAATGCACTAACTTTAGTCTCTTCTTCTTTTGTTAATTTTGTTCTAGGTTTACCTTTATCATCTACATACCCTAGTGTAATTATTGCTTGTCTTCTAAGTTCAGCATCTTCACGATCCTTACCGTATTTTGCTAATCTATCAATATTACCATTTTTAGCATCACGACCACTAACTTTAGCATTGAATCTATCAAAGAATGAATCATCTATACTACCATATCTGAATACATTACCTAATTCTTTACCAAATTTTAAATCCATTTGAGCTGCTATGAAATTATTCATCATTCCGCTATTAGAAGTAAGTTCATTTTGATAAACTCTGTCTCTGTTATCATCTAACCACTTGAAGAATTCATTATCATCATTAAACTTTACATCATCCGCAATTAATCCATCTGCCCTAAACTTTTTCTCTAAAGCTATAGCGTCACTTTGCTTTACATAGTTCATGTATTCGTTTTTACGACCCTTCATAAAATTAGCTTTAGCTTGTGTTTTATTTGATCCACGGAATGTACTATACATCTTATTAGCTTCGGCTACTGTACTATACGATTGATTATAATTTTTCATAGCCCATGCTTCTGAACCTTCTTGAGCATATTGTTCCTTACTTTTGAAGCTTCCGCTTTTCATATCATCTAATGTTACACTTTTAGCTGTATTATATTTATCAATATTATCTTGAGCTCTTCTAGCTTCATGATCAACCATATTTAAGTTAGCAGCATTAATACCATCTTTAGCTTTATTTCTGGCATCTATATCACTAGCTGTACGTTTTAAGAATAGTTCTTTTTGTTGATCTTTTATTAATGCAACTATTCCATCATATATTTGAGAAGCTTGGCTATTTTTATCTTCTATACTCATACGATTATCTTTATCTATAGCTTTTAATCTATATTGATAATCTTTAAGAGCTCTGAGATTATCTTCCATAAGGTTTGCATTAGTATCGAATGGATTATCTTGTCTAAGCTTAGCTATGCTAACTTCAAGTTCTTTAATAATAGGTTCGATATTATCTGCATATATTGCAGCATTTGATCTTTGACCAGTAAGTCCAAATATATTAGCAAGAGTTTTATTCTCTTTAATTTTATCTTTAATTTTACCAAGTATACCTTTACCAGATTCTGCGTTCGCTATTTTATTTCTAAGTGTTGGTAATAATTTATAAGTAATACCTCCAGCAGCTAAAGCAGCTCCAAGAGACGGGATAAATCCAACTAGCCCTGCAACTGGTCCCATACTATTAAATATACGTTGACTGAACATAAATGTCTTACCACCAACAGTTGCCGCAGCAGCAGCTGGTATTATTTTCTGAGAAAGTTTAGCCATACCTATGTCTCTATTACTAAAGCCATGCTCACCTTTAACGTCACTGTCAGGCCCGTACATCATATCTATAGCCTTCTTAGCACGTTCAGTCATCATTACACCAGCACCTATAGCACCCATTGCATAAACACCAGCATTAGAAGATATAATACCCTTATTCTTCATCATACTTCCAATAGCAAGTCCAACTGCAGACCCGCCACCTATTCTAAGTTTCTTTTGAATAGATGAATCTTGCCATACAGATGATAATAGCTTATTAGTATTTTGAACGACGTTTCCGTCCATTTTATATTTACTATCTTCTTCACGTTGTCTACGAGATTCATTTGCTATATAAGTATCAGAGATAAATCCCCAACCAAGCTTTGCCATTTTAGATTGTATTGGTTTACCATTGTCATCAATACAATCCATAAGATCTACTGGACTACTAATATAACCTTGAGATTTATATTTAGAGACAGATCCACCATGTTTAGCAGCATATGCTTGAGCAGTTGCACCTGCTCTATGAAGTATTTCGTATAATCTAACCGCAGCTTCATATTTCTTATACTCACGTTCTACTGTGTTATTAGCATCACGTGTGTCTATAGCATTTCCAACCGAATTACCCATTACTAAATTATAATAATGGTCATTCAATCTTCCAGCACGTCTTAATTCTTCTGCTTTATCTTTATTATTAAGATTTTTAAGATCAAATTCTTTAGCAACATTTAAAGGAGATTCTACCCATTCACCTTGAAGTATTTGAGCAGCTTCTTTATTAGTTTTATAACGTTGCTTAGGTGATATATTACTATTAATTTTATTAAGATATGCCATTGCATTATTATATCCAGTAAACGTACTGTTACCAGTAAATGATGCACCACCGACACCATTTACTCCAAAACCGCCACCTTTAGGTAATGATACGTCTAGATTCACACGTTCCATTATTTCACGTAGCTGTTTAGGATCGTTTACTCCAAAATCGTATAATGCTTGAAGAGTTTGTATTGCTTCAGCACCTATACGATTATCTATTTGATTATAGGTATTACGACCATGTAAATCCCGGTATCCAGAACCTAAGTCATTCATACGTTCTTTTGAAGCGTATGTAGCTGTACGGTAATAATTACGTAACATACCAAGTATTTCCATCGCTTGCCTAGCAATTCCTGCTTGGTTTGGGTCTGAAATATCTATACCCATAGATTTTACTATGTTACTAAGATCGTCTCCTAGGTTATCAAATCTACCACCAGTAGATTGAATATATTTTTCTACATATTTAATAATTTTATCAGATGTCCATTGTGCATTACCATGAATATCTCTTTTAACACTTCCATTACTATTAAATTGAAGATTATTTCTAGCGAATGATGCATATGCTGGATCATTAGCCATTTCTTCCATAATTGATGCAAGTTCATTTTTAAAATTACGTCTTACATTTTTAAGTTTATCTTCATTTTTAGCTATCTGTCTAAGATATATTTCAGATTCAGTACGATAAGTTTCACTTTCCCAATCGAATTGTGTAGTTTTCGTACCTTTAATAGCACCTAGTATTTCACGTAATGTTTCAAAAGATCCTATTACTGATTTATAAAATTTATTATCAAATTTTGCACCAGCAGACCAATCTGTTTTATTCATCTTACGTTGAAGATCTATTTTATTAGTAGTATATAATGGTTCAGCTAATGCTCTTATTCCAGCATTTTTACTACCAGCAGCTTTATTAATAACTTCTTGTATATAAGATGCCGGGTCTTCTTTTATTCTATCCCATTCTTTAGCATTTTTACTACCAAGAATAGTACTCTTTATAGAACCAGCAATACTTTCTTTTATTATCTTATAAATTCCACCATCTTTAGCTAGAGATCTAAACTGGTCTAAAGCCATAACAGCCATACCTATTTCACCAGTTGAATCTAGTTTACTACCGACAGCTTTCATATAAGATCCAGCCGCTTTATCAAATCTTAAGGCAGCTAGAAATTTAGCTGTATCACTAACACCGTGTTCATACTCTTTATATTCCGATCTATTGTCAGCTTTATTAGTTGGTGCCATAACACCACGCATAGCTTTAATATTTTCAGATATAACACCAAGTAAGGTTACTTGTTGTTGCTGTAAATTTAGTAGAGAGGCATTAAAAGGATTATTATCCTGAGACTTTAATATTCTCTCTAATAGATTATTAGTTTGAGCTTGTGCAGCGTATCCAAGAGCAGCTGTGCCAGATTTTTTACTAGACGGCGTATTATCATATGGATCCCATGCATTTAAATCTTTTTCTGCAAATTGACTATATTCTTGCATCTTTTGTGCTTGGAATTGTCTATCTTTAGATTCATTAATATCGTATAGTTTAGTTCTGGTTTTTAAAAGCTTTTGTAACTCTGCTTTATTTTTCTTTTGTTCATTTGTAAGATGTCTTCCTTCAGACTCCTTAGCTTCTGCTTTATTTACTTGAGCATTATAAGCTTTTAATTCACGTTGATACTCTTTATTATCATCTTTAGCCACACTTATCACCTCTCTTTACTTAAAATAATTATTGTTTTGACAGGTAATTGTTCGAAATCGAGGATATTAAAACGGTACATAAATAGCCTACCCCACTTAGGTTTTTAGCCTAAATGGGGTAAATTATTTAAGTTTCCAAGAATATACGAAGGAATTGTTAGATAGACATCTAACGATTACATATACTAAGATAGATATATATGAAATTATATTCGTACTATATAATTTCAAATCTTCATATATCCTAGGAGGTGCTGCGATGCTAAGATCAATTGATTACTATCAAAATATTGTTAGTAATTTTATACAAAAAGATCTTAATCAAACAAAAGATCTTTACCAGCATGAAGTTAATACTTTATGTTATCTTAAAGAGATATATGGTAAAGTCAAATCTGAGTTTGATATCACTATTGATGACATCGACATTTTAAGATATCTAGATAGTATGATAACTCAAACTCAGAGAAACTTGTACTATTATCATCTATCTGATACTAAAGTAAGCTAAGTGCTGCTTAAACACTTTAGAAGAGCAGTGTATAAAGAACTCTTCACATTCTTTTTTGTTATTCTTTTTCATTAGAATATAAAACGTCATTTATATACAGTATTTCTCTATCATCATCTCTTTGAAATTTGATATTATCTCCTATTTTAATTGACTGGAATTGCTTTTCATCTACTATAATATTATCATTTACATCAACTTGTACTAGATATCTATACACTGTATATCTCTGATCCATAAGATTTTTCTCTCCTATATATTCAGATATAAGAGATATATCAGTTCTTTTCTTAATCTTTGCAGTAACTTTTCCATTTATATTAAGATTATCTCTTACAGTATAAAATACATGAATAGCATTCTCCACATCATCTTCATCCATAAAATTAGAAATAACTGTTCTATATTGTCTTCTAGTTACTTTTGGTATAATAATAGCTAATCCAAATAATAAAGCTATTAATGATAATACTGTTACGAATTTTGCAAATTTTTTAGCTTTAGACATTATTCCTCATCTCCTGTATCTTCTTCATCTTCTTCTTTTTTCTTAGATTTTTTCTTTGTTCCAGATGAAGTTTCTCTAGCAGTTTTAGCAGCTTGTACATTTGCAATAGAAACAGCTTCTTCAAGCATATCATCAAATCCAGCTATAATACTATCATCACCGGCAACTTTCTTAAGAAGTAAATCTTTAAATGCACGTTGAACATCTTGATCCCAGTTCTTATCTTTTTCATGAAGTTTATCCATAAGATCTAAATATGCTAAGAATGCATCAGTTTTATCTTTAATAGCATTAGCTTGACTTATTTGATTTGGTTTTTCTATTGATGGTGGTATCCACTCTACTGTATAATCTTTATATGTTTCTCCACCACGAAGTCTTACTAACATTGTAGCTAGTTGAGATGATGGACGAGTCTTAAATTCTCTAAACTTTTGAATTTGAATCATTTTACTGTTATTTATCTCATGTAGTTTTGTAGCAAGTTCTACTTGACCATCTTGCGATGAGAATACTGCTGGGTTATATCCAACTATATCTCCTGCTTGTTCTATCCATTGTCTGATAACTTCAGGTGGAACTGAGAATTCAGGTGGATTAATAGGATTAAGTTCTAATGGCATTACTTGATCAGCTTCTGATTCTATTACTATAAACTTATGTCCAAGCTCAAAGTTATTTTTACTAACATCACGAAGTTTAATTCTATCCATACCAAGACTATAGAATCTATCCATTAAGCTTCCTTGCATATATTCAGATTTATTATCATTAAGTCCTTTAGCTATTCTAACAAGAGAATAACCTCCAGATGCAGTTATATACCATGCAAGTTGACACTCATTTGCTAATATAGCAGCAGTTGCTGGAACAGATGCTTGGTCTAGCTTAGATTTTCCTAGTCCAGATATTCCATTACGTTTAAATATCAAATCTTTAGCTGGAATATATATAATACGTGATAAATTATACATATTATTTTGAGCAAGTTCGTTAATACTCATACTATTAGAAACTTCGTTTTCTTCAATAAGTTTCTTTAAAGTATATAATAATTCTTCATTATTCTTTAAGAATTTAATATCTATATTCTTTTCAAGTATAGGCTTAACAACATCTCCAAATATCATACGTCCAACTGTTTCTTCTTGTTGATCTTCTAATATATCTACAAGTTCTCCATTTTGTTGGAATGATTGTGGATTTCCTATAAAGCTTCTCAGACCTATATAATGTTGTATATCCTGGTGTGTATATTCATTATAGAATGTACCTATAAGTCTATTACCTGTTATAACTGGAACTAATCTATTATTTTCAAGATATTCAATTGATTCACCTTTAATAGAACTAAACATTCTATCAAGCTTACTATAAGTTCTATTAGTTTCTTTAATTTTTTCTTCAACTTCCTTATTAACACCAGTTTCTGGATTCTTTTCATCAGAAACTATAGTAGCTTGTGTAGGGTCACTACCATTTAATTCTTGTGGAGCTAAAGGTGGTCTAGAATCAACAGTGATAGCATCTTCCATTGCAATCTCATAATTAAAATCATTAATTATAGATTCAAATGCATTCTTTAAAACACCATTACTACATCTATCTATAGGTGAATTATAGATATCTTCAAATGAGAAATTATGAGATTCTATAGAATTTAATACATTATCAGACACAGATTCTAGTAATACTTCTTCTTTTTCAGTTTTAAATATCTCATTAATTTCATCAACAACGTTAGCCATTGCAGAGAAAGGTATTCCATTACCTACTAAGTTAAAGAATTTAGCTTTACCATTTTCAGTATCAGTTACATAGACACTATTAATTTCATTATTATTCCATCTAGATACGAAATCTAAGAAACTTTCATCTGCAGATTTTAATTCTGTATCCATATGTGGTGTCCATTGTTTATATATACCGTCTTCTACATAATAATCTAATATACGATAATCATTAGTAGTAAGACCTTCCATTGACTCTTTAAGAGCTTTATCTATACGTTTTTTATCTGGATTATCTATAATATACCAGTTACCCTTTGTATAATTGTATTTAATACGATTATTCTTTAATATCTTTCTAAATTCTTCATTAGAAAAGAAACTCTCACTAGCATTCATAATCATTTTTCTTTCAATTTTCTTATTTTTCAAATCTTGAGCTTTCTTTTTCTTCAGTATATATTTTACATAAAGTTCTTTTGCTACATCTTGATTTGATATTACATGAGTTAATGAGTATCCTTGACCCCATGCGGTTTTATCAGATTGATTATCAATATCAAAGAAAGATTTTTCATCAATTGCTATATTACTATAATCAGAAGGAACTAATAATTCTATAAGTTTTTCTCTTTCAGAGTTATCAGTTACTTCGATACCTTTTTTATAGAATTTAAATTTAGAATCTTTTTCAAAGTCATTTCCTCTAAAAGATCCATTATTTACATCATCTATAAATAACTCTATAGACTGCTCTAATACTGGTAGATTTTCTAATAGGAATTGGTTGTAATTTGCTTGTTGCATTTTATAATATAAACCAGTAGTATTAAATAAACTTATTTTACTACTCTTATAAGCAACAGCTTCATTTATAGTTCTATCTATAGCCTGGTTCTTTTTAGTATCACCTGATATACTCATTATAGAGCTAGATAGCTTAACTCCAGACGATACGTCATTTATTATAAGGTTTTGAGGATCTAACTGGTTCATTATACCAGAAGATAATTTTAAGATTTCCTCACGTTGTTGTGTTACATCTGCATGTATTTCTTCTATCTTTTTCTTATTTTTATCAACTATTTTCTCTAAAGAAGATTTTTCTTTTTTCTTAGTTGTTGCATCTTCATTATCTTTTATAGCCTGAACTACTTCTGGCATAGCTAAATCGTTAGCCATTTTAAACGTATTTAATTTATCATCAGCCATTATTATTCCTCCTTTACGAAATTAACAAAAAACACCCCGAAGGGTGTTTAAGATGTACAAATCACTTGTTTTTAATCAACTAGAACAACTTGCATCTGTTGTTCTATATTGATTATTAAATCATCTTCTCCAAGAATAGAATAATAAAGACCTATTACTGCAGTATCCTTGAATTTCTTAATCTTATAAGAAGGCGTACTTACTAATATTTTTTGGTTCAGCCCTTTTTGAATTAACTGCTTCTTATATACATTCCAAGGAAAATAGAAACAGTATTTATTTATATAAGTAGTTATTCCTCCAAATATAGTGCTTCTTATAGTAGATACATCATTTTCATACATATCTTCCCAATCAACTTCTTCTATATTGTGCATTTCACAATCAGATAAATCAAATGGTTTATTTCTAATAGGATTTAATTTACCATTATTAATAGTAATAATTCCTTTATTCATTACACCATAATATTCCATAGTACTATCATTACCAGTAAGCATATTATAAATATCATAATTTGGATATTCATATTTAACATATGTACCATTAAACGATAATTCTCCATTAGTTAAATAGAAATATTTAGTATCAACATTTATAATATCATCTTCATCTTCACTGTCCTTGTCGGATTGTGACCCTATATGATTCTTATAGTTATAAGTATTGATAGAAGATAATACTGAAATTATACGAGATTGCTTTGGTGTGCATTTAGGAAGTTCCTTTACAAATGGCTCTACTTTTGTAAATTTAGGTTCACTATCAAACTTTACTACAGTTTGTATAAGATCATTTATTGATGGTAAGTTACAACACATAGAACCAAATGATATAGTATCTCTAGAAAGTGTTGCTAAATTAACAGAACCCAGATGTTTATGAATAAAATCATTAAATGATGGAGCGTCCCTGTCTGCTTGCATTAGAGTATTACCGTCATTATCAATAATCTTACTAATATTACCAAGTAATGTATCTTTAGACAAGTTACATACCACAGTTTGAGTTGGGTAGTGAGATTTAAAGTCTAGATATATTGCATATAGAACTCTTCTAAAGTTTTGTACATTAGCTTCTCCACTAAGAATCCCATACTGTTCTATATATGGAGTAAAGTCATAATTATAAAGACCAGGTTTTAGAACAATCCCTCCACCATAGTTACCTTTATGTGTTACCGCATACTTAGTTTTACATAAATAATCTAAGTTAAGAAGCTTTTCTAACTTTTGAAGTTCTTCATTAGTCTTTTGGAAACATATTTTATTAATATTATTACCAGGAATATCACCTCTGATTATACAATCGGCAAATATACCACGCGTAATAGCTGAGTTATTACGAGGAGATTCTTCTATATTAACCTTACAACTCATACAATATATGAGTTTTGATTCAAAGTCACCAGTTACTAAATCCAACATAGCTAGTAAAATAGAGTCAATTATCGCATATATACTGTGATAATAGAAGTCTGCTCTAGCTAGATTAAGAATTGATGTAGTAATATGTGTATAATCGTATTTACCAAATCCTAATATAATTTGAGCAACTGTATCAAGTTTATAGTTACTAAATGTTTGAGTAGAACGGTTACTGAAAAATGTAGTCTGACTATCAGCTATCATTGTATGTGATATATTATTCATATATACTACACGCTTAGTAGGATTGTAGTCATCTCCACGAAATGAACGTTCTGGGTCACTTTCGACTCTAGACTGGACATCAAATGGTGGAGCTACGTCATCATATCCAATCCCGTGTTGATTAAATGTTCCAGCTGGTAAACCTAATGCATTTATTCTATCTTGGAAAGTTCCAACGTCGAATGGAGCATTAAACGCTGTTAATATATCTGGTTGATTATCTGTAAACATGCGTTTACAAGTAGCTTTAATCATCTCAGCTTCATTATCAAATGCATTTAATTCTATTGTAAGCTTATCTACAAATTCTCTAGCTAACTTTTGAACGAAATCTTTAGATTTTCCAGATAAACTACAGTTATCTATCATTTCATATAGTGTATCTTTAACATCTTTATAATATTGCTCTTTATTATTAACTAGCTCATCATATCTATTAAATTCTGGATGTTTTACTATATCTATATAAGCTTTATGTTCTTTAGGATTTACAAAAGTATTAGTATTGATATTCCAATCACCGTACTCGTCTCTGTGTGTTTCTATGTCGAATGCACATACATTTAATTCTGGAATTGGAACGTTTTCAAATAGCTCAGATCCTTGCTGTTCGTATCTAGATAGCGTATACTCTAAATATACTACATGTTCTATAGGATAATCAAAGAAAAAGACATCAGGGTGCAGAGAAACTGCACCTGGTTCTACATTTGGATATATAACTTTCTCTACCCATTGTCTTGTATACTTATCCTGATATCTTACTATCTTAGCTTGAAATAGATTAGGTATCATTTCAGCCTCTTTATTAGCATATGATACCATATATCTACGAGTTTCATTTATTTGAATAAACTCTTGATGTTTATCTCTATGTCTACTAGATACAAACACTGGAACTTTTGGATTTTTAATCTTTCTTAATATCTTTTCACCATTACTGTAACGTTTATATAATACAAATAGTGTATCTATCTGTTTATAATAATGACAGTGCAGTAAAAATAAATCTGGGTCATGATCTACTAGATTATATCCAGTAGGAAATAAACTTCTACATAACATGGTACACTCCTGTTTCAGTTATTGGTAATGTTAAAATTCTTAATGCTTTTCCAACATTAAGCTTATGTTGTTCAAAATATACCATCGGAATTTCTTGTAAATTTGGTGTTATCATAAGATATTCCATTACATTTTCAAATAAATCATATATTAAATCTATCATAAATTGGAATACTTTATACTCAATTAAATTACGGAATGGTTCATTATAGAATGATATACCAGAATGTTTTTCATATATAGCACCCAAATGATTTTGAATAGCAGTCTCTATACATCTATGAACGTCCGGGTCATCACTAGTTACAACATTTATTAATATTGTACTAAATTCTATATATTGTATTGGGTCTAATTGATGTTCTTGTAATGTAACATCAGAAGTTTCATAGTATAGATCTTCAAATATATAATTTATTAAAATATCGTCATCTATTATAAATTTCGATGTATATATTTGCATTAAATCGTAGTGAATACTACGTAAAAATCCTAGAATAAACTTAGTAGTTTCAAGTGCAGTCGCATCATATGCATTATAAGAATTATCAAAATTCATATTAGCTAGCATTTTATCTACATCATCTACTCCAGGATGAATTATATTATTTAAATTATTACAAAATATATTATAGAAATCATTATCTACAATATACATAAAATTGTCACTAATTGCTTTACGAACTGAAATATAAATATGACTTGGAAAGAACCTAGGCCCATCCAACATACACATAATAGCTTCGTATTTTGCTTGTGGTCCAAAATATCCAGTTGCAGTATAAACTAAAGTTTTTATAACATATTCTGGGTCTCTGCTTATTAAATTATATAAACTATCATCATATTTATAGTTATATGAATTTAATCTTTTAACCTGTCCCATTATAAAATTGCTAGCATATCCATAATTATTCATCATATCACCTTCACACTGTTCTAATTTCTATTTCACCTAGGGATGGATTTGCTCCATATTCACTATACACATAATCTTCAAATAATGCCATCTTTATTTTAATATATGCTATTAAAATATTACTGATAGTAGGTCCAATCATTCGCATTACTTCATCTATAATTTCCATAGCTACACTAGCTAAACCATCATAAAAATCCATCAAATGAGCTTGATAGTTATTCCATAAGTCAAATGCACCAAATTCATAGAATTTCTTATGATTTTTAGGATTTCTAGGGTTCCATTGGTGTTGACTTGCTAAAAACCATATTTCATTTATAATATTTTCAGCATTAAAATTTCCACGCATCTCTCTAATATTCATTGCTGGTATATCTATATAGAAATCTTTAAATATTTTATCTAATGTTGCATTATAAATCAATATATATGCATCATAACAATTTAAATCTTCACTCATATATACACTTGCTATAAATAACACACAGAAATCTCTTTTCAATTTATTATCCCATAATTTCCAATTATATAATGTATTTAATCTAGAATCAATATATTGCTTTTCTTCTGGATTTATTTTATCTATATTTGCAATTAATTTTGTTACATTTTGTACCATTCCTAATTTATCGTATACTAATACATTTTGTATTGGACTAGCTACGATAAGCTCTAAAATATCTAACACTATATCTAAATTATCCATTTCATTTCTAACTATATATAATTCATTTGGATTAGTTTTTTCAATATATTCTAATATACCAATCAAAGATTGTAGTATAGAATTATATATTTTAGAAGCTAATTCCAAGTCATAATGATATCTTCTACTCCGTACCATGGCGAGCATATATTTAACATCGCCAAAGTAATCATTAATATTTCCAATCTTATTATCATACATATTTTGATCATTCCTTTCTACTTTTTAATACCATTTTATATCCATTTAAACGGCATAATTTAACGTTTTAACAAACGTTGGATAAATTAATCACAATATAAGTTAAAACGTCTTAAAATGCCTTATAAACGCGTTTAAATAGACAATACAGGTACTTTATCATATAAAATCACATTAATTATATTGACAGCTATTTGTCTAAAAATATCTTGTGAAAATATATTGTATAAAGTAGAAGAAAGTGTGTGTAATTCTGTTAATAAATCAAATATATGAACCGATGATTTATAGATATCTGTATATACTAGTGATACGTAATCATTGGTTATCTCTTCCCAAGTTATATATTTAAATGCATTAGGAAAATGATTATATAAATAAGTTTCGTCACAGTCTGATATTGATGATGAGTACTTATCGAATTCATCATTAATTAGCTTTGATACATCTTCTATGTATCTAGCAACATTATATAATTCATTATTTATTATAGATATAAATGGGTCCTGGATTCTTTCATCAGTTCTATTGTATAAACTAATATAAGAAAACATTCTATGGAATTTATAGTTAGTAAATACAGGTATCTTTTTAGCAATTAATGTATTACATAGTGTACCAATTGCATCCCATAATTCATTATCATCGAATTCTATATCTATCAAATCATAATTCATATGTCTAGTAATAGTATCAATATCACTATAATCTGGAAGTTTAGAATTATCAATGATATATTTTATAAGGTTATTAATAAGTTCAACTGATTTCATCTAAATACCTCCTATTTTATCAATAATCATACGAATTCCTTGTGCTATAATTGATGTTTCTATATATTGGTAGTTATCTACTGTTGTAAATAATAGTTCAAATAACCCTACTATATTATAATATAGATAATCTCTAATAATATAATGAATATAAGTTTCATTTATTACAATAGAATAAATAAATGGTATTGATGTTTCATAATTAATAAACGATTTATGTATAGCATAATCTGTAAGCATCCCGATTAAATCAGTATTATCTAGTTCATTGTATATAGTATAATAGTCATCTTGATTAATAAAACTACTTAGTACATTCTGATTAAAATTGGATACAAACATATTTAACACATTTCCCCTCACACTATACATAGATTGATTATATACGTCTAATCTATCAACATCTGCACTATTTACAGCAGTTAATAATGCCTGGTAAGTATTATCCAATATAAATTGAATATCAATAAAAGAACGATAAGCATCATCATTTTTTGTATAAGTATTCCACTTAAATGTAAATAAATCTCTCCATAATATTATTAAGTTTGTAGCTCCGTACTCTTCAATTTCTGATTTTGGATAGGCAAATTCAGTATGATTATTAAATATACGATGATATAATATACCTCCATGTCCAAACATAAATGTCAATAGCTTAAGAAATGTACTAGAACATAAATCATACGATATATCTGAATATTGTGAAGATTGACTGTTTTGATATAATATGTTAAATTGATTAGTCACCATTTCTTTAAATCCTTTAAGCATTGTCATATAATTCGCAAGTTTTTCATCATCCCGAATATTAGGTATATTTATATATCTAAGTATATCCTCAGAAGCTGTTAATGCTGTATTATTCAAGTTATTAATAAAATTATTAAGTTGATTCACCATCTTTTATCCTCCAAATATTTAGCGGTACATAAACGGGAGCTTTCGCCCCCGTATTTTATGTATTTGCTTGAGCTCTCAAAACCACTAGTACGTCTTCAGGTATTCTGTATTTATTTGTCTTGTTATCATTCCATTCATTATTATAGAATTCTCCCATTCCAGATGATGTTGTTACCAGTCTATACGGAATAGCAGTATCTTCATAATAAGTTGTAACTTCACGGTTAACAGTATCAAATTCTAGTTCACCTAAATGAGTAACTGATCTTGGTATAAAGTTATCAGGTGGAAGTTCTGGCCCGATACTTCCATCTTGATTTAAATAGAAACCTTTTTCATAAAATGTTCCATCATCCACATTTACATATAAAATACGAGTATGTGGAGTCTTTTTCATTTTTAAACCAGCTAAGCTAGTATTAAGATTATGACCTAATAGATTTGTATTATGAGATAACATACTATCTTTATTTTTCATACGTTCCATCATAATATCTACAGAATTCTTATGAACGTCTGCCATTGTTGTACTTCCATCAAAGTTATCTGATGCAACAACAATACTTTTCATAACGTCTAGCGTAGACTTAGCTGGACTAGTGGGGTTTGAGCCATCAGCTCCCTTGTCTAATTTATTTGCTTCATATTGTAAACTATTAGACACAAAGTTAGCTGGGATAGGCTCATTACTTACAGCTTCTACAGTCTCTTTTTCCTTCGGAGTTTCTGTAGGAACTTGTATATTAGCTGTAGTACTTTGATGTTCTATAACTGGTACATTAGAAATAGCTCCTAAATCAATAGTTCCAGGAGCAATATTTCTACCAGCCATAGATGCAACTGCAATTGGACTGTTTTGTTGCACATTTACTTGTGTACCAGAATTATCAACTGCAGCTCCACTAGCTTTAAGTATATCAAGTTGTAGTTTCTTTTCATCTCTAATCTGTTTAAATCTTTCAGATTCCAGTTTAGATTTATTTTCTATTATTCTCATTTGGTTTATAAGTATATTTATATCTGAATTTTCAAGTGCTGATAGTGTCTCCCCAATATCATCTCTTTCTAGAAGTACTTTGATATACTTCTTTAAATCTGCAGACTTAAAACCAAATTTTCTAAATAGTTTATCATATTCCATACTTAGCTTACTCATATTAAGATTAATCTGTTTAATATTCTTATTAAGATCAGATAACTTAATTTCAGGTAGACCAGATGCAATACTTGTACCAGTTTGTATTCTTGGACTATCTTCAGCTATAAATGAAGATAGGTTCCATTTCTTTACAAGTTCTGGAGAGCTTCCTCCAAATAATCCCGCCATCTAATTCCTCCTAGTACGGATATTCATCTAAATTATCTTCAGCTGCATGGTTAATATTTGTTCCAGTTGCTTCTGCAGTTTGTGATGCAGCTTGAGCAACATTATTAACAGCTGTGTGATAAGCTTGATTTTGTGCAGCATAAGCACTATCTTCTGATGTTATATGGTTAATAACTCTTGTATACATAATTGCAGATTGAATATTATTTAGCATTGTATGTACGCTTTGTAAGAAACCTTCTCCTTCAGATAAGTTTCTTCCTCCATTACCAGTTGTATTTATGCTAGGCATTAATTTAAGATTTAATGTATAAACACAATTAGTTTCTGGAAGTTGGTCATAAGAACCATTTGGTTGTCTTACCATAAATGGTTTTGCTTCTTGATAATTTGCAAATTGATAAATCTTTAAACTAGCAAGTCTAGCTCTTTTATAATCAGATTTTTGACCTGGTGCTATAGAATAAGTAAATCTAATTACTTTACAATCATTTGCTCCATCAAAATGTATTTTAACAGCTTCTGAATATCTAGTTTCTTGATCATCATATCTAGCAGCTCCAATTTTAGCTACACAAATACCAAAAAAGTTTTCAAAACCAGAGTTATTTAAGTTATTGATGTGCAACATTGTTTTATTAACATAAGTCTTTTTACCTTGGACTTCTTCAAGTCTATCAAAGTGCATTACTACATCAAAACCTTTCATATACATTGCAACTCTGTGCTTGTCTTGAGTTTGTACGTCTGTTGTATTCACCGATGTGATCCATACTTCTTTCTTTTCTTCCATTTTTGTTTCCTCCTAAATTTTATTATAATATACTATTTGTATATTCTACCTTATTATATGTAATTATACTAGACCTAACTTTCTTGCTCTTTCTTCACGAATATTAATCATATTATATACAGTCATTCCTGTAAGTATTTTATCATACATCTTTGTAGAAACTAATTCATTTATAGTTTCATTTGAAAGTCTTTCCTTATATTGAATCATATTATTAAAGAATTCTGTATCATTGCTGCTTATTTTCATCATTTGATTAATTAAATCAGTTTCAGGATTAATAGATTCAGTAGTTATAGTTTCAGCTACTTGACTGTCTGCATTTTCTACTTCAGTAGTTGCATTTGTGTCTGTATTTTCTACATTATCTGTATTATCAACTGGTGCTACTACTTCTTCAGTTTGATTATCTGGATTTTTCATTTCATCAGCAACCGCAGTTAATAAACTTTGGACTGGATTTGAAGTAGCTCCATTCATCTCAGCTCCAGCTGGTTCTTCTGGGTTTTCAGTTGTAACATTTGCAGCAGTGTCAGTACTTTCATCTAAGTTTTCAGGTTCTTGTACTAAGTCAGCAGATGTAGTTTCTTCTGGAACCTTTCCACCAGCTATTTGATTTAATAAGAATTTTAATTTAAATACAGATTCCATAAATTGATCTATAGTCATGTCATATTTTTCTAAATATGTATTAATTCCATCTAGTATATTTTGATATTTTGGTTCTAAAACTGCTGTTCCATTAACTTCTGTAACTGCGATTTTAGGTTCTTCTACTGGTTCTTCAGTAGTATTGTATTCATTCATTTCATCATTTGATGTTTTTTCAAAGTTAGGATTTATTTCTGGTACATCATCTGGAAGTTCAGCATTTTCTCCATCAAATCCTTCTCTTAAACCTTCAGGTTGTAAGTTATATTCATCACCAGGTTCAATATTATCTAGGTTTTCTTCATCTCCAGGTAATACCTCAGGATTTTCATTATCAACTGTAACGTCTGGTTCTTCAGATGGTGTATCTTCTCCTAATATTTCTGGATTGAAATCTACTACTTCAGGGTCTACGCCAGATTCAGCATTTAAACCATTATTAAATGCATCTTCTCCATTATATTCAGTAGTTTCTGGTTCAACATCTTCAGTTGCTATTTTGTCAGTTGGTAATTCGTTTCCATTTTCATCTACAGTATATACAGATGTAGCAAATTCACTATTTGCTTTAGCTTCTGCTTTTCTTCTTTCTATATCATCATATGTAGGTATTATACTTTCATATGAATTGTATTGCTCTGTAGTAAGCATTGGTTTTAATGCATCTAATGACGCATGGTCTAATTTTCCTAATGAATGCATCTTTTGTAAGAATAAATCCATAGTTTTAGCAGATCCTTTAGCTTGGTCAGCATATAATACAGTTCCCCCACCCATGTCTTTAAACACTTCAAGGTTATCTTTATTAAGCATATCACCAAACCATAAACCAGCTCTTTCATCATCAAATTGAGATTCCATAGCATTTTTAACATTAGTAGATTCTGAGTTTCTATCATATGTTAATAGTACAGACCTGTCATCTGGACTTTTGATAACAGTAACAGGAGATATTATCCCGTCACCAAGTCTACCATGTATTTCCCAATCTGCGAAAGATTCTATTCTAGATTCTATAACAGCATGTGCTTTATAGTTATCTATAAATATGGCTTTCATCATAAATGTTTCCTCCTTTTATTTTAAATATATGTAAATTTAATATTAAATTTATATGTATCAGACACTTCGTCGTAAACAGGTTCTAATGAGACTACTTCTGGTGGGTCTAAGTTATCAGGAGTCTGGTCATTACGCATTATCATATGATAGTTATCAGGATAATTATCAAAGTTGATAAATTGTATACGTGATACAGCGTCTCCCGCCTTATCTAATACAGAGTATACAAGTGAAGACATATGTAAATCTTCCATGTAATAGTCGTGTTTTATTAGAGATTGATTTAATTCAGATGCGATTGCAGCTTCATCAAAGTCAGGGTCGAGTTTACGTATAAGTAGTTTAGGTCTCATCTGTAGATTATGTACAAGTATCTTATTAACTTCACCAACATCTAAGAACTTACTTAATCCATAAGTTTTAGCAAACTTAATAGCAACTCTTAGGTTAGTTTCTTGTATATCATGGACATCATTTGATCTACTACTATATTCATCAAGTAAATCATATACGGCATGGTCTAAGAATGTAACAATCTTCTTAACCTCTTCAGTTATTTGCTTTTGGTTTCCAGATTTAATATAGAAATCAGATTTTACTAAAGGTAAACTCATAAACATTACTCCATCTTGAGTATGTTGATCTGTTTGAGTGAACATGTCTTTAGTTACATCTTTAAAGAATTCTATTTCTCCTTGGAATTCTGATACAGATTTATAAGACGAAACAGGATCAGCTTCTTCTTTAATCATACATATAACTTTTACTTTATGTCTTATATTAAATGATGCAGTTTTAACAGTATGAGCAGTATCATCATCTACCCAACTAAATTCACACCATTTATTAAATACATACTTATCAGTTTTTAATTTAAATTCAAGATCCCATATATTATTACCCATATCTGTTGCAGTATGGCATGGAATTCTATGAATAGTTTTATCTTGTGCTTGTAATTCTATATATGCTTGGAATGTTTTACCGTGGTCAAACTTCCAATTACTAGACTCAAATCTCACTTCACTATTTAAACTAAAGTGTTGAGATGTTTTATTTCTATCAAATATTAAATGGTCATTTACTCTAACAGATGTATTAACAAATCTTACAGGAATACTCGGATTAAATTCCTCAAATGTTTGGAATGTAAGATAAGTTTCATCATATTGAGCACCCATATATACACGAGCCATATTATTATATTTATCATAATCTATAACAAATGGAGCTACATAATAGTATGTATATAAGTTATTTAATGGATCTTTAGGGTCTAGTTTTTCTGGAACTGTTGGTTCTTTACCAGGTTTAATAGTTTTATCCAATACAAAGTTATCAGAACGACGAGATTGAGTAGATTTTATTATATTATTATAGTTAAAGCTATAATAATCAAATCCATCTATAACCTTATGTCTCATATCATCATATTTAGCACGAACGTTACCAGTATTTGTAGGTATAGTGAATACACGCTTAATACCATTTAGTGAATTACCGAATGATAATACTGTATATATACTAAATATACGAGATGCTATATCATTATGGGTAAGTTTTGGATGGAAAGTTGACTCTCCGTCATAGTTAAGTAAAAATGTTCCAAGATCACTTTCTGTATCTATTCTACGTCTAGCACCACGAAGTTGAATAACCTTATTACGTAAGTATTCAACAGATGTCTCAGCAAGACTTCCACCAGAACTCTTATAAACACGTTTACCAACTGGTTCATACTCTACTCTAGCTGTAGCTTGGGTAAATTTCTCTCTAACTGCAGCTAATTTATATTCAACATCACGTCCAGTAGTTGTATAGCATATTATTTCTAAGAATGAACCTCTAGCTGGTTTAAATCCACCTTGTACATACTTATGAATAAGTGCTATACTATTATTACCTAGAATCTTATATTCCATATAGTCACCACTACCACGAGTATAGAATAATCTTTTATTAATCTTTACCGGTTGTGCAGCACTATTTGCTCTATAATAAATATCAAAATCTGATATTGGATATTCAGTAGTTATTAAGAATTTAGCAAGTTGTTCGTCATCAAATTGCTTTGTAAATTTTTCTATAGTAACTTGCTTAAATTCTGCTTTAAATCCAAGTGTTTCTTGACCATTAATAAATATATTTTGTACTAATACGTTTATCTTTTTACCTTGATAATCATAAAATACACGATATAATTTTCTTTCTGGTAAGAAAGTAACTCTTACATAAAATTTTGGAATAACTGGCATAAATGTAAGCCCATCTATTATACAGTTATTTATATCATCAAATTCAATTTGCCATGTATTATCTTGTACATGCTTACCGTATCTTTTAATATCTTCAACTGGAATACGAACAAAAAGCCATATTCTTGATGGTCTAGCTATTACAACTTCATTTGTATGTTGTGCTAACTGGTTAAATAATGAAGACGGGTATTCTGCATGTATAAGGTTTGACTCTCTAGCTACATATTGTATAGCAGAACTTACAGAGTCAAATAAAGTATTAAACCCTGCTAATATCATACTAGCAGGGCTCATTAACGGTATTTCATCGGCTTTAATACCATTTCTAGCGAGTTCATTTACAATCAACTCGTTCATTTCTCTTTTATCTTCAGAGTTCAACATCGTTCTAAAACGACGTCTATCTTTAATTTTATCATTCATAGGAATCCTCCTATACTGTTATGCTATGTTCTGTAAATGGTACAGGATATGTGTCATTTACTAGAGCATATGCATTTTCTCTTGCTCTAAGTCCGACTTGTTTTGCGTACCTAGAGTTTAATAAAGCTGTTCCAGCAGATTTAAATCTAGCTGATTTTATTAATAATATTGTATTAGAAAACATACTAAACCATCCAGGACCCATATTAAATGTTAAATCTATAATTGCAGCTTGTCTAGCTGTACTTAATTGAAATACCCATGGTTGCATCTTTCTAAGTGCTTTAATTATAGATTCTATATGTTCCTTTAATATTGTATCAGCTTCAGCTTTAGTAATTCCATTTTTATCCCATTTTTTAACCAATTCATCAGGGAATGTTTTAGATTCCATATTAAATCCGTACCCTATAGTCCAGATTCCTTTAGTATCTTTATACTTTTTCTCTCTAAAACCTTCATGTCTACCAATTATATCCACTAATACATCTATATTAGGTATTGAGTTTTCAAATTTATAAAAAGACATATATTTCCTCCTAATTGTACGCTGAAAGATTAGTTTGACTAGAATATCCATTCTTTTCACACCAATCTGTAAAATGTTTTTTATTTACATAAATTGCGACATAGACCTTGTTACCCTCTTTTGCCTTAGCATCATTGATAACAAACTCGTCATAATCTATAATAAAATCCTTTTCGTTTCCTACAGTTGGGATATCACCCTTATATCTATTACGTTCTCCACGTTGACATTCTATCATGAAATATTTATTATATTCATTTGGGTCAAGACATACTCTCATATTTCTTATATAATTGAATACTTTTTCGTCTGGAATTAAGTCTAAAATATTAAGTTCGCCATATTTATGACCTTCTTCTCCAAATATATCTTCTTTTCCATATGTAACTTTCATTTTATCTATTATAGTAAGATCGCATAATGTTTCAGTAAATACTGCTACTGGAACCTCAACTTTAGCCATCATTCCTTCGTTATATTCTTTAGTTTCAGCATTCTTATAAGATTCTGTATTGAGTTTACTAAAAGAAGCAGATAAAGAGTATACTGGATATTCTATATAATCTACTTGGAATTCCATTTTAACACCATAAGTCATAACATTATTTATCTCACGTTCACCTAAATCTATACTAACTGGAGTTATAGTAGGTATAAATGGAAATTTAACAGCAAATGCACGCTTTCTATTAGAACCATCAATTATATAGTCAACTTCTTCTCTAGAATGTTTTTGTAATATTTTAAGTAATTGTAAGTCTCCTGTTGTTCCAGTATCTGATATACCAAATGTAGTTTTAAGTAACTTTAATAAATTATCTGGAAGTGAAGTTTCTAATGTATATTTTCTTATATCTGGTTGACTACCAAGAGTAATAGTTTCTTCACTCATATATAAAGGCTTAACTTTATTCATTGGAAACATATAAGTAAACTGTTGTGCTAATTCCTGTGCTTGTATTCTTTCATTTACAAGTACAGATGCATAAATAGTATGCATTGTATATCTAGGAGAACCTATAAGAACTAAATCAACATCTCTCATATAATAATATGGTTTACATTCTTTATTTTCTATAGATTTCTCTTTAACTGCAAGTATACAATCAAGTAATCCAGCATTAACTCTATTAAAATCTTGGTTATTTGGCATATCAACACGTAAATTAGCTAATGGGTCGAAACTATGATTAAATACAATACGTGGAAGTATTCTATTATCAAGCATTTCTCTTGGTGAATCTTTTATTCTTACAGATGCAGGATCTGTTCCTACATATTCAGATGGAAGATTTTCATTTGTAAATCTTGAGTTAGCTGATATTACTACATTTTTAATGTGTTTGGTAACTATTTCATATACTTTTTCAAACGTATACATTACATTATCATTAATACAACCTATATTAGCATACTTAAAACGTTTCCACTTACGATTTTTATCTTCTATAATTTGTAATTTATTCATAAAGCATCACCAACTAAACCCGAATTTTATTCTAGGACGTCTATCTGGAATTTTCTTACCATCTATGACTGCCTTTGTTAAAGGTGCTAATCTATAGAATCCAGGATTTAATGCAACCATTTCAGATGTTCCCTTCAACGGAAATGCTCCTATTGGAGTAAAGTCATTTTTAATAAGTTGTTCTCTTTTTATTTTACCATCATCAAACGAATAGTTTTGAGCTTGTCTATTATTACCCATAAGAGTAATTCCATCAGAACCCTTGATGTCTACTATATTATTAGGATTAAAATTGAATAATTTATTAAATGTTTCATAGAATTCTGGAGCATCTGGTTTATATGATGTAGCTTTAAATGATGCTGTGAAGTTTTCTAATAAATCATTCTTATTAAATCCATCTATTTTATGTTGGTTGAAATGAGTTACTGGTTCATTAATAATTAAGTTTTTAGCAACTCCTAATGAAATTACATCCCAGTCAACGTTCACAACTACAATCCACATAGTCATTAAGTAATCTAATCCACGATATTTAATATATTCTTTACGCATTGGCCATTCTTGTTTTCCAACCAAGTCTTTATACATAGATAAAGTATATAATAATTTAGATATATCTCCTCTATTATTATCCATAAATGTTATAGATATATCAACTTGGTCATATATTTCAGGATTTCCTGGAAGTGGCGAAGATTTACCATGCATATTCTTTATACCTTCACGAGATGATTCTGATAATCTTATAGTTGGAACTTCTACACAATAGTTAGATAATAAACGCCAACATACAGATTTAAGAGCTCCATCTCTACAAAGTTCCATATAGAGGTCTGGGTCTGATGCTACTCTAGCAAAAAAGTCCGGGTGTGCTTGAAGTTCTGGTATTATTCTTTCATTATTAAATAAGTTACAATTTGGTCTTGTGAAAAAAACGAATGAACGATAGTATCCAGAAGTCTCAGATTCAAGATATGGCCTATTTATAAATAAAGATTCTCTACTAAGTATTAAAGCTTTATTTCTATCTAGGATAAATCCATTATCTTCTGCCATTATCTTAATAACATCCCGTAAAGCATCTCCCATCATTAGAGGATTCTTTAAATCCCAGTCCTTGTCCATCTCTGGTGTATAAGTCTTATACATTGGTAATCTATACTTTCTGTTAGCTATATGCTTGTCGTGAGCAGAACTTCCCATAGCAATATCGGCTATACCTTGTGATGTAAACCCACCAAATATAGCTCCAAGGTTTAATGAACTTGCTAGATTGGATAAGTTATGACTAAACATTGATGTAATTGGAGATATCATACCAGCAAAACCAGACGGCATAACAGATGCTATACGCTCTGCAGCAGGTCCGAATGTTTCTTTGGCTCTATTTATAACAGCTTGACCAACTTTATTAGCAGCATTAAATACTTCAGCTTTAGCACCATTAATCCATTTAGAAGCTTCACCTTGCCAATGATCTATAACATCATTAACTTGTGTAGTTATAAGATTAATAGATTGGTTACGTATATCCATAATACTATTAGATATAGCATTACCTATATTTTCTTTAAAGTTTTCAAAGTATTTTCTAGGGTCAAGTTGTCCAAGTAGGTCATCTACTGCACCTAATGCACGTCTTTTTGTATTTTCTATAGCATCATGTATATCTTTCTTCCATGCATTCTTCTCATTTCTAGTTAGATCTTTATAGAAACTAGTTAAACCTTTTGCAAAGTTCTTATTCCATTCATTTTTACCACTAAATGTATCAATAAGCCAATTCTTTTTAATTTGTTCAGCTATAACTTCAGATGGCGTATTAGCATATGTAGTAAATTGGAAATCTTTACCCGGAAGATATTTAGATGGATTATTCCATTTAGAACCAGTCAAGTCCTTTTTAAATTTATAATTCCATATATCAGCAGGATGTGTTCCTAACTTTTTATTACGCTTTAATTCCTTTTTCCAAGCTTCAATATCAAATTTCTTAGTAGGATTACCACTAAATCCATTAACATCGAAGTTACTAGATTGAATATGTTTAACTTTTGCAGCAGCCTTCATTTTATCAGGCCATTCTTTATTAAATTTATCTAAATTATATTTAGACTCACTACTAAGCCACGAAGGCGGGAACTCATTTTTAACAAAGTTCCCACTTTCAAATTGCTTCTTCCAGTTTTCATTATATTCTTTAAGCATATCTTTAATTGCTGCTACTCTTTTTTCATATGTAGGATATATAGATAAGAATTCATTCTTCCAACGTTCTTTATTTTCGGCTACCATTTGATCTATCATTTGTTGTAATTCATTATCTGGCATTGGTGAAATTCACCTCCTTAAATATGAAGCATCTTATATCTAAGTGCAATTGTTCCGTCTACTCCATGTGGAACTAAGATATGATTAAGTCTACTAAATACTACAGTATCATTCATAGTATCAAATTCTTTTCCATTAAGTCTTATTTTAGATGGCTTTCCTATCATTGTACAAAGTGCATTGAAACCAGCTGATTCCATTTTACCTTTCTTAAATATAGAGAACCATTCCACAAGCTCTTTATCAGTTATGTTTATTAAGAATTGAGCTACTGCTCTAACGTCCTTGTCTGTAACTAATTCTGTATCTGGGTTATCTGGTACAGTAGTTGCATCATCAGTCATAACAGCATAATCTACATCTATTTTCTTAGTATAGTATGCTATATATGGGTGTTCATTACCACTACTATCTTCTATAAGTATTTTTCTACTATGAAGATAGTCACGATAATAAACTTCATAATCATTATCCCCTTCAGGAATAAGTCTAAAAGGAATTAGATTATCAAAGTTGTATCCTTTCTTATGTCTAGGATAAGCGATAACGTCAGTTCCTTGAGACCCATCATAACATACATTATAACCCATAATTTGATCTTTTGCATTAGGATCTGTAGTTATAGCAGAAGTAAAATCATCAACTGCTCCTCTTACAAGATCTTCTTCAAAAGTAATTACTCTTACCTTAGGTGGTATATTATATAACGCACCACATAATCTTTGTAAACCTCCTAATAATACTTTATTAGCACCAAGGTCTACTTCAACCCACTCACCATCTGGAGTTTGTTCTAATTTATACATATGTCCATCCCATGTTTTAAGGGTATCTTCTGGTAAGTTATATGTAAATATTGGTTTATCGTTCATATATTTACTCCTTTAACTAATTTTAATATCTCCATATCTTGTAACCATATATAGAGCATCTTGACTTCTTTGTTTTTCACATAATTCACGGTCAGTCTCAGCAGCTGGTTCTATCCAGTCATATTGTGAAACATTCCATCTATTACGATGAGTGATATTTACATCATATGTTACTTGGTCTACATTGACTTGATAATTATAATTTTCATTATAATTTAATAGTAGTCCTTCTGATATAAATTCTACTCTCCATGCTTTAAATAGTTTTAATATGTATAATAGATATTTAGAAATACCACCATACATCATATTTATATTATATAAAACATCTAATAAATCAGCAAACTCTTCAGTTTCATCTAAACGTTGAATAACACTTATCATAAACTGTGTACAGTTGTCTATTTCTAGTAACATCGCATCTTGGCCTTGGTCTTGTAGTTGTTCATAGAATACATATAAATCAGGAACATATTTTTCTAAATATTCTACAAAAGATTGACCTTCTAATGTAGATACTGTATTATATGCTTCTGGTTCTTTACTCATTATACGAACATGTCTATAAACTTCAAGTATCATATTAACTTCAATATGGTTTCTAGCCTTTGTTAATACAGAATCAACAAATTTTGCAAGTCCAACTGCCTTATCAGTATTAATCATAAGTTGTAAGAAATCTGTATCAGAATTTGCAGCTTCTGGAAATTCTTCCAGTTTAGTTTCAAATGGATATTGTGCCATCACAATAAGCCAATACATCCTTATAGTAGGATGTGTTTTTATAGTATTAAATCCTAGTATTTTATCAACACGGTCTACTACATCTCCAGGCCTAGGATCTATTCTTTCATCTTTAAAATCTTTTAATAGATATCTTCCCATACTATAAGTAATCATAGCATTATAAAATACCCATAAATCCCAGAAATTGAATGTATAACCATTTGATTGATAAGTTACTTCATAATTTTTCAATATATCACGATGATGTAAGAAATATCTATGAACTACTGATAATCCTATTGTAACATTATTAAGGTCTAATATATTATCAATACCTAGATATTTAGATTCTATATAAGAGAATGGTTCTTCAAATACACGTTTCTTTAACGCTTCACTATCAGACCATCTAGGGTCTAATTTCTTAACTTCATCGTATGTTAATATCATTTCTTTATCTTCTTTTTGATGATATGATGGATCTTCATATTCTATATTAGTAAAATTACGTCTCATCTTTTCATCTTCAGTTAGATAAGTTTTCTCTTTTTGATTTGATATATCATCATATGGATTTATAGCCCTAAAAGGTTTAAGTATAAACTCAACATCATATAAATCATCATATTTCATACCAGGAGTTTCAATTACTCCAGGTTTTCTTCTCTTTCTTATAAAGTATTTATACAGGTTAAGTCCTGAGAATATCTTTCTTGCTATATATTCAAGTACATAGTTTGTACCTTTATACATTACAAGATAGTTTAATACATACGTAGTAGCATTTCTATATGAGTCTGGCATATTTTGTGGGAATGTAAGTCCATACATCTTATATAAATCTTCAGATTCTTCTCTAGTAAAAGATGTCTTTCCTAGCGGGGTAGTATATATATTGATAAAATAATATATAATAGCTCTCATTTTTATAGTAGTAAGTTCTATAGATTCATTAAAGTCTGTACTTTCAGTTAGATATGTTTGATGATATGTTTGCATCCATACACGTCTTTCCTTATTATACATTTCTCTATAAGCATTAGCCTCATCAGTTTTAGGTGTCCATAACACTTCAAACTGTCTAGCTCTACGTGCTTCTATAAGATTTATTCTTTTATCAACGTATAGTAGATATTCTGCATCTGGATTATCTTGTATAAGAACATCTAATGCTCCACTACGTTTAAGTTTAAGTATTTCGCCATAACTCATTGTATGGACTGGATTTCCTTTATAATATACATATTCTTCAGGTGGTGTCCCTAAAGGTGGAACACCTAATAACATTCTATAATAAGTATTACCTTCTATATATGATAATAATCTATCTTTTCTAAGCTCAGTCATTAAGTTTAACTGTTCTTGAAATGAAAATATATTATAGAAGTTCTTGAAATCACTATAAATATTAGCAATTTCTACATTTGTAATATCTGGTTTATGATAACGTAGTAAAGTTTCAGTTATAGTACCACGATAATCATATAATGTATCAGCTTGTTCTAATGCAGCCATATATGCCTCAAATTCCTTTGCATATATAGGTTCATTAGGGTCTGAATTTGCTCTATGTTCTTGCTTGACTACTAAATTATTTAGTAATCTATACATAATTTGCAAACGATGGTCTACTAATTTAGCAGTTGAAGCCATAATTTATTCCTCCTAGTATTTAGGATTATATGAAACGTGTCCAGCCATTCTAGTTATATATTGGAACCATTCTCCAGTTACTGTTACTTGGTCTCCATTCTTTAATATAAGTTTTACATCTTGACTTTTATCCATAATTTGTATAGTTTCATCTTGTTGCCAATGTTTCATACTTCTACTGTTAAAAGTACCTTTTGGTATTGTAATAGTTTTATAAGCTGTTGGAATTGCCCATAATATCCAGTCAAAATCAAAACTTAAGAACTTATCATTACCATGAGGACTAGTTTTAACTTTTATTTCTATTAATTGCATCTTAAACCTCCATTTAAAATCAATTTTAAAGCTATTATAACGTAATAGCAGCGTTTTATACTATAAAGTAGTATAATTAATCGTATTAAATAAATAAAGCGTTAAACGGCCTATAAAGCCGTTTAAACGCATTATAATCTAGCTTCTAAGAGCCTTTTCTAATGGAGAAACCGTCTTAGTTTGTTCATCTTCTGATTTAGCTAATGTAATCATTAACGCTTTACCAGCATCCGGTCCAAACACCGCATTAAACGTTCCTCCCATTACCGCTAGTTCATATAATGAAGCAAATATATACTTTTTACTTCCAGTTTCTCTAGCTGGTTTCTTAGGGTCATTAATATCTCTAGCTAAACTTGCTACAAGTATTTCTAGAGACAGATCTGCTGCTCCAAGGTCTACGTTTGCTAAGAAGTTATTCTTTAATGTATCTAAGTGAGTTTCTACTGGAACTAAATTAGATAAGTTTCCACCTAAGAATACTTTAAGCATACGATACACAGTCATATTACTTCTTACAGAATTAACTGTATTTAAGAAACAGTCACCTTTCTTATAACAGAATATAACGTGTTTATCTAAAGGTTCATCTTCACCTTCAGATGGTTTAGGTCTAATAATTTCAGTCGGTGTTGTACTTACATCAGAACCAAATACTATAGTATGTTGCTTTCCATCTCCTGCATCAAGTATAGAACCATGTGCTAATACTTTATAATAAGTATCTACAGCTTCTATTGCCGATATTGGTAATATCCATTTTATATCTGTTTTACAGTATACTTTTTCAAGCTTTGTAATAGGATCTATCTTATGTTCAAATAGATCTGCTCCAGCTGGATATACATAATCATTAAAGTTCTTTATATGGAACATCTTAGAACCTAAGTTGTGTGTAGATTGCATTAGAACGTTTAGTAGATTTGAACCTACTTCTGAAATATAAACCCCGATTGGAATTGTATCTTGTTGTAATGCTTTAAACATAAATTCACCAAGACATTTTCTACAGAAATGACCATTCTTTTCTTTACATGTTAAAGGATAACGCATTTTTACTGTTTTACCAACATATTTATGAACATTGTCCATAGTAATTAGAATAGATTCGCCTTTTTCTATTATATAACGATTTACATAATCAAATTCATCATCTGATTTGAACAGTTTACCCTCAGTAGTTCCACAATCATGAGTAACTCCTTGAATGTGGTTTAAACCATGAGATAAATCTTTATATATTGTACCAGCATATGCTGTATTAAGACCTCTATCCATTGCTCCTATCATGGCAACGTTTGTTATATTTGGTAAAAATGATTTATCAATACCATCAACTAATGCATTATCTATATAAACAGGTTTACCACCAGATAAGTCTGGCATACTTCCCATTACAATGTTAAGGTTCTTAAAGTCATTTCCCCATTTAGCCTTGTTAGCAGAATCATATAGTTCTGCCATATCATTATCTTTAAAGTGTTTCTTTGCAAATTCTACTACTTCATTCTCAGCCTTTTCAAGAACAGAGTAATCCCCATTTTCTTCAAATACCTTTTTAGCAGCAGCTATAGTTTTATCTCTGAATTCAGTGAATTCATCGTCTGGGTTCATCATATCTTCATTTATACTAGCATTTACTACTGTAGATAATCTAAGCCCAAACTCATTTGCTGATTCTATAAGATCTAATACATCATCTTGTGTAAGACTTCCTTCCATTGCATAGTTTACGGCTTTACGCCATATTTTACTAAGTTTCTTCCAGTTACAAACTTCATTAAGAAATTCAAACTTTGGATGATTTGCTACAGGGAATAACATACATTTATTTAACATAAGTCTTCCTACTGTAGTCTTTATAGTTTTTCCTCTATCTTTAATAGTAATACTATCGTATAAACCTACTTCTGGGTCTTCGTTGATATCAAATCTCATACAAGATTTATACATAAGATCTAAATCCATTTGTCCATCTGTAAGTGATATTAGATGTTTTATAAATGGATGTTTCATATTAGCAGGTTTAGGATTGTCAGACGGTTTAGGGTCTCTACTAACAGAATACCAAGTTTGGTTACAGTCCTTACCTGGATTTCTACGAGCTAATGAACCATCGTAATTACATATAAATAAAGGTGATTTTTGTTGTTTTCTTGCATCTTCTACGGCTTCTTTGGAATTGATGGGCTTATACATTAAAGTATCCCCCAAAATGTTCATATAAAGTCGTTAGCTTTATATCGTTATAATAACTGCTCTGAGTTTTGCTCAGATGTTCAGACTAGATCATCACCATATCATTAATTGACTTAGGTGTCTTGCTTTAACTACACTTGTAGTATATAGTCGTTGTACGCATTGCGTGCTGATTCTCCATTGCATTAACACTTAGGACTTAAGATAACGAATCTTAAGCTTGTATTTCACCATATGTCATCCTTTAACTTATTTCTGAATTTCTTCACCACTAGGGTATAAAGGCTTTAGTAAGTCCCAGCTTTTAACAAGATTTTCTACACATTCTTTCAAATATGAAGCGACGGGTATATTCATCGTGGTCTATTTATGTTTATATGGAGTCGTTAATTCCATACCAAGTTCATCAATTCACTTACTCATACTTTCATATGAGATCAGACTATATCAATCCCTTTTACATATATACATATATAAATTAGGGCGTGTGCATTTCCTAACTACTTAGTCAGTACTTCCATTTCAGGAATAGTCGTTGAACTCAGATATCTGAGTGCTGATTGCCCATTGTAAACGTCATTTAGGACCTCTTATAGCCGTTTTAAGAGGCTTTTGTTTCACCATGTGACATCTTTATACTTATTTCCGACTTTCGTCTCCTATATAGCTATAATCGCTTTAAATAGGCTATAAAGCTTTAGGGGTTTCCAGCTTTTAACACACTTATCACGCACACATTACTGTATACGGGCCAACCATTTTAGCATTCATTCCTGTACTTATAGATGCAATAAGTCTAGACCCACTATCAAATATTTGATCTTGGAATCTAGCTTTAAGTTGTTCTGTTATTAAAGGAAAATCTACATACCAGTTATTCATTACTTTAACCTTCTTAGTAAGATTAGGTGATAAAGTAAGACATACTGGTCTTTGTGGTTGTAGAGAAGTCATACTATCAACTGGTGGTCTCGTAACAGCAATCATACGAGTATCATACAGTTTAGCATAACTCTCTACAACTATATAAAAGAATTCTGTCCACGATAATGGCTTAGTCACTTTAGTCTCAGTACCGTCATCGTCAACTGTAAATGTAAGTTTGATGTGTGTAAATGAACCATCATACTTAATTGCAGGAAAATCAGTTACTCTAAAGTGAGGGTCGCTCATGTTAGTAATCGCGTTAGACAGAAATTCTATATCATAATATGCTAAGAAATCTCTTGTTACTCTTGGTTCAAATAAACCGGCATTAAATAGATCTTCTATTAGAGTATAAGAAAACTTTATAATAGTTTCCTTAAACATTGGAAGTAATAAATGCATAGGAACTCCAGTAGCACGCATTCCAATACGAGCTTGACGAAGTTTCTTTTCTTTCCATACAGCAGGAATGATAACCATACGGGCACCATTATCTACGTTACGGGAAAGTATTTCTTCTCTTCCAACACCATGTGGACCTAAGAATGTGTCCTTAATATAATCTCCAAGATCTAAAACTGCCTTTTGAATTAAAGATTCCATATCACGTAAGTCTACACGGACACCAGCAACCCCAGCTTTCATCATTTTATATTGATTAGATGCACGTATAATCTCGGAATATAATACATTCCAATCATTTACAGTACGTCCATTATCAATATTTTCACTTCTAAAAGCAAGAGCTATTACATATATATAATTAGTAAATAGCTGATCACGTGAAAGTTTTGTTATAGAAAGTTTTAACTCTTTATTTGAAATACGTCCATGGTCTTGCTTAAACTGATTTTTATCTATATTATTCCAGTTATTATAAAGAAACGATGGACCATAACCAACAATATCATCAGGTTGACTCGTATATGTGTCATCCATTTCATAAAGAATACCTTTACGAAAGTAGAATTCTTTCCCAGTAGAAGTTGCACAAGCAACATATTTACGGTTAATACGAGAAAATGCTTGTAGAACAAGAGGTCTAAATACGTAACATCCTAAATTTATAAGAGCTGACTTAGTTTGTAATTCTTCTTCTGTTACACCAAATACAGCAGAGCTGAATATAGATGAAGAAGATTTCTTTTCAAATGAGTCTACAACTGGTAGTCTTTTTCTTATTTTATTAAGTTCATAGTTATATGGACATATGAACATTAGAATCTACCTCCTTTGAGGTCCGTGGAGTTCTGCTGTAAAGCTTTCTCCTTATCTATATGGGCCCTCTTCTTTTTATAGTTAGTCTCAAGTTCAATTAGTGCATACAATAACATCTCATCATTATTTGTCCTAAAAATTCCATTATTAGATTTTCCAGGTTTAAAGTAACGGAATCCATCATAATAATCACCTTTTTCTAATACACTACATTCAGTCATTACTTTATAATTAGATCTAAACTTAGATTTAAGTCTATTTATAGTACGCCTTCTATGTTGTATACGCTCGAGTGGAGTCTTAGGTAGGTCTTTACTAAATGTATTAGCTACATATAGCTGATTAAACGTATCTGGACCTATTCCAGTAGTAGATAGTATTATATCACTAGAATTAAGTCTTTCTTGTTCATCATTGTCTATATCTTCTACTCCCTTAGGTGTATTATCATTGTCTGACGGTATTCTATCTTTATATGGGAATGCTCTTGGTTTTGATTTACCATCACTATTTGTAAAATATACAGCATCATTATCTATAGTTACAATATCGTTAATATGTTTATGATCAAATATGATATCTTTTATATTTCTAAGAATTATAGATTTATTAATTATATCTTTATATTTATCTATAAAGATATTTTCCATAACTATCTTATTCAATACTTCAATTTCTTCAGCATTTAATCCATCACATCTAACTCCTACTATAGAATGATATGAATCACGTTCCTTTTTAGTACGTTCAGCTTCATCTTTAATACGAGAAGCATCACTACGTTTACAAACGTCTCTGTAATATTTAAAATAAGTTTGTGGTAAATGTATTAATTGAACTTCATTTAAATACTTATGTATTTTATCTTCATTGGCTGATAAATTACGAGAATTTAATGCTATTTCATATACAAAATCAGGTACTAAATATTCACTAAATTTTAATGTGTTAACTATAGTAGAACTCTTTTCAGCATCTCTTAATTGTGCATCTGTTATAGCATTACAAGATTCACGTATTGTATCAAAATCATATGATATCATTAAAGCATATAATAATTGCTTTGTAGCTTCTTGAACAGCTTCAATGGATTTATTTTCAACATCCATAAACGTTAGTTGTTCAGTCTGCTCACGATATCTTTTAATAAGTGGGATAGTACTTTCTTGTGTTATCATTGTATAAACATAATCAAACACTCTTTTTTTCTCTATATAGAAAAGAAGGTTAGATAGAATATATCTAGAGCTAACCCCCTCAATAGTTTTAAGAGTTATAAGACCGTAGCTATTTTGTATAGTATTCTCAAAATATGAGTTTTTGATACTATCTGCAAATGTAGCACCTAGCATATTAACCGTTTCATTATCATTTAACATAATTTTAACAGCCATTTCATGTGCACTTCTCAATATTTTATTTATATCTTCCAGTGTCATTTCTGGTTTAAATGTAGCAGGTACTACTACGGTATTAAGTATATCCCATACTCTTTTATCATTGGAGTTTACAGGATCTAGAATCATTATAAACTAACCTCCTTCTTTTCTATTTTTATATTGGATTTTCATCTTTAATTTGATGATTGTATTTTATCTCTGATAGTTTTAAATAACGGTACACATTTTGGATTTATCCTCATGTCATTTAACATTATACCAAGTTGATCATGGTATGTATTCGGTTGATATGATGTAAACGTATTGACACCATTATACGAGAATTCGAAATCAAGAGTCAATTGGTTATAATATTTCTCGCTTGCTATAATATTAATTTCACTATATAGTAATTCTTTAATTTTTTCCAAACCAACCTCAGATTTCAATCTATCAAACCATTCAGGATCTAACTGCATTTTATATTTATAAATTGAAGTTTTAGGATATTTCTTATTTTCCTCAGTTGATAATACTTTACTAAACATTATAGGGAATGTAGTATTTCCTACATGTAAATTAAGTTTTATCCAGTCTGGTTTAGCAGATGATTCTGCAACATATGTTTTTCTTTGGAAATTTATATCCAAATTAGATTGCTCATCAGATTCAATACTCATACATGCATATTGCATTATAAATACCTTATCATTAGATGTTAACATACTAGGGTCAGCAACTGCATATTCTTGATTTACTGGTATTTCTTTACTAAATCCTTCGCTTTCTAATATAAGTGTAGCAGCTTTACCGTTGTGACCGATATCTGATATAAATGGATAATCCATATTTTCTTTAGAACTATAATTAGGTACTACTACTTGATTAGGTTGGAATTCATAAGTCTCTATACCATTTTGTGGCTCAAATTCTGATGGTTGATATTCCATTCCAGGAATTTCTTTAACTTTTATTTTACAATGAGCCAAAGATGACAATATTGCAGATGGTGATAATCTATTGTAGAATCTATCAGATTCATTAGGAACTAATTTATTATATAAGAAATCTCTAGTTGCATCTAATCCAGTAACTTTTTCAACTGATGCTACTAAATCTCTACCATTAGATCCTAATCTTATTAAAGATGCAAGATTTACATCATTACCATAATTCTTTAATTCACTAAGATTTACTACTTGACTTTCTAATTTTATTATATTATGTTCAAATAATGTTTTATTAGTAGTAATAGATGGGTAAGTACGCGAAGGCGGAATTACAAATTCAGCATAAATCTTAACCTTTTTAGTTTCATCTACAGTAACATCTAAGACAGATATATCACTAGAAAAAATTACAGGAAATGAATTTGATGAATATCTTATTTTTCCATAAGCTAGTTCTGTATCAGATGCTATATTCATTGGTTCTTTAAATGTATTAAAGAATATTAACTTATCAACATTATCAATATATATTTGTGTATCCCATTCATTTTTAGATGTTAATTCATTAACTATAACACGATTAAATTGTAACATTTCTGGTTTACGTGTTTCTGTATCTGTACTACTTGTATGGATATCTAAATATGTACTATTTCTATAATCTATTAAAAATGGGTCATGATCTTCGTGTGTATTTAAATACTCTCTAGCCACATCAAATGGTGACTTAGTTTTATCTGTATAAATAGCTTCAAATTCATCATGAAATACAGCTAATGTTCTTATATAACTATGTAGTAACACATTTGTATCTAATATATAACGACTAGCACTTGAGTTTCTTTCATTATTAAATATATTAGAAGTTATATAAGGTTTTAGATTAACTGATTCTATATCTTTATTCCAGAATGATTTATTATTGTCAGTTAATGTAACAAGTTCTTTATTTTCTAATGTTTTAATAATATCAAACGCATTAGTTTTATTTATTTCTGGTTCTATAGTTTTAATATCATTCAATGTAAACTTATTATAAGTATCAAGTAATGAATTTTCTATTGCTATAGATGGTAAATAATAAACGAATTCGTTTTCATTATAATCATCTTCATCTTCAAACTTAACTTGATATTTTATTACATAGTCGTGATTATCATTTTTAAGTTCTCTGAAGTTAAATATCTCTTTATTAGAAGTATCATCTATATTTCCACTAGTTGTGAATATATAGTGAGGAACTTGTTTATAGAAAACCTTTTGATATTCTGATAACATATTATTATCAATACCTTTACTAGCTTTAAGAACTACAGGTTTTGCTAATAAATTAGGCGAGTTATATGCTTGATCAACCAGACATTTTATAGTGGAATAATTATTATAAATATCGTAATCTTTAGCTAAAACTGGATAATATTTTGTATCACTACTACTAGACGGGTATATAAAAGGAATACCTTTATCTATATAATAAAAATTATTAATATTTTTATTCATTTTATTATGAATTTCCATTATTTTAGGATATTTATATATGTTATAGTTATATTTTCCAGTTTGATATGTTTCATCTACACCTTTTTCTACTGTAAATGGAGTTGAAGTTTTAACCTTAGCAGTTTCGATTACTGGGAAATTAGAATTTGTAGATGTTCTATTTGGATATCTAGTATTTAATAATCCAAAATAAGGATCTAAAAATACTGGCATATCTTTAGTTCTATTTCCATTAGCAATATTAGATGCAGTGTCTATTCCAGTTATACTAGGATTAACTACTGTACTACTAGAATTTATAGAATTAACAGTAAACATATTTAAATTCTTAATCTGATCAGATGTAAGATTTATTATATTCTTATTACCAACATTAGCTTTACCTATATAATTAATTTTAATATGAGTTATATTATTACTTTCAGTAAAATCTTTATAACGATCTTCAATCTTTTTGTAAGGATATATTAATGGACTCATTAATTTATATTCAACACCTTGATTAAAATGTAACTTTTTAAAATCTGGGCTAAACTTAAATGCAAAGTTACTCATTGCTGGTAAGAATGCAGCATTATATGCTGTTGTCTCTGTACGAGATTGATCTTGTTCATTTATAACGTCATTGAACATTGGTGTTACTATATTAGTAGCTGTGATACCAACTTCAGAAAGTACTTTATTCAGTTTCATATATTTTGTACCATTATTAGTTTTAAATACTTGTTCTGGTAAAGATATTACTTGTCTATTTTTAAATGTAATTTCTGGCGTTACTGTTATTCCAACTTTACTAGTAGGTAAAGCGAATGTACTATTATTCTTAATATATTTATAAGCAGTATCAAAACCATCATGTGTGTCTAGGTTATATATATCCGCTAAATTAAGGTTAACTATATCTCCTATAACTAATGTGAATGGGAATATTTGTTTATGTTCTCCCCATCTACTATATTTGAAATCAAAGTAATCTACATTTAAAGATGATGGATGTGTTACTATATATTTATTAGTACCAGCATCGCTTATAAAATGCGAATAAATAGACTTAATAGCAGTTTTAACACGCTCTTTATTCTTAGTAACAAATGGCATACCATTCATTATAGCGTCAGCATAAATATCAAAATCTGCCATACTAATTGGTTGACCAGCATCATTTACTAAATAAGGGTCTATACATTCAACTGTATCTATAAGCTTTTTAACTGATTTAAATTTAACATATACAACTTTTTCTTCATCATTAAGCATGAATTTACATTTAAGTCTAATATCATGGATATCATTTCTAAACATATACCCGTCATTAGATTGACTTAATTTTAATTTAGCACACCAGCATATATTTGTAATATTATCTGTTAATGGGAACCTGTCTACCATATGTAACATAGGAAATACATTATATATTTCATTTAATGCTAATGCGCTAGGATGTTTAATAACGTATCTTATATTATCACTAGAAGATATAAGGTGTTCAGCATCTATATCCTTTTCGTATATTGGTTTTAATATATTAGCATACTGTTTAATACCATTATTATCAGGATTTGATGGATTATCAAATGGTTCAATCCAATCTCCCCATACATCATATGGACTTAATATATTCCATTTAACAGTTTTAACCTTATCAACATCAAGTGTTTCTACTAGCTGTCTATATTCCTTAGTTATCTCAATAGTTTTATCATAATAATTATAAGTAAAGTTTAGTGTAAATCCGTTTAAATCCTCTTCTTCACTTCCACTACTATTAAGAACTCCTAATTTAAATAATACAGTTCTATTCTTTATATTTATATTACTAGACTCTGTATTAGTTGAGTTATTAAGTATAGTTTTCTTAACTATAACACTATAAGGAATTGGTATAAAAATTGTACCATTAGATATAATTAAGTTATTTTCATTTATAGTATAATCTGAAGCTTTTATTTTATTAGCAATTCTATCTATATATTCATTAAATATATCAGGACAGTCTATATCTTGGACTGGACTCCATACTTTATTAGCAAAACTATATCTAAAACTTACTGTATCAATAGGCCCGTAACTACTACTATAATTAGTACGTATTTTAATATCGTTAGTACCAGTTACAACTTCTACACTAGGATGTACATATACTTCTCTGTCATCACGAACTAATACTATATCTCTAATTTTATAAGATTGATCAGCTTGTATATCATACGGACCTCTCATAGTTATTTCTAAATTTCCAGTTTCATCATTAAAATATGCAACTGTGTTAGTCATAGATTTAACTTCTGGTTCAGTTGTTCCAGGAGTAGATCCACCCGGAGTTGGACTAGGTCCTGGTGATGGTACGATACCTGGATCAGAAGATACTTTAACGTTTTCAACTACTATATTTTGTGATAACTTATTTGGTTCATTATATGATAAATCCATTCTAGTATTGTATAATCTATTCATTGGTATAGTTCTAATATTATCTATCACTACTTCCCAATATTTATTTCCAGATATAGACTTTTTAGTAATAACTGGTGGATTATGTAATAATTTACCAGCAACATATTCATTAGTTAGAGATGATAATGATAATGTTGAATCTGGTACATTCTTTTCATCTTTAATTAACATAGTTAATTTATTACCAGCATCATTAAATGTCATATCATTGTAGTTAGCTTTAATACCATTCGAATTTGATTTAAATGGTGTAATATTATAGCTATAATTAACTTTATTATTGTCATCACCAATTAAAGTTACACTAGCAGTTCCTATATTTTCTAAATTGTTAAGTTTACTACTAGTTGATGGAGTAAATGTTATTTTACCTTTACCACTAATTGGACTATTTTCTACTGTTCCACGTAATACCATAGTCTTATTATTACTATCAGTAAATGTAACATCAGCTTCTGTAGCTTTAAATGGTCTATTACTATCCATATTATTAATAGATGCTTCTAATATACTATTATTTAAAGACAGCCCAGTAATTTCAATATGTGGAGCAGTAGAAACATCAACTGATGATATATTTACTCCAGCATGCTTACTATGATCAGCTGTCGCCCATCTAACCGATACTACATTTGATGCAGCATTAATAGGCGTAGTTGGTGTAAATGTGTAGATAGTACTTCCAGCTGATGTTGGTAGTGTTAATCTTTGTAATACTCTAGTCGGATTAGCTTTATCTGATACTTCGTATAATTCTAGTGTACCAGGTTCAGCTTCTTTAAGAGTTACTTTAAACCCATCATTAGTTTTCACAACTGATTCTATATTAGATACTTCATCTGGGAATTCTCTAGCATATATAGCAGCATTCTTTGTAGGACTTAATGATAACATGTCTTCTATAAAAACAGGTTCACTACCTTTTGGACATTCTATTCTTGCTATAGCTCCATATGGTATTTTAACTACATTATCTTCTCCAGTTTTAGCTTTAAAATCTTGTCCTAAATCTAATTCTACTATTTTATCATTAGATGTAACTGAAGAAAACTCATACCCACATATATTAACTAATTTATTTATAGAGTTATCATATTTCATTATATGAACAACTATTGGTTCATTTACCATATCACGTGTAGTTTTTAATATTAATTTATTCATTTTAATCCTCCCACGTAGTGAAACTTAGAGGAGTTGCTATATTAGCTGGTCTAGTACCAGTACGTGCTATTGGTGTTTGGTATACAAAATCAGACCATACTTTTTTAACAGTAGGATTAAGAGCATCTTTTGGTTCCAAATAACGAACACGTATACAATCTCTAGAAGTAAGCTTTAAATTAGAACTAAAGTTATTAATTCCAATTATATATTTACGACCAGGTTCTGCAACTGTAACTCTAAATTTAAATCTTTTTTCTTTATCTATTACAACAGATCTTTCATTTGGGTCAACCATACATATATCAAATATACCTCCAACCTTTTTAAAGTTAGGTTTAAGATCTAATGTTATATAATCGTCGCCTTCATAACAGTATTCTACGATAGGAGTTACACTACGAATTGCATTTAATACTGTACCAATTCCTTGTCCTCCCCATTCTACTGGGACCCATTGTGGTAAATTTGGTATATTTTTATACCCATTAACACCTTGAATATCTAAAGGGTATCCGTCTAAACCTGCGTACGTCCAAGGCTCAGCAAGTGTTGATACATCTATATTAGTACAATCTTTAAATACATTATCATATATAGATATAGTATCTGAAGCTCCTATAAAGTCACCAGCTGCAGTTAATCCCGTACATCCTTCAAATGCTGATGTAATATCATATAATTGAGGACATTTCTCAAATATACGTAATGTTTTAGCTGTACTAAGTAAAGTAGTAACATTTTTAGCAAACTTTTTAGCACTTCTAGCATTTACAGCCTTTACTGTATCTGGAAGTTTAGTAACTGCACTACCATAGAACATTTCATCTAAATCCCCTTCAAGTATTTCAAACTCATAACCTTCAAAGTTAACTAATTTATCAGGTTCTTCAGATATATCATTAAATATAGATTGATATGTATCTTTAAACTGTTTAACATTTAACCAAGTTAAATTCTTAGTATTACCATTAGTAGGTAGAGCCCATGGCCATGGAATAAATTGGCTATTATCTCTTGACGCTGGTGTATTACTTAGATAATTTGCGAAATTTGGGTAAGTATCAAAAGACTTAAGTTTCCAGTATCCAGGATCTTCTGTTATATTACTATTAAAGAATAAATCCTCAGCAGATATAAGTTTCTTATTATCTTTAACTAAATCAACCGATGGTTGTGTTACTAAATCATGAAGATTAGCAAATGCATCATCTATATTTTGTAGATTAGGCATTCCTTTAAGTAAATCATTAGATATACTACTTATTTTACTTCCATCATATAATCCTTGAGCAGAATTTATATTTTTACCAACTAATGCACGAATACTACGATTAATATCAGGTAATTTAGGCCAATTATTGGTAAAAAAAGTAGCTTCAGTTTGTCCATCAGGTACAGTATTTGAGAATAAGCTGTCTATATTAGTAACAGCATCATCAAATTCAAATGTAACTAAATTCCATAATGTAGGAATAGTTTTCCATAACTCTGGAATCATTCTACGAGCTTCCTCTTTAGAACTAAATTTAAATGTAAGATTATCCTGTTTATCATCATCACGCACATGATAAAGTGTATCTGTATTAGTAAGTTTAGCAAGTTCTAATAAAACAAAATCAGAACGTCTAATACCTTCAACCCATTTAACTGAGTGTGATCTTACTAAAAGCTCAGGTGATGGTATATATTGTTTAATAGCTGGTGGTTCTGTACTAATTTGATCTTCTAAACCAGAGAATACTGGGTTTAAATTATCATTTTTATCTATATAACGGTCTGAGCTTATTAAAGTACAAACTCCAGTAATTATATCACGAGGAAATGATAACTTTATAAAATCAAATTCTGTACTAGATCTATTATCAACTATAGTACTAATGTTTTGCATAGTTTCTAGTGTATACTTACTAGCATATGTAACGAAAGGAGTATCTCTTAACTGGTGTACATATTGAGGTGGAATATGTACTGAGAAACTGATCGTCTTGTCATTTGTAGTAAGAGCATCTATTGATATATCAAAGCCATCTTTAGAATTCTTTGGAACTTTAAATGTAATAGTCTTATCTGTTAATAAGTAAGACTTTATTTGATCTGGTTTAGCTTGTAATTCTTTAAGATCTTTAAGAACCTTTCTCACAGATGCATCTATACCAGTTAAATTTACAGTAGTATCTGTAAATACATTACGTTCATGTAAGATTTCTTTAATTAGCCTTTGAACATCATTTTCATTAATAACATAATGTTTATCAGCCATTTCTTCTCCTTTCTTTAATATTTAAATGCTAATTTATATATTTTTGTATCAGTTCCAGCTTCATCTACTAAATTCTTAAAGAATTTATCATAAATAGCTGCTGAGAATCTATTTTCAAACATTATATAAGTACAAACTGTATTAGGAGATCCTTTAACTATATCCGCAGAAGTTGTACTATATAACATATTAATAGTATATGATTTCATAGTATCTTTAGTATTAATAATATTAAAACATATAGGTCTAGTTAAATCAGCTATAGTCATAAATTGAGCTATTAATTTCTTAGTATTTTTATTATATTTAATAAAAATATTTCCACTATCAGAAATAAGACTATATTCATCATTAGCAAATCCTATTGTAAAATCATCACTATATTCCATAAATTTTGCAAATAAATCAGCTTCTTTATGGTCTATTTTAGCTATCATTTTAGTTTGATAAAATTCTTCATCAGAGAATGTTATCATTTCATTTACACGAAATACATCTAAATCGATAGTTTTAGTAGGAGCTATAACAGCACCATCTAATGCAGCCCATTTTATATTATCAGTTCTTATTCTACTAGTAGTAGTTTGAATCATAGGTGTAAATTCAGGGCTCATTTCCCCCGTAATTTCTAAAATCCCACTATCAGTTTGAATATCAACTGGATTTTGATAAGCAAAATGAATAACTCTTAGATTTTGTCTTATATTTATATCATCTGAATAATAATTAAGAAGTTCAATGTTATCAGCATCTATCATATTAATAGTACATTGTAATAATGCATGTTTTTCTATACCATTTTCAAGATATTTAATATTAGCTATAAGATCAATTACAGAATTATCATTTAACCAACCAGTTTCATAAAATGGATCCGATTTAAATGATATTTTAAACCCGTTAAGAGTCTGACTATCAGACCACTTTCCACATTCCATTTTACGTTTAAACTTAGTAAACTCTTCTCTAGTTAATATCTTTGTAAGCAACTGCTTATGAGAAGTATATATCTCATTAAGTTTATCCTGTACATCTTTTGATAGCTGTGTTAAAGACGGAGCTTCAGCTATCATATATGATGCTTTTTGACCAGTACCATGTACTACAACTGTACTTTCACTAGCAAATGTAAATGATAACATTTGATTTTCTGTTAGAATAAACTGTCCTTCTCCAACTATAGATACACTAAAAGGTGTAACATCTTTATTTTGAATTACAAAGTATGACCCTTCTGGACAAGTAATAGATTGTCTCATTGCTTGTATATCTTTATGTATAGTAGGAATATCATAGTTCTCTAATTTTTCTACAGGAAACGCAGTATAAGAAAACTCTCCACCATGTTCTTCTGCATAGAAAAGATTAGTTCCAGCTTTAATTCTTCCTTCCCATTGGTTTGGTCCAGTTATCATAAAGGTATTATTTTCATCTGCTACATTTTCTGTAGTAAAGCTAAGATAAACCAAAGAATTCGGTATAATACTAGAGTTTTGTATTAGTATTATATGATCGACTGTTTTGTCAATTTCTACCTTTTTCCACGTCATTTTAACCTCCTTTTGGTAAAAATTATTGTTGTTTTATTGATTTTAACAGGTGATTGTTCGATAATGGGTTTAAAATTTTTCGGTAAAAAAAAGTTATAGTGGGCCCGAAGGCCCACATTTAACTTACTACACTTTAAGGTTTTCATTATTTCTATTTAATGGGTATAACCCATTTGGTGCTGCTAGTAATTCTTCTACTTCAGTAGCAATCATATATTGTTCAGCAATAGAATAATGTTGGAAGTCATTTGATATGAAATGCACATTTCTTGTAGAAGTAAATCTATCAAGATAGTCATTCATCTCTTGAAGTTGATCATTCCAATCAGATAATGGGCTTGCACTTCCATTATCAGTTAAAAATTTACCAATTGGTGTATTATATACAGCTAAGAATTCAGGTATTCTCTTATTCATTACATATAGTACAGTAGTATAAATTCTATATTGTCTTGAACAGAATTTACTATAAGATAATACACGACGTGCATCATAGAACATCTTTCTTAAAAGTATATCATTTTTATGGAATTGTTCGAACTCTCTTGTAAGTTCTATTATTTCTGGTGTATTGTAAGTAGTCTCTAACCAGTTATGATAGTAATCCGAGAATTCGGAGAAATGCTTTTTAATAGCATCTCCTCTTTCTCTTTTAGATTTCCTAAACATCTTTAAGACTCCCTCATTTAACATTCTATCTAACATTGTTATCACATCCTATAAATTTCCCATAGTTGAATTGTATAATAGGAAAATATCATTTTGATTTTGGTCTCCAGTTATTTGACTATATAATTGTATAAATTGATCTGGAGAACTGTGATATAATTGATATAAAACAGTAGCTGGATCGTTTGTATTAGATGCAACTTGTTTTACATATAGTATTGAACTTAAATTCAATATGATTTGTCTAGGAAGATTAATTCCTCTAGCAGCGAATTCATTATTAACTAATTCTGCAAATTGTGTAAATGGTATTTTAAATACACCACCTTGCACTTGTTGATATATACCCAAATTTATAACAGATGGGCATGCAGTTATATACATTGCAGATTTCTTATAGATGTAGTTTCTCCACATAGACCATAAGATTTGCTCAGGTATTTGAATTCCTATGAAATTATATAAAGATTGAGCGTATTCTGCAATATTATTAACAGTAGAAGCTACTCCTTGATTATCTATTGTAACTTGTGGGAAGTACCATCTACCGAAAATAGCTAATAATTTATTATATTCATATGGATTTTGATGCTTTATATATAATTCATGTACAGCATCGTCAGATTCCATTAAGAATGGTGACTCATGTATAGCAGCATCATAAGATACTCCAGGTTCAACTACACGATATGTTCCAGGATTCATTTGTTGAATCTTAGATATTGTTAGTTGTGGGTCTAAATATGATGCTACATATGTCATTATTTTATTTGATGTACCGTATCTAGGATATATTAGCTGACCTTGATTATTTGTTAATAATGGAACAACTGAACCCATATCTAACAGACAAAGTCTTCCATTCTTAAATCCATAGTTTCTTGGTTCTTTATATATAGATATATCTGATGGCACAAAGTAGTTACTCATTGCATCACATATTATTCTATAATCATCTAGATATTTAGGTACTCTACTACAATATATTGGAAATACTTGATTATTATTGATACTTCCAGATATAGCTAGATTTTGTATTACATCTGTAGAACTTAACCAGTTTTTGAATTCTGGATTATCATCAAAGTTTTGTACATATTCTTGTACTATTACAAATGGGTCACTATCTGGAGTTAGTGCAGACAATGCAAAGCAATTAAGTGCATCAGCAGGTATTTGACCAGATTGTACTAATCCTTTTAATGCATCTGATGTTGCTACTTCATTTATATTATCAAGTATTCCAGCATTGTTATATGCTATTTTATATACTATAGTTGGATTTGTAGGGTCAACTACAACAACTCTCTTTTGACCTGTGTATATATTTGAACTAGGAAAAGCCTTTCTTAGTACATCTATTAAAAATTCTCTAGTTGCAGATTCTGTCATGATGTCAGTTTTGTATAAACTAACTATATTATAAATTGCATTACTCATATTCTATTTCCTCCTATTAATTAATATAATGCAGCACTATGTACTGTTGGGTTAACTGATTTTAATGTAAATATTAATGGTAGATTTAACTCGCCGTCAATTGGTAAACTTAATGCATCTCTTACTGCTTTAATAGCAATACTTATAACACTTGGATGATATGCAAGTAAGTTTATTGCTACCTTTGATGGTATATTATTATTTATCATAAGTTTTATATAATTTTGTAATGCTGGAGAATCACTTTGTTCTCTAATAGCAGTTCTAATTATATCAGGGTCAACTCCTTGAGTTGCTGCTGCTATATGATTAGATAATGTGTAAATATCCATTCCATTAATTATTTGATAATCAGCAAATGTTCTATCAACTTTATTAAATAATTTTATATATTCAGAATAAGCATAAACAGACCCTGCTAATGATAAAGAGCTTCCCATTTCAGGGAACATTCTAAGTATTGAACTACAGAATGTTCTATAAGATACTCCAAATACTGCAAGTTCTGGTATACTTCTAATAACTGTTGATAGATTTGTATCCACGTCTAATCTTACATAATCAGTTGATTCAGTTATATTAACTAATCCACCTACTGTATAGAACTCAGAAATATATCTATAATTTCTATACAATGTATCTACTCCTATATGACTCAAATTAACTTTAATATTATTATTAGCAAATTGAGCTAATATACTATTATAATATTCACTAAATGATGCATGATATTGCTCAAATGTCAATATTGATGGATTCTTTCCACTAGATAATTCTAATTGTCCTTGAATATATCCTCTTTGAATCGCTATAGCTACTGGAGTTATAGGAGTATTATCATTCTCAGCTGGTGTTACAATTACACCAGGTTTTAAACTAGGAAAATATTCTAATATGAATAAAGGTAATCCTGTAGATAAACCTTGTAAAATGTTATTATTATTTAAGTTTGTTAACATACTCTATTTCCTCCTTATCTTGTTAATCCTAATGCAGCTGCTATCTTATCTTCTCCTTGACGTCCAAATACAGTGTGTCCTGTATTTTGAACTGTGTTATTTACGAAACCTGCAGTATTACCTCCCCAAGTTCCAGTATTTCCACCCCATGTTGGAGTTGTAGTAGCTCCCCAGTTTCCTGTATTTCCTCCAAATGTTAAGTTACTAACACCTGAACCAACAGAAGCTGCTGGGTTATAATTAAATGTTGAAGCTGTATTAAAATTTACACCAGTTGTAGTAGGAGTTGCAAAGCTTAAACCTAGACCTGAGTTATATGTTGGAGTAGTTCCCCAAGTTCCTGTTGTAGATGTATATGTTGGTAATGTTCCACCAGTTCCCCATCCAGCAGGTCTTGCAGTATTCCAAGTATTTCCATAATTTGTAGTTCCCCATGCTCCAGTACCAAATGTAGTTCCATAAGTACCAAAAGTATTTACTGGTTGAGAACTTCTACCAAATCTTTCTACTACTCCTGCACCACCAGTACCACCACCAAACATACTAGCTAGATTTCTTACATCAATAACATTACGTCCACCTACATTTTCAATAGATGATAACATTCCTAACATAGTAGCAAACATTCCCATCATATCTACTTGGTTATTTTGTTGAGCAGGTGCTGGTGTACCATATACTGTCGTATTAGCAGTTGGAGCATATCTTGCTGATATTACTGGTTGTTGATATGTGTTCACAACTGGTTGAGCAACACCTGTTCTAATAAAGTTATTATTTACTGGTGTAGCCATCACACTATCACGTCCAGCCCCATACCCACCTAATGCTGTTTGTATACCTGCTTGGAATGCACTTCCAGTACCATTATTTAAATAAATATTATTTGGAGCCATTGCACTACCATATACTCCTGTATTTGTTACAGTAGAACCAGTTCCTACATAATTATAATTTCCAACTGGACTTGCTGTAGTTGAATACAAAGTTCCATATGGATTTACTCCTGTTACTGTTGTTGCCATTTGTCTAGAATCGTATCTGTCAAATACTGAATTCATACTATTACCTCCTAAATTATTTTGATTTACACTATAAACTGTTTGTGTTGCAACTGGTGTAGTAGTTGCATAAGTTGTTGCATTGTTATTATTTAAGTATATCATTTGTGTTTCAAAAAGACCACCTGGTCCAAATAATATTGGAACCATATTCAATTTACCATCTGGATGATTAGGATCTTTTGGAATATTAGGCATTGGATTCTTTTGGAAATATAATATAGCTTGTAATAAGCTATTTCTTAAGTCTGGATACATAGTATCAGCTAAAGATATATACCCCTCAAATGCTAATGTTGCCAGCATTTCATAGAAATATAATGGTTCTATTAAACTATTAGGACCATTTATTATTGTATTTTGAACATATTTTATGATTTGTTGATTAATAAAGAAACCCGTTCCGTCTGTTACTTTACTAATTCTATCACAAAGTTGATCTATAACTCTACAATATATATTATAATCAATACCTTGATTTTGCTTTGTATATAAATCTTTTTGTTCTAATCCAGCTAAATCCATAATAATATTGATAGATGTAGCTACATCTTGATTATTTGAATTTAGACCATACATTAATACATCACTTATTGTAAGTAATTGTTCTCTTAATGTTCCTTTTGTATCTACTCCACCTGCAGTAAATACTGTATGATGAATTTCTGGCGCTGGAGCAGATACTTGTGGAGCATTTTGCACCATAGCTGACATTTTAGTCATTAATGCATTTAATAAATCATTATTAGGTTGTTGAACTTGTGTTGTTGCTTGTTTAAAACTTTCAACTCCTCTTTGGACCATTTGAGCTACAGGGTCATCCTGTGGTTTAGTAGCTACAGCTGGTTGAGCAGTTGGTTGTGTATTAACAGATGAGACTGTATTCCCTCCTGTTAATTCATTATATTTTTTCTTAGCAGCTTCCATATCTGCCGCAGTTGGAATGTATACATTATTATTAGTTCCCATACTACCACCATTAAATGACGCAGCTATTGCAGCATTTAATGCTGGATTTGCAGAAGCTGATGCAGCTGTTGCAGTTGGAGTTTTAACATCTCCAAATATTACTTCCTTTGCAGCATTAATTGGTATATTATTTTGTGACATATAATTCCATTTCGCTGCAACTTCTTCAGTTGATAATCCATTGAAAAATGAATTATTATTACCCATATCATTTATACGTTTGATATCTTCTGGGTTAAATTTCATTTCTGTAACCGGTGTTGTTTGCATTCTATTTCCTCCTTGATTAATATATTTGTTCAACGAACTATCTAGACTAGTATCTTGATTTATAATTCGTTGATTAAAGCTAGCTTCTTCCATATTTATAAACGATTGTAATGATATTGCATCATTATTTTTACTTAATCGTTCTACCGTACTTATTATTCTTTTTTCTTGTGCAGTCATTTTTGTAAAATGGTCACCGTCAGATATTACCATAGAACTCGATGGAGTTGATCTACTATCAAATATTACAGCACCATGGGCGTTTGGGCTTTTAACATCTGTAATAGCGTCTACGATAAATGGCGTCTTATTTCCAGCATTCATATTAGTAGGTTTCCAATATAGGGCGATATTATTCCTATCTACTACTATTGCTTGACTAGGTGGAATATATTTCCAATCCTTTCCATATGCGTATTCTCTATCGGTTCTTCCATAAGTCTGAAGTTCCCGTCGTCTCATTCTATTATTATCTTCCATTTCCATTAGACGAACTTTTTCAAGCTTTTTATAGTATTCTTCATCAGATAAACCAACTCCACACTGTTCTGGTGTCGGTGGTGTATCACTTTCACAACCACTAAATAGGTTATAATATACTGGATAGTCGTTATCTAATTCATCAGTATTGAAATCTATACTACTAAGCATTTATTTGTAATCTCACTAATGCTGAAGTTATTGCTTGAGCTAATTCGTCTAGTGATTGAACATTATTTGTATAAGGTTTTAATTGAGGAATCTTTTCTAAATATGTTCTTACCATAATAAAATTAACTCCTTGATTTACATTACCTGTATATGCTGTACCAGCACTTTCTATTATATTCTTTGGACTTAATAATGGTTGTCCATTTGTAGGGTTTATTATAAATAAACTCTTAGCTGCATTTTCTATCAATGCATTTCCCCCGTATAATCCAAGTGTAAAGAAAGGTTTACCTGCTTGTATGTCTGCTACTACCGCATCAGCTAATTCCAACTTAACTGGAGCTACATTTGAAGCATCTTGTCCATATGCGATTAGATTTAAAACCATTACATATTGCATTATAGCATTAGCTATATCAGGATTTAACTTTCCATTAGAAGATTGTACTACTTCTACTAACTTACCTGCTAGATATCCAAATGCAATACTAATTCTTAAATCACGAGTTATTGGACTATCTGGTCCAAATATAGCTTTATATTTTCCATACGCAACTTCTATAGCCATTCTATCAGCTGGTGATATAGGACTACCGATTTCCAATCCCATTAATGTGTTGAACGTTCTAACCACATCTAATTGAAGTAGTTGTGGGATAGATTGTGTACAATAAGAAATCATTGGGAAAATGTTTGGTAAATTAGTTTGTACCATTGGGTTTACTATATTAACTAATGTGTTAATCATAGTTGATAACATTGCATCTACTGACATATTAGTAGTTCCCATATTTGATACTAGATTTCTATTAACGGCAACATTAGATGCAGATGTTGCTATACTTTGAGGACCCATTGCAAATTGTAACTTACTAGCTAATGGAACTAGTTTAGTTATAACTTTTTGTACAAGTGCAAATGTTTCATTCTTATTTAATAAATCTAATGCTAAATTATAAGCTGACATATTTCCACTATTCTTTAATATAGCTAACATATCAAACATTGGTCCTACAGCACCTGTGCTATCATTTAATAATGGTTTGCTAATACTACATAAATCTGTAAGAGATTCAATTAGTGCTTTAATATCAGCAACTGTATCCCCACTACCTACAAAGTTAATATCATTGTAGTTAATACGAGTTGCATTTTCCAATAAACGGAAATCAATAGACGCTCTAATTGTAGCATCTGTATTATTTGGGTCTTTATAATTCAGAAGCTTAGAAAAAACGTCAACGACTATTCCTTTTATTGGGTCTGGTAATGCATTATACTTATTTTGGTCAAGCATTAATGACCCTAAGCTATAAGGATTATCAGTTCTTTCTAGAATAGTCTTAATAAAGTCGTACCTATTATTGGCGATATTTACATTCACCATCGAATTCACCAAATTATTCAATGGCCCATTTTCTTCGGCTAGATTTGCTAGCCCTTTTGCCGGAACGTTTTTGTACAACTTATCAAAGTTGTCAAATTGTGTTGCAACAACATTGTTCATACCTATGTCCTCCTTTAAAATAAAAAATAATTGTTATGTACTATAACACTACCTTATTATATGTAATTATTAAGAATATAATTCTTCTATCTTTTGTTCGTCTTCTACCTCTTCTGCTACCTGAGAATAAGACTCTGTTCTACCAGCGTTCTCGTCTGGATAGAACATTGTAATACTACGACCCCAGTCATCGTCCATTATTCTAAAAGCATTCATTGCCATTACAACATGTGGTAATGATGATGTTTTTAATAAATGACTATAGGGTCTTCCTACTTTTGCCGCATTCAAATGTGCTAGATATGCAGACTCCCACATATCGTCACGTTTTGATCTTATATATCTTGCATTATCGTCTCTGTCTTTCATTACTCTCATAGATAGATACTTACTAGTTACAACAGTATCATTTCCAGACTCATTTAATATAGTTTCATTTATACCAAATGTATGACAGAATACAAGAGTTTCAACTTCTGTTCCAAGTTGTTTAGATGAAGATGTCCAGTCATCTTTAAAATTTTGTAATATATCTATATATTTATAATATGGTTCACATTCAGCCATCATTCCCATAGCCATACCATTAAGCTGTATAGCTGATATAACTGGGATATTATAATCTATAGCTAAGTCTCTAAGTTCTTTACATTTTTGTCTTAAAACGTTTGAACCGTCAGAACCACTCATTCCAAGTTGGGCATGACGTGTTGATGTAACATCCATTCTATCCACATAGTCAACTATAACTATAATTGGTTCAAATCCATTCCTTTTATAATTAGATATTTCATTAGCTACATCTATATGATTAGTTGTAGTAAATCCGTCTTTCTTACTATCTGTACCTTTAAGTCTTTCTATATAAATAATAGGTATATTAAGACCAACTTTCTTTGATGATGTTAACATTAATTCTGCTACTTCTACTTCAGACATTCTTTTTATTTCATCTTCTGATAATGATACTCCACACCAGGCTAGATGTCTACGGAATAGCTTTTCTCTAGTAAGCTCTAATGATACAAATAATATACAAGGAGTTAACTCTGTTTCAAATTGTTCTCTTTTATTATTTTTACTAGCATATAGTGCTATATTATGCATTATTAATGATTTTCCACGTCCAGTAATAGCCGCAAATAATGTTAAAGTATCTGGAGCAAATCCACCACCTACCATCATATCTATAGGTTTAGATACCTTTACACGCTCTGCCGCTTGTTCTTGTATTGATGTTACAGTTTGCATTACAGTTTTATCAATAGTATCAGCTAATGGGTCAATAACTAATGTATTAGACTTACCTATATCTAGATTTATATTGTCTGATATATCTCTTAATTGCTGTATTGTATTAATTATACGTGTGGATGCATCTGCACCTTCTTTAGAAGTATAATCATACTCTATTCTATTAAGGTCATTATTTATATTATCTATATATGGTCTAATATTTTCTACCATAAGTTCAGCAGTTAATGATTTAAGAACATAAGATTTATAATCACTGGTATAAGACTCAGTATCATCTAATGTAGCTTTAAACATTGTACTATAAGGGACTGTACTTATATGAAATAATACTTCACGTTTACTATCAATACCATTATCAATAAGAGTATTAACAAACTTAGCAGTTTCTTGAAGGTCTGGGTCGTTTGTCAGACTTTCTGGTGGTATACTATCTAGAAACTTTTTAACAGATGTTAGATAAAATCTATCTTTAGGGTCTTGAAGTATTATATTTACCATAGCTGTATGTAGTGCCTGTTTCATATTTCATCTCCTTTCAATATATGAATATATTTCTTGTCTAAATCTTCATTAAATCTATTCTTATATATTTCTTTTAATAATTCTATAGCATGAATACTATCTTTATATTCATGTTTAACTTTATTAATTTCTATATTAGCGTTCTTCTTAATTCTCTTAATGTATTTAGCATTAGTTAAGTCTTGAAACTTTCTAACTAATAAACGTTGATCTGATATATCTGAATTATAAGTTATATTGTATACAATATCGTTCTGGTCTTGACTAATATAATTATTAGATATGTCAATAATATCAAGTTCAGACTTATCTCTTAAATCTATATTAACTATAGTCTGTTTAATTAAATATGGATTTATTATATTAGTTACTTCATATTTAGTATCATTTATTTCTATTAATTTAAGACCATATGTATCAAGTCCAGAATAATGACCACGTTGATTTATAAATCTATTTGTATAATATACTCCATCATTATAGATATATGCATGTATATGTCCACCAATTGCAAGTGTTTTACAATTATATTTTAAATCAGTTGATTTCATTACAATTGAACGAGATAAGTTGTATTTACTATCTATTTGCTTTAACTGTGGTATTGCAAAATCTACAGTACCATGAAATATAACTAGATCAACTTTTTGATCTCCTCTTACCTTATTAAGAGCATTATAGAACTCATTATAAGATGAAAAATAAGGCTCTGGAATGAATAATATATTCATTCCTTTATGTGTTTGTATTTGAATATCATCTATGTAAATAAAAGGTTTATTATTTATATATAAATTTTTAACTACTTCACCGTCATGTGAAATAGTGCCTTTTAATACAATAAAAGATATACTTGATTTATTACAATAGTCTGATATTTTACTTATAAATTCTACTAATAATTGATATTCATTTGATTCAGCTTTGATATTTCTATCATCAACTAAATCCCCAGCTATGCAAAATATATCTGGTTTATATGTTTCAATGGAAGTAATAAAATAATCTAGGTAATTATTTATCTTATCCATTTCTAATGTTTCAAAATGAACATCAGCTGTTATTAATATTTTTCCAATCATATTATCCTCCTAGTAACTACATATTTCTACTCTATTATATGTAATTATTCACAGGCTATTGTCGATGATTTTTGACCATATTGGATAAAAACAATAGAATTTGTAGTATGAATAAGGGAGGGAAAATATGCATAAATTAATTAAATTTATATCAACTATCAATATAGATATCAATTTAGTATTAGAAGATATAGCATTTAGTATGACATATACTAAATTTTTACTTAGGTATTACATAGGTGGATTTATTCACTTTGCTAGTGAATGTTATAAACATATTAAGAATCCAGCTAATAGTAAAATATTAGCAACTTTATTTCCAGGTATATTTAATAAGATATCAGAAATATCAGAACCTGATACAGTTGAGGAAAAACCACATGATTGTGAACATTGTGAGAAAAATGAATGTTCTGAACATGTTGAACCTGTACCTGAACCTGTTATTATATCACGTCAAGAAGAAATAGAGCCAGAAAAAGTTGATAATATTAACCAAGAAGAAGAAACAAATGTTAAACCTGTATTTAATAGTGAATTAATACATAATGATATATTTATTAAGTATTCACAAGAAGAATTAAATCAAGCAAAGGTAATTAGTAATAATCCAGATGCTGAAAATGATTTAGAAAAGATAATGAAAGCTATTGCTATAACTGAAGAAATTGTAAGTACATTACAAGATAGAGAAATTCATTATGATAACTTAGGAAAACTTAATAAATTAATGCTTAAGATGAATAAATTATATGAAAGAGCTAAAGTTTTATCTAAAGAAGAAAGTTTAAAAAAGAAACGTGAAATGGCTGAAAGTTTGATGGATGATATATTAAACGATGATGTGGTAAATAAATAAAATACCCCAATATAAGGATCTATTTTCTTATATTGGGGTTAAACTTCTTTTTACCGCAAAAATCCAAGAATATGCGAAGGAATCGCGAGATAGCGTTTTAACGATTACATATACTAGTATAGATATATAAGGTTATATCTAATAATACTATAATATTTTAATTTAAAGGAGAAGATGTAAAATGAGAAAGAATGTAGAATTAATGAATGTAAAAGATTTAATGAAAGTTGATACTGTAATGCTAAATAAGTTTGTTAACAAATGTGCACCTATATGGAATCCAGTTTTTAAAGCAGAATTTGAAAAAGATGGATTTGATATCTTAGAGTATGCGAAGGAAATGACTAATATTGTAGAAGAATTAAGATATCAATACACTTTGAGAAAATTAGATGGGTACAACTTAGAAGAAGAATTAAATGATTTCATAGAAAATGAAGATATTTCAGAATATGAATCAAAAGATATGTTGAAAGGTTGCATGTACTTGATGGCAACACAACAACTTATGATGGAATCTGTATTGAATAAGATTAATATAAATGATGAAATGTTTATGTTCAATCTAATAAAAGGTTTCATATTTTCAATGAATGATCTTGATATGGAAAATGTATTAGATTTATCATTTATACCTATATCAGAAACTTTAAAATTAACATTAGAATCTCTAGTTTCTGAAGAAGATAAAAAATACATAAGATTCTAATAAAATTAAGAATAACGTGTTCATGTAATGCGTTATTCTTTTTTTTCTTTTTCCAAGAGAATACGAAGGAATAGATAGTTACTAGTTTAATAATTACATATACTAAGATGATATATACCTCACACTATATATCGTATTACACCAAAAAGGAGGTGTATTAGTATATGGATTATATTCAATCATTAGTCCAAGATCGTTACAATGTAATGATGACTAGTATTGATAATTACGCTAAATCTTTATCTCATTTACCAAAAGATGACGCAAATAAAGAATTACGTAATTACATTATTAGATGGAGAGACAATTTCTCTCATATATCTAATAATGAGTTGGCTGACCCTATAATGAGGCAAGTAGCAGACGTTAACCTTAATATAGTTAATAGTATGTTAAATGCCAATACAAGGGTGAGTTAACATCCATATAACACTTTTTGAGAGGTAGTGTATAAAGAACCTCTTTTTATCTATTCCTTCATTATTTTTGTTGGTAAAAATATAGATAACCCCATATACTTATTTGTATATGGGGTTATTTTTTATATATTCATTATTATTTCTGTATGGTCAGTTGCAGCCTTCTGTTTTATTAAAGCTAACAGCTCTTTTCTATCAGATTCTGCATTCTGAAAGTTTTCTAGTTGTAAGTCTACGCTACTACTACCAAGATCTACTTTAAGATTACGTAAATCATTATTATATAAGTTTATTAATATATCATATTTACATAAATCTTCAAAGTAACTTTGTAGCCCGAATGAAATTGTACTTAGATTTTTTGGATGGGTACATTCCAAAACTACGTTATATGTTTCATTTGGACTATAGTAGCTATTAAACATACCATAACCAATTGCGATTAATGTATGAGGTGCTTTGAATTTTATTCTAGCCTTCGGATAGTTAATACTTTCACGATACTTCCAGCTAAATACTTTAATATCGTCTACCATACCTCTACTATACACATTTGGTAGTATATTTCTATTAGATGCTATTATACTAGCATTCTTAATTTCTACTCCTAGTTCTTTAAATCTATCCATTATTTGATCTGGTATTCTATAAGCTATATCAGCAAATTGATCATTTACAAGGATTGGGGTACTATTCCACATATTACAAATATTTGCAAAATTTATAGTAATGTGGCATCCACTGTAAAGATTAAATGTGTTTAAACTATTATTTAGAATACTATCACGTAATAATGTGTCTGGATACACTTTTCCAAGATATCCATTAAGACCAGTATCATTTTTTAGTTTATCTATAAGAACATTTATATTCATATGACCTCCTTATATTAAGAAGCCTTTCATATCCTTCATAACGCTCTCAAATGATACCTTTCCATCATTTCTTTTTTTTCTTCTAACTGCAAATCTATATAGTTGTTCTGCTACAGTCTTAGCTTCAGGGTTTACTAATATTTCATCTCCCTTTTGTATGAAATCCATTTCAATAGATTCGTTTGCTGGTATAAATCCAGTAGTACTTACTATTGGCATTTCAATAGCTTTAAAGTTTATAGGATCTATCATAGTAACTTTACTTCCTATAAGCGTACTTCCAGCATTAGATGGATTTCTTACATAGTCTATAGATATAATCTTAATAGTAGTAGCTTCTTCACATCCACCAGGGCCTGGTTTAAACATTGCTCTAGTTCTTATACTAAAAGCAGGAAGAACTCCATTAAGAAGATTATTTACTATAGTCATATTAGTAAGACTAGTTTTTATAGTAAAATATGTTTTATTTTCATCTTGTCTAAAACCTATAATACCATGTGGAGTATTATCTCCATCAACGTGTTCTACTCTCAAGAAAGAGTTATATTTATTAAGATTATCATCAGATGAATTCATAGTTAATAGTGGGTGCTCATTTTCCAGTCTGTTAATAACTAGTCGCTACTTAGTTACAGAAGTATTTCAACTCCCTTTCTCTAGCTTTCACTAGACGATCATATTTATTATGAAAGGAACTATAATATGAGCTCTTATAGTTCGTTCAGATTAAATCAATCCTTAATAAAAAGAATATACGAAGGAAAGACGAATTAACGTTTTAACGATTACATATACTATAGTAGTATTATAAAGAAAGTATTATAGTTGCGTCGAATACTTTCTTAATCTATATAATACTAAGAGAGGTGAAACTTATGTTTTATCCCTATATTGGCGACAGAGTTTTAGATGAAAGAAATGCGGTTATCAGCTCAATTCTTTCTGATAAGTCTCACTCGCTAGACTATAGAATTAATAAGATAAAGACATTTTGTAATAATCAGATTAATACAAATAAGCTTAAACTTAATAATTCAACTAATGATTTAGATAGAGATGATACTAATTATTATATCGATTTCTATTCTAAAGAATTAGCATTTTGGGACTCTATAGCCGCATAGGTTATAAGTCCTAAGTTAATATACTAGATTTCTCACGGTCTAGTATATTTTCTTATATTAGTATATATACTCCTTCGTATACGTTTTTCTTGTTAATTTTTATTAAGGTCGTGACATTTCTTCCCGCTTGGGATCTACGATATTTCTATCTAATCGTTGTACCTATATAAATAGGTGCTGATTATCCATTGTTATTAGTACTTAGGACTATTTCTAAGCTTTTATTTCACCATATACCATTTCATACCTTGTTTCTACCTTTCGGTTCCATATAGGCGTATGAACTTTAGGACGTTCCAGCGTTGAGTCACGTTTCTATCACACATCACTGTATAATAGGGCAAATTTACCAGGTACCGCACCAAGTCTTAACTTATTTTGAAATGAATAATCACATAAACCTTTGTAAAATGCCTCCTTGGGATATAGCCTTCCGTTGGCTGTAGGTTTAGTATGATCTATTGCTTCTATTTCAAATATAAGGTAATATATACCTCTTTTAAGTTTATCAACTATATCTTCAGATAATCCCTTCATAAAGTATTGAGTAGCAACACTAGCATTAGTCGGGACACTACTACTCATAGATTCAAGACCAACTATGTCTAATTTAGTATCATATTTAATTGGTTTTGTCTCTATAGCATCATAACCATATATTAGAGTTTCGTATTTATTATTTTGCATATCTAACTCCTTTATAGTGTATTAAGACAGTACATAAACGGAGTCCCGAAGGACTCCGAGTATTATGCACAATTATCCAGCATAGTGAACATTGATACCTTTAATGAAGAATTTAGCTGAACTTTCTCTTGCGATAAAGTATTTAGCTGTGTATTCTATTTGAATGTTAGGTACGAATGGTCTTCTAGCTGATCTGAAGTTTCCATCTGCTTGAACTTTTGTAGGTGTTTCTACTAACATATGAGTTTCTAAGTTTGTTTCCTTATATTCAGGAATTACATACATCATATATTCTACATCTTCTGGAGCTTTCCATGTGATTGGAGTTCCAGCTACTGGAGTTGTTGCATATGGATCTGCAGACATATCATTTTTGTCTGTTCCTACTACTACAGAGTTTACAGGGTTGTTTGTATCTGTTCCTAATGTTAAAACAGATGTTCTAGCTTGTTGAGCAACTCCTAAGAATTGTCCATTTGATTCTTCATTAACTGTTCCAACGATTGGAGTTACGAAGTTATCTAAAGCTAGTAATGAAGCTGTATGTCCAAGCATATTTGTTTGTACATCTATGTTAGAATTTGCTCTGATATCTAGTTTAGCTTTGATACCTCTTAAAGCATTTCCTAAAGCATATCTGATAGCTTGGTCTTTATTTACTTCACCTTTGATATCTAAATCAGTAGCCATTTCACAATAAAGAGTAGTACTGTTCTTAGTATAAGGAGTTACTTTATATTCTTCAGCAAGTCTTTCAGTCATATCAGTATATCCTTTGAACCATACATATTCTTTTTCATGAGCTGATTTTTCAGCTGTTAAGTTTGTAAGTTTAGTTAAGATGCTTCCACCTTGTCTTTCATCTATTATAGAGAAATGTTCAGCTAAGTTTGGAATATCTTTTCTTACTACTGCTCCAGCAGAAAGAACAGTTCTTCTAGTTCTGATTTCTATATCAAGTCTAGTTTTGAATTGGTTAAATAAGTCATTTAATTTGAATTCAAATTTAATAGCTTCTATATTAGGCATTGAGTTGTCTGATTTAGAAACTGATACTGTTAAGTGTTGAGGTTGTCCATCCCATAATAAAGATATGAAATAGATTTTTCCTGGTGCGTATTCCCAAGGTAATACTTTACCTTTATCATACATTTCAGCAAAAGCGTCAGCTAATACTTTTCCACTTCTTAAATCATATAATTCTTGAGTAGCCCATTTAGGTTCTCCAGCAACTGCTATTCCAGTGATTCTGAAGTCAGATCTTACTTGTTCATCTGCTCCTAAGAAAGCTTTAAGATCTGTACCAGTTTTCCATTGTCCACCAGTTTTAACAGCTCCTCCTGTTGTTAATGTATTATTTTCAGGGTTGTATATTTCAGATTTTTGGAAATCAAGTATTTTATTGAAATCTTGAGCTAATACTGTAAGTTCTCTAGTTTGAGATCCAAAGAATGCATCCATATCAAATCCAGCCTTAGCAGGATCCATTACAGAGAATAAATCTTCTCTTTTAACTGCTTTATCTAGTTGTTTGATGTTATTTTCATCATATGGAACATACCATATTTCTTGAGAATGGATTACAACAGATGTGAATGGGTTAAGTAAAGATTTAACTTTAGCTACTTTTGGATATACAGTTGCAGCTGAGTTTACCCATTGAACTGGAGCTTCTAATTTTGGATATGGAATAGTTTGTTGATAAGAGTATCCACTTTCCATTGCAGGTGCAAATGGGTTAGCATTTATTTCTCTATCTATTAAGTTAGAGCAAATACCAAATAATACTTTTTCCATTGCATTTTCTACTTGTTTCTTTTCAAAGTTTAATGCGAATCTTACAGATCTATTATCTGCTTCAGATAATTTATCTAATTTATTTTCTACAGCAGTTTTCATATTTTGTAAAGGTTTCATGATAGCTTGAACTTCAGTTGGAAGTTGTCCAAATCTCTTATTAGAAACAGTACATTCCTTAACAAATTTTTCTATTCCATTGTTCAAGTTTTCCATGTATATATCTTCTGCTTGTTTTTGAGTAATATGTCCAGATGATAATCCGAAAGTTTTGTAAGCAGACATTAGAGCATTTAATTTTCCAACAGATTCTTGAGAAAATGTTCCAATTAATGACCAGTTGTCTCCTCCAAAACTTGTAGCTCCACTTTTAGAGAATGAACTCATTGACTCTAAAGCAGGGTTCATGCTTTTTAATAGCTCAGGGCTAAAGTAATTTATTTCATTCATGGTTTATAATCCTCCCTATTTAGTTTCTTCTTTCTTTTCGTCTTTCTTATTAGCAGCATTAACAGCATCAATAAATGCTCCAACACCTGTTAAGTAATTACTAACATTTTTCTTTACTATACCAATACATTCTTTATTATAAGTTTTGTATCCACTTATTAATGCCATGCATCTCTTTAAATCAGCATTTATAGCTTTCTTTTGGTCATCTGTCATATCATTTGTAGTAACAGCACCTGCTTTAAGTTTAGCTTTTGCAGCTTTAATTTGATCTCTAAATCCTTTAATAGCTACTGAGTTTAAAGACTTGATTATAGCGTTTCCATTTTCTATAAGTTTCTTTTTAAGATCATTTGGTGCTAATACTGTAGCATCACCTTTTTTCATTTCAGCTAATTCTCTAAATTTATCAGCTTTAACTTTAAAATGTTCTACATATGAATCAGCTTTGCTGTAATTTATTCCTAAATCTTTAAATATACTATAGATATAAGTTATATTAGCTTTAGGATCATTTCCAGATTTACCGAATCCTGCAAATTTTTTCATAGTCTTAGCATTATCTTCAACTATTTTAACAAATGCATCAACATCTGTTATAGTAAAATGTTTTTTCATTTCAAGTTCTGAAAGTGCTCTCACATCTAAAGACTCTAATTTCTTTATATATTTTTGAACTAATTTACCATATTTTAATACATTTATATAGTTACCAGTTACATGGTCAACCATAGTCCAGAAAAGATCTACAATTCTCTTAGCTATTGATTTAAATGCAGAATCTTTAGTAACTTTACCGTCTTTAACTGCTTTCTTAACAGCTTCCATAGATACTACACCTTCAAATTCATTAAATCTATCTAATGATAAACCTATAGATTCAAGCATTATAGTGTATTCTAGATTAGCTAGTTCTGGTGTAATAGTTTCCATTGCAGCTGTATATTCTTCTACTATTTCTTGATGTAAAAGTTCTAATTCTTCTTCAGAATATGCTTCTAAAGCTGGAGTTTCATCAAATACTTCTTCTTCAGTATTTTCAGGTTCATTCATTGGATTTACACTTTCCAATGATGGAGCTCCATATATAGCTTGAACTTTCTTTAATATTGCTTCATTCATGGATTTTATTCCTCCTTTTTAAATATTATGAGAATTATCCCATATTCTTTATCGATTTTCTTAAATTCCCTATTTCATATCCAACTTTAGATAATACGAAATTATTAGCATTTATAAATTTTACCCAATGCTTTAATACATTAGTAACATCGTTATTAGTCTTATTATCATTCTTAATAATTTTATTAAATACTGGAACTATAGAGGATTTAACATTTTCATATATTTTTATTATGTTTTGAGTATCTTTGTGTAAAAATGTATTTTCTATATCAGTCATAACTATTAATAGTAAAGCTTTATATTTTTTATCTATATATTCTTTAGCATTAGCGTTCTTGACTCTCATTAGTTTAGACTCTATGAAGTCTTCACCTTTATCTTTTTCAGGAAATACTTTTTTATACAAGTTTTGTATATTCATCATAGATTTATACTCATCAGATTTGTCGATTTCATTACCATTATACCAATCATTGATAACACCTGTATTAATATCGGGTGCTTCAGTCAATTTTCTTAGTTGATCTGCTAAATTTTCTAAAGGTTTAGATTGTATTTTTAAAAGATCAAATACACTATTAGAATTAGTTAATAATATAGATTTACTAGAATTTACTTTAGATAAAATATCATCAATCGCACTTTTTGTTTCTGGGTATCTAGTTAGATCAGAATAAGTATACTTAAAATCTTTTGATGGTTGTATTATAGTTGCTAATAGAAGTATTCTATATAGTGCAGTATTACTAAGATGTGACTCAAATGGCCCATCTGTAACATCTTCATTTGCAACTTGCATAGAATCAAAATCTATATCGCTCCAGAATGCTTTATTTTCATCTACAACTTCTGGATGAGCAACTTCGTAAGCTTTTAAATCTTCATCTAATTTCTTTAAAATTAATGTAGATTTACTTCTAGTAACAAAATGAACTAATCTTTTCCATACATTAGATATAGCTATAAATGCTTTCATTAATAACGACCACATATATTTAGCGCCTTTCTTAACACTTTCTTTGAAATCTTCTAACCCTACAGTTTCGTATAATAATGCAGATGTCATAGCACATTCATTAGATATACTCATGTATTCATCATATGATTCATCTGTTTCTTCAAGAAAAGATAATTCACTTGATATTTCATCACTAATTGAATTAATAACACGATCTGAATCGATTAATGCAAATATATTCATAAGGAATCATCTCCTTATGCAGCTTTTTTATTAGCTTTATTATATCTTGGTATATATTTACCCATCATCATAGTTAATTTTCTAATTACATTTTGTTTGAATTTTCTAGCATTAGTAACACAAGACATTAATGCTTTATATAAATCTTGCTGAATAGCATCTTCTGGTGTTTCTGCCTCTAAAGCTTTCATAACATCTCTCCATATTTTGTCATTAGTATCTTTGGAAAGAATTTTAACTAGATCTACTAATGCTGGACCCATTTTAAATCCAGATGGAACTGTTAATTCTTTTAATCCATCGATAGGTTTAGAAGATGGATCTTTTAGGAATATATTATTATAATTAATAGCTTCAATTATAAATTTAGCTTGTGTTGCCATGTCAGAATTCGCATATGATTCAGCTTTTGTTCTCCATTCTGTAGCTTCATCTACAAATTTTTCTACAAATTTTTCTAGAATAGGAGCAATTTCACTAGGAACATTTACACCTTGTGGTCTAAGAAATTCATTAGTATCAATTTTGTATTGAGATAATACTATATATGAATGAATGAATAATTGAACATATTCTTGATAATCTTCATTAGATACTTCTATTTCAGTAGGATTATTCATTCCAGCTTGTGTAGCTTTATATGTTAATTGCTTTAATACTTTTTTTGTAGTTTGTTCTGCACCAAATAAACCTTTAATTAATGCTATGATTTTCTTTATAACAGTTTTAGCAGATTTAACACCTTTTTCAGCTAAGTCTTTAATTTCTTCTGTAGAAATACCGAATTCAGCTGATATACTTTCTAAAGCAGCTTCTTCTGCTCCAGCAGTTTTTACAGATTTATATGCTAAAACACTATTTAATAATTCTAAATCACTAATCATAGATTCAAAACTAGCTTTTTCAGCTTCATCATATGACTTTTCTATTTCATCTAAATCTTTAAGTTCAGATTCTATAGATTCTAGTGCTGTTAATTCTACTTCAGGTTCGGTATTTACTGATTCATTAGCAACTGATTCTTCTGCTATTAAACCTAGAGTAGCAAATAACTCTCTTTTTTCGTTAGTCATTATTTGACCTCCTTTTTATATTATTTTATCGGATCTTCTTCTTTCTCCGAATAGTTTTTCTTAGTCTTCTTATTGATATCTGATTGCCTTTCTGCTTCAATTTTCTTAAGAGCTCTTCCAAGTTTAACCGCATCATCCATGAAATTATGTGTTATATTATCATGAAGATTGGCAGCTTTTTCAACATTAGTTACAATTGCTGTAAATAATCCACCAGTTTCTAATATAACATTTAGTAAGAACTTCATATATTCTTCATGGTCATCACGAATAAGTTGTATAACTTGGTTCATTTTTCTTCTTAAGTTTTCTGTTTCTTTGATATGTTTATCAAATTTCCATAATTCGGCATTATTTTCAGACACTGACACAAATAACTCTAAATTTTCAAGTAAATAATCATATGCAGTCTTATATTCTAGTTCAGATGTTCTTGGTTTACTTATAGCTTCTATATTTTGTGTCATATATTGTAGAGCAGCAGCTCTAACATTTTTAATATCAGCATCTTCATAAATACCCTTAATACGTGCAAAGTCATTAAATACGTTATCATTTTTAGGGTCTGGATTAGTTATATCTTCTAATACAGTCTTGATAGCATTTACAACTTTAGACATATCAACATTAGCATTTACAAATTTTAAACCACTAGCATTAGCTATAACTTTATTAAAGTCATAACCCATATTCTTGAAATCATCATAGAATGATCCCTTAAATACGTCAACTGACATGACTAACCCACACATAAGAACTACTTTTCTTATCAATTCTAGTATAACTTTTAAGTTTAAACTAAACATTAAAGTCTTATTATCAGTTTGATTTGTACTCTTTGTAAATATATTACCTACAAATTCATTCATTTCTTTAACTGTATGTGTTAAAGAATAACTAATTGATAACATTAGAACCATAACTTGAAGATTTGCACGTCCCCAGTCAGAAATTTTAATAGTTCCAGTTGAGTTTTTTGCTACACTTTCCAACTCTTTAAGAGATTTAATATAAGTAATGGCGTCTCTATAGGTTTTCTTTAGTACAGTAGAATTAGCTTTTTGTCTTCTAATTAATCTATTAAATGTACCGAAGATTAAATCTATAAGTTTTTGAGCCCATGCAACAATATTGGATTTAGCCTTACTAGCCATTTCTTTTACACGATCTTTAATACCTTCCATACTTGGTTCAAATGACCATACATCATCTATATCTAGATCTTCACTAGTGTATTCCCATCCTAAGATGGCACTATTCTTTACGTCACTTTCACGTATGTTTGCGGCGAAAGCATCAAGTGCGTCTAAACTACTCGCGTAAGTTTCTAATCCATAATCATCCATAATTATTTTCACTATATATTTCACCTCCTTAGTAGCAATTTTATATAAATAAACGTATATTAACCGTCTATTTTTACAAAAATTTTGTTTGCATCAGGATTTTTTGTTCCCTTCTGCTACATCTTTGACTACTTGTCTTAATTTATATAAAGATGAGTGAAATTGAACATATGCTTCTACTATATCTTCGTATGTCTTATCAGGTAGAACTTTTATAAATTCATCTAATATAGTATAAATGTATCTATATTCTTTCACAACATCACGTAGAACATCTCCAACTAATGGATTATCATAAATACGATGTTCTACAGCTTCTATATTATTATCTATAATCTTTTTAAGCTCTAATAATCTCTCAGGGAAGATATTACGTATCTGTTTAGATATGTTATATTCTTGAAGTTTTACTACTGTACGATCTACTACATTTTGAGATGGAGCATCTGGGTCTTGCCCCCCGCCGTCATCACCAAACATATTATCTCCAGCAGAGTCAAACGATGCATCTCCGAAATCACTTCCGAAATCCATATCTCCCATTTCACCGGCTCCAAATGGGTCATCATCAAAGTTTGCTTCAGCTCCTCCATCATCACCTACTGGTTCATCCATACCTTCAGCTTCTCCAGCACCAAATGGATCATCCTCTCCTGCTTCAAATGATGGTTTATAATCTTCTAGAATAATTTGATCATCTGGATATATTTTAGCTAAATTTTCTAACCATTTATTGATCTGTAAAATTCTTGCATTTCCATCTTCATTTTCTTTTCTTCTATTATCATATTCAGATAAAACTGATTCATTGCTAATTTCCATAGTTTTAAACGAGTTGCTATTGTCAATATTATTTCCGTTACGTATTTTATCATATATCATCAATTTCCTCCTTTTCCTAGAATTACCGGACTAACTATTAATAACCATCGTCAGCCAATACTTTAGAACCATATTCACCATTTAAATTATAGAAACCTCCACTAGAAACCATTTTATCTATACGTTGTCTAGTTGTTAGAGTATCATCTTTATCGAATGTATTGTATTTAATACGTTCTTTTTTGATTACTTCTCTTTTATATTCTATAAGTTTTAACTTAGCGAATTTAACTAATTGTATTTGAGAGAGTATTCTATTAACTTCTTCTTTATCCCCTTCATTACGAGCCATTTCGTATTGGTTTTCAAGTCTCTCAAGTTTAGCGTCAAGATTATATTCAACTCTTTCTACAGATTTTATTCTACTAGCTAAATATTTACGCTTTTGTAGAGCTAAAATCCATGGTAAGAATATTATAGTACCAGTTATTGCAGTAAGGAAGAAACCTCTAATACCGATTAATCTAAGAGCACGAACTTTCTCTTCTCCGTGGTCTAATTCGTCACTTAATAATTTTTCTTGTAAACGAATGGCTTCTTCTTTTTCAAATTCTACTTTAGATTTTAAAATAGGAATGTTCTTTAAAGCTTTCCAGATAAATCCAAAAGCCTTTTTAGGAGCTTTTGCTAGGAAAACTATCATGTTATAGGCAAACGACCCAGACCTAAGTCCAAATATTTTAATAGTTTTAAATAAATCTCCAATTAATCCTTCATTTGCTACCATTCCAGGAATAAAGTCAGCATCAAATATATCATACATATTAACTGGCTCTTCATAAGTATTAGTTAAAGGATTATATATACATACTTTATTTTGACCTACATAGTGAATATGTGAGTCTAAGTAAAGTAGCACAGATCCTTTATCTCTTATTGGTAAGTATAATACTGGATCATCTTTTGATTCATTTATTAATTCGTTTACTGTTAGATTTTTAATTACAGTATTTCCTTCGAATTCTGTAACCATATTAAGAGAATTATATATATTTCCATTTTTTGTAGTTACTTCTATAGGTATATAATCATATTCTGTAATAGGAAGATCGCTGTTGTCTACTATTTTCATAACAGACTCCATTGATAATTCTTCATGCTTAGAACTGAATTTCTCTAAAATAGGATCATCAGGAGATATTTCACGACTAAATGTTGTATCAACGTCGTAATATGCTTCTGTGATAACTTTATCGGTAGTCTGATTTGCACTAATGAAGTATTCTATATTAAGACGAATCGCATCTATAACTGTAATTTCTTTAGATTCATCATTATCTTTATATATTAGTTTAGAAAGAGCTAATTTTTCTAAATCTTCATCAGTTTTACATTCTTGTAATGTAAACGTAGGCATAAGTTCACGTATCCATTCTACGTCACCTCTAGAACTAACCCCAAATGGAGATATCATTAATATACTACGATTAGTTATTACGATTGGTATATAACAATGCGAAGGTTCAAAGGTTTCAAATAGAAATAACGGAATTATTATGTTATTAGCTGGTTCTACGAATAAGAATCTCTTACACATAGCTCCAGGACTACATATTTCTATAAGTTTTTTAAGCTTAGCATTTATAAGAACTAGCTCTTTATTAACCGAACTAAAGTCTAAATTTACTAATCCTATAGAAATATCTTCAGACCCATTATCAGTACTAGCGGTATAAGAACGTTTATTAACTATAAAAGATTTAACTATACTAGTCGCTCTTCTAGCTGCTATATACTCAGGTAAATTATACATAAAATTCCCTCCTTTCTTATAAGATAATTAACAGTCCGGTTGTTTTTACCCGAAAAACAAGGCGGTGTTAAACAATATATATTAAAATGTAAACCTAAAGGAGGGTTATGATGTTTATAACTAATTATGCTAAAAAGTATGAAGAATGTAATAACTATGGCTATTATAAAGATTTCTTTAATGAAAACTATGAAGCGGCTGAAGTTATTAGAAAATGTGAAGCTATGGCCAGAGAAAAATATGGTAAGTTTAAAAGTATCATATATAATAAGAACAAATATGAAATAATGGAAGATCTTAAAGAAGCTGGATTATTACAATGTCTAAGTCCAGACGTAATTGAAGAAATTAAAAAGTATACAGAACTTCCTAATGACTGTGCTCATGCTTTCAATAACATTGGATTATCATATAATTTATCTGCTAGTGCAAAATTTATACCAGAAGAATTCTTTAATATCTATGGGCTTCTTAAAATTAAAGAAAGAAGTAAAACTGATTTATTTGCAGATAGTCATTTCTTTATTCTAAATGGAGATAATGGAAAGGGACTGTTTGCTCATATTGATATCAGCAGACTTATTGGTATTGGTGTAGATATTAGAAAGTCTGACATATACAGAAGATATATGGGATATTCTACAAATACAGACTCAGATACTTCTACAAAATATAGTAGCGACTTTGGACTAGGTATGTATGACGACTCTTATCCAGTTGCATGGTTTAATGTAGATTTAGAGTATAATGCACTATTACTAAGAATAATTACACATAAGATGATCCACGGTGATAGAGAAATCTTTGCAGAAGCTATATTAAATGCTATATTAGATAAGTTTATAAGATTACAATTAACTTTATATACTTATGTGGTATACATATATGGTAATAGAGATATCGTATCTAATAACTTAGAAACATTTGTTAAACTTGCATTCTTATTTAAACTTGTATATAATAGTGTAAATGGAATTGATACAGATGATATAGGTGACAGTATTAAAAAGCTTATGAGAGACTTTAGTTATTGTGTTCAAAATAGAGGAGCATTTGATAGTGTCATAATGACTGCAGATTTATGGAGAAATAGATTAATTAAAGGATATCAAGACTTACCAAGCTTTAGTGATGACGCTATAAATGAAGTTCTTGAAATGTATCAAAAGAAAAGACATGCTGTTATAACTATAAATAAAATGAATAGACCTGTATATGCTAATAAGATTATAACAGGAATTAAATTAGTTTCATTAGAAAGTCTTCAAGATGATATATTATCAGAATATAATTTAAAGAAATCTTATAATGCATTTAAAAATGCACCTGCTAGATATGCTACAATTGGTATGGAATCTGTTAGCGATAAATCAGAATTCATGGTTACTAGAAGTAAATTACTAGCTAAATTAAAACCTAAAGATAGAGAAACTTATATTGATCTTGAAAATGATCTTATGAAGATAAAGTCTGATGCAATGAATTGTAAGACAACTGACGGAATGAAAGTTCTAATGAATAAAATAAATACTCTTGGTAGTATAATATCTGTAGAAATGGATACTAAAGATGAATTTCTAAGAGAAGCTTTAGGACTTTTAGATGCACAACGTATAATACTAGCAGACATGATGGCTAGTCGTAGTGTAATAAAAGAGAATTCTGGAATATTATATGGTATGGTAAAGCTATAAAATAACAGCGGGGGCGAAAGCTCCCGTTTATGTACGGAGGTATTATGGTTAGTTACGAAGAAATTATGCATAATAAACATGAGAAATTTGATAACTTCCTTAAGGATCTTGGTATAGAAAAAGATGTATTGGTAAACTTTGTTGATAGTACATATGATCAATTTATACGTAACACTAGAGAAGAAATAGCCAAGTATAGAAATGAAGGTATAGAACCACCTGAAAATTTAGTAATAGATAATAATATATCATTTCAGGAATATAATGAGAATAAGCAAAAAGTATTGGAAGCTATAAGTAATTTTATTGAAGCTGAGAATGAGAATGAAGGAAAAGAAGATGACTTTAGATTTCCATATTGTGAGATATTTAATGGTAACTTCCCTAAACTTGATAAAACTAAATTATCAGACCAGGCTAAAGTTGCACTTAAAGTAGATGGTCTGCCAGATTTTGCTTATGATATTTATTATAATGCCGAACATAAAAAAGCTATTCCTATATATTATGATTATAGTACAGTCAATCATCAATGGGTTGAATTTAGTTTTATGTTAGAGAAGATGGGAGATTTCTTAGGTATTAATATAAACCATAAAGCTCCTCTTATAACTCTTAACCGGATGTTACTTGGTATAGATATAGATAATCCTGTCATTAGTAGTGAAATTCAAATAGCAGCTGCTATTGAATGTGAACAGAATCCTATTTATATGGTTAGAGAAGCTGGTCGTATAATGGACGAAGCTACAGGAGAAAGAATTCCATATGAAATGACTATTGCAACATGGACGTTCTTGTGGTTATATGCTCAAAGATTTAATATCTATCGGGAACAGTCAAGACAAACAGGTAAAACATTCGACCTTACTAAAGTATTAGGAATGGACTGGGGAGCTGGTCTTCGTAATGCTAAGATGTTAGTAGTACACTTTAACCAAGATGAAGCTGGTAAGAACAGACGGGGAATGATAGATGCCGCTAATATGTTACCAAGATTCCTTAAATTTCATACGATAAAGACAAAAAAAGTTAAAGGTAAGCAAGTATTAGTAGAAGAGGAAGATTTTTCTCCTTCTCTTAAAGCTAGAGAAGTAAAGAATGAAGAAAGAAATAACTTCTTAAAGATATTCGCAGTAGGTACAAGTGAAACACAAGCAGAAAGAACTGGGCGGGGAGACTCACCTAGATTTGTATACGTAGACGAAATTAACTTTATACGTCATACAACTGCAATGCTTGGAGGTATACTATTTGCACATGGTACTGCTAGACTACTTGCTATACGTAGTAATCAAAGACATGGTATATACTTTACATCTACACCAGGTAAACTTAATACTACAAGTGGAAGACTTATGTATGAACTTGTATTTAAGGAAATGGCTCAATTCGATATAGAGTTCTTTGGATATACATATGAAGAACTATGTAAAGTAATGAATAATAGTAAGAAGCACTTCTGGACTATGAGTTATGAGTACTTTGAACTTGGATTTAATGAAGCATGGCTTGAAAAATCTATTAATGAAAGTAATGATAGAGAAGTATTTATGACAGATATGTTGAATCGTTGGCTTGAAGTTGATAGTGAAAGCTTATATGGTCAAAAACTTATGGGACGTGTTAGTAAACTTGCTAAAGAAACACCTCATAGAACTCTTATGTTTATGAAGAATCATAAGATGACATATTTTAGTCATGAAGATATTCCATTTGAAGATTACCTCAGAAAGTTCCATGCTATTAGTATTGGAGTTGATATAGCCTTCGGGGGTAATGACAGTTCCGTTGTATTTATTATGGACATGGAAACATTTCAGCCCATACTCAACTGGAACACTAACTCATTAGACGTAAATGATTTTAGTTTTGTTTGTATTAAATTCTTTAATTGGATTAGAGAAGTTAATCCTAATATGATTATGGTTATAAACCCAGAAGTCGATGGTGTTGGTCAAATATATATGAATAATATGAGAAAGTCTGGACTAGAACCGTATTTATTTAGAATTGATAAACACGTAGATAAGAACTTAGACGATAGTAGTTTTAGATTTACTAATAAAAAGCTTAGTGGAAATATATTATCTACATTTGGGACTAGACAGCGTAGTGCAGATACTAGAAAGTATATAACTACAGAATTATGGCGTCAACTTATAGATAAATATCCATATGCATTTGGTAATATTATTTCGTATAGTGAGCTTGGAACATTAAGAGAAGAACGTGGTGGTAAGATAAACCATAAATATGGATGTCATGACGACAACCTTATGGCAACTGCTCTTGCTTATATGGTTGCAATTAAACCAGATTATAGATTGTCATTAGAAAAGAATTGGAACTTTATAGTAGATTATAGTAAAATAAAAGTATTATCTCTTACATCATTGGTAAATTCTCATTTAGAAGATACTAACTATTATAAAGAAGGTAAAATAGAATATGAAATTATTAATTATAGAGGTACTGATGATAAGATATATGATAAGATAATTGCATGGAAGTGGATTAATGGATCAAAGGTTTATTTGAATGATGAAGAAATAAATGAAGAATGTTTAAATGGACAACTAGCTGGTAAAGAAGATATATTTAATATGAGACTTCCTAGTATGGTTACTATGTTAAATACATTTAATAATACTATATCTAGTGATACACAGATGATGGGAAGGGCTAGATCAGTTACTTCTTATAATAAATATAATAAAAAAGATAAGAGATTATGGTAATTTCGACTATTAACAACCTACCTGTCTTAGATAATTCTTAAAGTAGGAGGTTTAGTGTATGAAATTATGGCAAATGTTAGTTGACGGATTTGTATACTATTTGAACACAGACTATGGACTATTTGTTATTCTGATATTATTATCAGCTTTAATAATAGCCGGAGTTATATCTTATTTTGGAGTTAAAAGTCTTGGTTTAGTTAAAGCTCAAGCGGCTGAAACTATAAAAGAATTCCAAGAAAAGAAAGGCAACGATGCTAAAGTTGAAGTTGTAACAGAAAAGATTATAGAAAGTGTTACAAACAGATTAGAAAATCCAAAGTTTATCTTTAGAGGTAAAAGATTATTTTTACTAATATTGAGAACAGAAGCTGCTACTAAATATGTAACTTATTTAGTAAAGAATATTTGGAAAAAAGCAACTGGTGTCGAACTAAAGTAAAAGGTAAATAAAAAGCATACCCCAATTATGGTTTTGTACCATAATTGGGGTATCACCTTTTATTTACGTTTCAAAATATATAGTTAATAAAATTGGAAATATGATAAAATTATCCTACCATAAATAGGAAAGTAAGATATAACTTATTTCAAAACTGAGGGGTAGTTATATGATAGGATAATTTTAGCACAGAATCGATAGTAACCGTATGTATTATTTCATAGCTCAATAAAATTTGAATTAGCTCTCTACCAAAAAATATCGATTCTGTAATAAATCAAAAAAAATAAAAAAGTGTAAGTAAGTGGGAAACGTTGCCTGCTATTATTCAGTTACGGATGATAACATTTTAAGAAGACTTTAATAAATGCTTCGTGCATGGGCCCAATCTCCTGATTAACAAGTCTCCACCTACGTATTATTTGTTGTATATAATTATTATTTATTTCCAAATGAATGGAATACTCTTAAAGATTTATGTAAATATCCTAAGAATGTTGATTCTCTAGGTTTATCATCTACAACTACTTCTTTAACTGTAAAGTAGTGTATCTTAGGAGAACCTACAAAATAATTAACTTTAAGCTTTTTATAGAATCTACTAGTTATAAATCTATCTCTAATAACTTTTTGAAACTCTATAGTTTCATTTAAATCTTTATTCTTTTTGTCTTTAATAAGTTTATCATGGACTTTATCTGGTTCATGTTTATCTCTATGGAATATTATTATATCTTTAACATTAACAGGTTCAAATATAACCTTCTCCGTTCTTAATAACCATTCTACTACAGCATCTCTAGAATCCATTTGATTATATATCCAATTTGATTGGTAGAATCTATCAAATATTAATACATGATGATGATGTATTAAATCTGATTGATTATTAAATTCATCAAACATATTCATCATTGTATTTATTCTATCATAACAGAATAACCAGTTAAGTAAATACCTATCAAAATTAGTCTTATTACGCTTTCTTAATAATTTAGCTATAAGTTTACCAATCTGACTAGTATAATTAGGAAAACTTATTAAATGTACAGTTTGACTACTATTATCAGATTTAACTTCTGACATAGTTTTATCTATATCTAGATAAAGAAACCTTGAGTAAGTTTCCTTACCTGATACATCATTACCTTCTATAACTACTGAATCTACATGAACATTTGGTTTTAGTTTAGGTAGATTTACAAATTTGTTATTTAATATTTGATACACAAGGGTTCTATTAATTTTATTAGTACCTTGTAAATTTTGTGTATCACTTTTCATTTCTCTATTATACATATTTACTATAAGTTTCTTTACATAGTTTTCAACAGTTAAAAATGCATCTAGACTATAAGGTCTATTATTAACTGTAAACATAGTCCACCACTTATAGATAGTTAGAGTTATATTATTCATTCCAATCACCTCTTAATTCATAGTTTCAGTTGTTACACTCCCATCAGGTAATAAATTATAATTTATCATACCTTCTTCACAGTATACGGTAGCTTTATTTCCAACTATTGAGCATTTAAATACATTAAACTTTAATATTTTAAATTTCTCATCATCTTTAATACCGAATACATTTTCTTCATTGTCATAATAAAATGTCTTCATCTTCTCACTTCCTCTGTTAGAAGTTTAGCAACATCTTCACGTTTCTCAAACTCAATACATCCATTAGGATGTACCATAATATGATGTGTCCAAGGGTCCATAGCTTTCGATAATGTATATCTACAGTCTTGTCCATCATTTAATATAGTACAATCCTTTACAGATGTTACTAAAACTACTTCATCTCCGCTTTTATCATTCCAAACACCTATTATTTGGTTTTTATCTTCTAAATATACTAACTTTCTTTTATTCATCACTATCTTCACCTAATTTCGTTTCCATTCCATTTTGTACCATAGCCTTACTATCATCTTTATCAGTAATAGGATTGAACATATTAGAAGCTTTATTCATTTCATTAATACGCATAAATAATCCTATAGATGTTTTATGTTTAGTAAGGTCATCACTATTTATATTATTTACTTCTAGTTCATATCTAGTCTTCTTTTCTAAGTTTTCTAGACATAATGTAGTAAACTTGTCTCTAAGTTCGCATAATTTACTATCTTCTCCAGCATAATGTGTTAATGCATATGCTTCCATAAGATTAAATGGTCTATCCCATCCATCCATAGTTAGAGTTTGTCTTTTATAACTACTCATATATTTATTTTCTTTCTCAGCATCAATACTATCTTTAAATATATGAGGATATTCTGCAGATGGGTACATTCCACTACCTTTCTTAAATACTCCTATATTTTCACAATCTATAACAAGAGTTGCAAATCTATCAAACTCTGCATTAATATTTACAAGTTCAGTAATAGTACTACCTTCAGTACCAGTTCTACTTTTCCACATACGTCCTTGTGTACTAAATGCATTGGTAGATGGGTCTAGGTTAAGTCTAGAAATAACGTGTCCTTTAGAAGCACTTCCTCTATCAACAGAGTCTACAACCTTTTCTAGAACAAATGCAGAAGATAATTTAGCTTTTACAGCATTAGGAACTTTAATTTTCTTATCAATAGGAGCAGATTTAAAATCTCTTTCTGCTACATATTGACCAATTTTAGGAGCATTATCTCCTAAGTGAGCTACCCATATAATAATTATATTACCATCACAATAGTTAGTAGCAGATTTAGTAAATTCTGTAAGCTCTCTGTTTGTAGTAAGACCTACAGTATTATTAATTACATCTCCACCAGTTTCAATATCATTATTTGCAGACTTAATAGATGTTACAGTATCAACTATAAGAGTAACAAAAGGCATCATTTTAAGAGTTTGGCCAGGATTTTGAGGGTCTGGGAATGATACTGGTTTATATTTCATTTCTTTATATTCAGCATCAACCTCTTTCATTATAGAAGCTAAGTCATCTGGACTAGTTGTAGATATTACAGTAAATCTATCTGATATAGTTTCTTGATCTAATTTTGTAAGCTTCTTAAGTCTTTGATCTGTATAAACTGCATTATCTGCGTCTATTACTACTAATCTATGTAGTGGGTATCCTAAATGTAGACCGAATGATAATGCATCCATAGTAAATGTAGACTTACCAGCACCTGGTTTACTTGCTATACAGTTATGCGTACCAATTGCAAATCCTCTATTCTTACTTATTAAAGTACCATCTGTTTTTCTAACATTTTCACCCATCATAATATCAAATGTTGCAAATCCAGTAGGGACATAACGATTTAAAGTCTTGTCTATTTTCTTATTTAACCAACTCATTTTATTTTCCTCCAATTTTATTAATTATATTATTTTATAGGTACATCAACCAAGTCATTATCTAATCCATATGCTTTAAGGACTTCACTCATATATCTTAATGATTTCTTATTTTCTGGACTATCTGTTAAATCCTTTAATGAAACGTCTCCTGTTCTTATTATAGACTGTTTCATTTCACGTTTAGCAACTAAGTCATGAGATGCTGGTCCTAACATTTCTTTAATAATATTAGGAGAACCATTTCCTATTAGTGTAGCTATTTCACTATCAGATAAACTTCCTGATTTAGATGCACCTGTTACTTGTCCTGTTATATTACGTAGTGTACTTTCTTGTGCAGCTTTACCTTCTTTAAGAGCTATTTGTTGGTTTGCTCTTACATATAATGGAAGTATAAGAAGTTTTTTATTAGAAAGTACTCCTTTACCATTTCTTATATTAACATGTGGTAAATGCACATATTCTTGGTTTATTATTTGTTCACTTTCTCTAACTCTACGTAGTACGTGACGGTTTGGTTGTGCATAGAAATTCAATATATTAATAAGATATTCTACTAACTGGTCTCTATCTTCACAAGTTGTTAATAGTTCTTCTATTCTAGCACCTTCACTTTCATCAAGCATTTTAAATACACGTATAGTTTCAGATACTGCAAACTCTATATCTTCATCTTTAACTTTATCATACTTCATATTATACCTCCGTTAAATCAAACCCATTTAAAGTATCGTAGTCTGTGTTGATACTTTCAAGTGCAGATATATCAACTGATAATTGGCCACTTGATAAATATAATACTAATAAAAGATATTGATATAACCATTTACGAAGTTGTACTTTATTATATAATCTAGCTTCTTCTCTAGGTTTATCAGCCATCATATTATATATTATATTATCTAATGCGTCAAATATATAAGTTATATGTCTAGCAATACTCATAGATCTTACAAATCCTAGTCTAAAGTTTTTCATAGTAAGCTTATCACTATTACGTTTCATCCATTCATCAAGTATATTACTACAAACTCTAGACGTGTTTATATATTGGTCTCCCAACCTACTTATAAGTAATGTTCTATACTTCATATTCTTAGGATTATTATTACCAAGACCAATCATATCTAATATACGACTAGAAGGAGATTGTAAGTTATTCATAGCTATTTCTCTAATAGCTTCAAATAAACCAGCACCAGCTACATTATTCTTACCATCAGCAGATTTAGCATAAGCTATTTGAATTCTAACATCTGGGTCATTGAAGTTTTTATGGTATGCAGTAGCTATACTATTAATCATATTATTATATCTAGGAGTAAAATCTTTTAACATCTCACGGAATAATTTATCAGATGGGTTTTTAGTTATACGTTTTTCCCAGTTTTGAATAAATGATTCTGTTTTCTTTCCTATTACTATTAATAGGTTTCTACCAAGTTTATTATAATCGAGTCTAGAATCAAATTCATCTATAGTGTATTGCATTATAAGTTTATTAAATTTTCTAGGAAAGTATTTAAACATATACAAACTATAGCATAATATACCAAGGAAATTTATAAATATAGGATTTCTAGTTTCAAAATAACTAAATAGTAGCCCAAGTTTCAAAGGATCTGCCAATCTAGCCATTAGTCTATATTCAGAACTTTTAGATATCTCTTTCCAATCATTTGGAGATATATTATAAAATGCTGCAAACTTATTACGAGTACTTTCTCCTAGAATCGGGTAATTATTTATTAATCCATCTGTAAGAACTGACATATTCTTTTTAATATAAAGACCGATTAAGTCAGAAATATTATCATGTGTTTCTTTAGTAGTACGCTCTTTATATATATTATATATTACATCTTTCATATTTTCACCTCACATATTTATTGTGTAAAATTACATATAACATCATAAAACGTCATATAAGCTCATTATACACGTTTTAAGGCTATTCAAAGATAAAAGTCATAAGATTAATAGTAAACATTTATAAAACGCGTAATAACAGCATTATAGAGCGTTTAAATACATTTATAATGGTATATATTATTTTATACATAAATTTAACCAAAAATAAAAAATAATGGATGGTAATAACCCATTATAAGTTAATACCATCCAAAATTTTACTTATCTTATTTTCTTCTTAATGCATGGAATATAGCCATTTCCATTTTTTGTCTCCAAGTAGCTTGTACAGATTCTGCAGCAGGAGCTTCTTCAACTGGTTCTTCTGGAACTTCAGGTTCAGTTCCTTGATCTCCGGCATCATCAGCTGGTGAACCCATATCATCAGATGATACGTCATCACCCATTGTATCTTCTCCACCAGATCCTTCTCCTACTTGATCATATCTGTTAATAGTAACTTTATCAGCATCAAAATTTTCATCTTGAGAAGCTAATTCTGTTACAGTAGAAGCTAAAGTATCTTTACCTTCTTTTGGTTGTTCAACACCATCTGGCATTTCTTCTGTAGAAAATTCTTGATTTCCGTCAGCAGTATTTACAGATTTCATTGTAGATACATTGTCGAATGATGTAGAACTATCTTCAGATTGATTAGATAAGTTTGATTTAGCAGCTTCTAAATCTTCACTGTCTCCACCAAGAACACCTTTTAATTCAACTGAATCTAATAGAGCTAGTTCTTCAGCAACTTCAGAATAATCTTCTCCACCTTCAGCAGGAGCTTCTACAGGAGCTTCATCAGCAGCGTCAGTTTCTTCAGCTTCAGGTTCTTCACTTGGTTCTTCTGGAGTTTCAGGTGTTTCATCAGTTTCTTCAGGAGCTTCTTCCTCTTTAACTTCAGCTTCATCTTCAGATTCTTCAACTTCTTCTTCTTTTTCATCTTCAGTTTCAGTATCTAAGTCTTCTTTAGCTATTTCTCCATCTTCTTCATCTTCTTCGATTTCTTCTTCAGCATCTTCTTCTTCAACTTCATCAGTTTCATCAGAATAATCATCATTAGATTCATAGTCACCACTACCAGAAGCATCTTCTACTCCACCATCTGCGTCTAATATAGTACTAGTATCTCCTTGGATATCTCCTATACTAACAGATTTCTTTTCACCTGGAGTATCATTAGTTTCAGTAGAACCATGATCTCCTTGAGCTTCATCTAAAGATTTAAATTCATCATATCCATTTTCACCTGGAACTTGAACATACATTTTATCAGCAGAAGTAACTTCTGTTTCATTTTCAGCATCAGAGAATACAGACTGATTATCATTATGTTCAGCATATTCTTGACCATTTTGTTCAGCCATCATATGTTCTACTTCTTTATTACCAGCAAATCCAGTATCATCGATAGTAGTTTGGTTTGGTTGTGAATTTTCTTTAATCTTTTCTATTACTTCAGGAGCTCTTTCTTCATCACTAGCAACTGGTGCTATTCCTCCCATCTTTTCAGCTTTAGGGTTTTCAGGAATATCCATTATGTCATTTCCTTCACCTGAAAGATTTTCATCTAGTGCTCCTTCTTTTTCTATAGCTTCAATTTCTCTTGCTATTTCATCTGCAACATTTTCTTCAGGAAGAGTTTCGTCAGCTCTTCTTTCTTGGTTAACTCCTTCATGGTCGTCTTCCAATTTGTCAATAAATGTAGCAGTTTCTTGTGGGTCCACAGCAGTAGGTATTTGTTCGAAATGGTCAGAAGCTGTTTCTTCCATTGAAACTTTAAAAGCTGGTCCCAATGCTTGCATTATGTTATCCATGGTTTCCTCCTATATTTAAGTTTAGTTCATTTTATTGAACACTTCATTGAATTTTGTATTAAGGTCTCTAAAAGTTTGGTAATGTCCAGAATTAGGTAGATTTAGTAATATACCTATAAAAATAGTAACTGGAATATAATCAGTAATAGTACCTTCAGATATTTTACCAACTAATTCAAGCACTAATTTATGTGGATCATCTAGACTAAATTCACGAGAATCTTCTGTATCTTTAAGTAAAGACTTACATACAGATGCAATATAATTATTAAATGTAAGTAATGATTTACTGCTTATAATATCTTCAACAGTTTTATTAAGAGCATCATAATATGATTTCTCTAACTCTTTAAGTTCAGCTAAATCAAATTCTTCGATTTGTTGAGGATTTAATTCACCTATAACTGTTGTATTTATAACAGGTTTAACATTTGATAATTCTTCTGTAAGTTCTTCAAATGAGTCTCTTTCCATACCAATTGCAGGGTTTGCTATGGTCTTAGATAATCTCTCAATTTCTTTATCCTGCTCTGTTTGTTGTGGTTTATTGACTCCATCATATAGAACTTCAGCTGCATCTAAAAGATCCTTTAAATAGTCTTCTGGTTTATCTCTAAGAACATCCCTAAATCCAGCAATATTTGCATCAGCTAACATTTTAATAAAAATAGCAGCCGCTGCTTTTTCAGGTTTACCGTATTCAGTTAATGCGTATTCGAATTTATCACCAGGGTCCGCACTAACAATCTCATCAACAGATTCATTAGAAGTTTCTTCATCAAAATTGATATCGAATTCATCATCTAATAAATCATCCATTGCGTCTTCATCATATTTAGACTTATCACCCTTTAATGCTGCTGCAGTTTGTTCTTTAGCAGATTGTAGAAGTTCTTTAAGTTCTTCTTTTGTTGCACGTATTTTTTCAGAAACTTTTCCACTTCCATTAAATTTTACCATTTCTTGTACATATGCTGCTAACGACTCTTTAGTCTTAACAGGTAAATCATATTTAAGATCCATATTATCTTTATACTCTTGTATTTCAGATTTTATAGTGTTAGTAAAGTGTTTAACTAGAGTGTTTTTAAGTTTCGTTAAATAACTTTCTTTACTTGTATTTTTAGTATTTTCCATGCCTTTTCACCTCACTTTTAATGAATTTAATACAGGATAATTGTTAATATATGAATTTCAAAACAATAAAAACCAAGAAAATACCAGGGAAAAAGTAAGTCAATAAAAAATTTTTGCGGTACATCAGTCCACCCTCTCTCAAAACGAGAGAGGGCTTTCTAATGAATATAATATAAAGGAATGCGTAAATGATATAATAATGGTTATAGGCGATACATTACTATATCTTCCGATAGGTGTGCTATAACACCCATAGCATAGTCCAAAGCCAATAATAAAATTTTCTAAAGGAATAAGAAAGAATTAAATAAACGTATCTTTCTGTGATAAATATGTTATTCTTAAAGTATTGCATAAACTTAAAATTAATAACTGGAGTTATTTAACTGTTATAATTTATGCTTTGGACTATCTTATGGATGGCCGAGTATACTGGAATATACTCGGCAGTTTAACAAACACCAATACAATTTTCAAAGGAGCGGTGAACGGCAACGTGCAAGTTCACCTTAAGTGACTTATGACATAATGTCACAAGATGTGTTAGATGCATGAATTTTGCATCCGAGAATTTAAAAATTTTAGAAATTTATAGTAAACACGTCTAACGTGTTCCTATCTTAGTAAAATCCTCTATAGCTCATACCATCTTTAGATACTTCGCTATCAGGAGTTGTACCTGTTAATTTAGATACATTTGTCTTTTGGTTTATGATGATTGCTTCTGCATTAGCATTTTCAACATATGGAACCAATTTAGCAAGGTTAGTGTCTTTAACATCTTTACCAAGTTGTTTTAATTGTTGTTTCATATGAGAGAATGACATCATCATAATTCTATCTAGAACTAATTGTTCTGTTTTCATTACATTGAAATCTATATTAGAATTATTGAAGTTTTCTAATAATGTTTTATCAAGTGCTGATATTTGTTGTAATTGTTCAGGTGTTAACCCATTTGATACATTAGCTATACATCTATATAATGGTAAACCTGTCATTACAGATTTAACATTTCCTAATTCTTTGTCTGCCATAAGCATTACTTTTACAGTATTTAATGCTCCTTCAGCAAATGTCACTATTTCTTCAGCTAACTTAAGTAAATCTTCTGTACCCATTTTTGGTAAAGATAGCATTGGTAGTGCAGAATATCTTTTCTTACCATTTTTATCTAATCCATTTTCAAAGATATAATCTTTAATTTTTGCATCAATAGAGAAATAAATTGATTTTCCATCAACTGATTTAAAATCTCTTTGAATTTTAACTTCTTTAGCTTGTTTTGTGTTATCAATGTCAGCTGATGCTTCTTTAACTCTGTAAACCTTTGGTTCCATACCATCGGAACCGTCATCATTTGTAGTTCCGTACATCACAGGATATTTATTTTCAAAATAATCCCCTTCCTTTAATCTTTTTTCGATCAGGTTCATTGCACCTGTCAAGTTAGTAGTTTCTAAAACTGCCATTCTTAATACCTCCTAAAAAATTTTTTTATATTAAATTATAACGTCAGACAAAATAAAATAGGTGCTTAGAGAAATGATAGGAACTAAGCACCATAATACAATTTTTCGATAATACACAAGTAATTTACTTAACTTTGATAATCTAATACTATAATAATTTTATTTTGGAGAAGGATTGTGTATTATCGCTTTATTTAAAATATATATAAATGTTATATATTTCGCTTTATTATATGTAATTATCTAAAAGCTAAGATTGCTGTTTAAACTCAACGTTATCTTTATCTCCGTCAATTAATCTTACACCTTTAATAGTTACACTAGTTTCTGCACTAGACAGAATGTTTAATTCTTTATAAGTGAATCTATAGACACGCATGTTACCCTTGGCGTCTGTAGTTATTATATTAGAGAGAGGAGTAAACTTCTGAACTGGCAATCCTTGACAGTTTATAGTAATCTCCTCATATACAGTGTTGTCTAATTTTTTACCAGGAAGTGCTTCAGAATTCTTAAATACTACTTCTTGGTTTCTACTCATAGGGAAAGTTTGTTTAATATGTTTACCAGATGGTGTTACATATATCTTATTATCTCTATAAGAAGACGACCCTATAACTTTAACACTAACATTAGCAACTGACTCTGTTATTCTATAATCAGTCTTCCCTAATTTAACTATTACTCTAGGGTATACCTTTTCACTTCCTTCTCTAACTACTAGTACAGAAAGATTTGTAGTTAATTTAGCATTATCTACATTTGGGTTATTATCCGAATTTAATAGATAGAATGTATCCCCATCTACACAAGTGTAATACTTTGTAGAATACAAGTTTATTTCTTGGTCTATAAATTTTATAAGATCTGTAAAACTTGTAAATGGTACTATAAATCTTCCCATTGGTTTATCATTCTCTATTTTACTCATACATAACTGATAAGTATTAAAAGATTTCTTAAAAGCGTACTGTATAAGTTGGGAAGGTGTAGGATTCGGCATATTAAAGTTAATAGAAGCTTTAGATTGATAATGTATCTCTCCTGGTTTATATAATTGTAATTTTACAGTTATAGGTGACATGCTACTTTCACTTTTAGTATTAACCGCATCCTGAACCTTCACTTTCATTTCATTATCTTGTAGTATTCCTACATAAGCTCCAGATTCAATAGGTTTTTCTTGGAATCTAGACTTAGAAACAGGAATAACTTGAATATATGTTGCCAATGCTTTTGGGAAATTTGGAATTACATCTCCCTTTAGTTTATAGAGTTTTGTAGCAAGTCTCATTGGCATAGTAATCTCTAGTCTTCTTATTGGGAAGTCTAGGTTTTTGTAGTCATTTAACTCTGTAAAACGGACAGTACATCCGTTTTCATGCATAAATTGCAACCCTCCTATATCTACACTGATAGTATGCATATTAGGAATTTTTATTTTAACACTATTCCCTTGCTTAGGATTTATAATAGATGTTAATAAGGATGTAGCTTTCTTTATGATACTTTTATCAGCACCTTCTTTTTCTCCAATATCAGTTGTAGTGGATTTAAAATCATATGGTTTGAACTCATATGGCATATACTTCACCTCCAATTTTACAGAGTTATGTTTTTATTATGTTTAGTTTTTATAATTTTTAATCCACATATTAGCTGCTGCTGCATTAGTTTTCCAATCTGAAGCTGGAGTTTTGCTACCAAATCTATCTATTCTTGTATTCACATTTGGTGCAGCGAATGGTATAGCGAACGTTTGAACACTTGGTGTAACTGGATTAGATTGCTGTGGAGCTGATACTTGCTTATTCACCATATTAGCCACATATGCTTGAAATTCTGGACTTAATAAACTAGCGTTATTACGCACAGCTGGTAAGTCATTCAATTCAACTTTTCTATCAGCAATCATAACAGTTTCACCAGATAATAACTTACTCATTATTGTGAATTGTTGTTCAATTGTTAATCTTTGCAATTCATATTCGTAAGCATTTATATTTGAATTATCTTCTTTAGCTACTTGATTATTATTTGGAGTCCCAATGATATTATTTATAGTGTCTCTTACACTACTATGTAGAATATTAGGATCTATACGATATGTATTACCTAATATAAAAGCTAGAACCTTTTCACTGATTTGATCCATATCTGCTTTCATAATAGTTAAATCTGATAACTTAACTTGTTTACCACAGATAACTATAAAAGCACCATCAAGAATTCTATTTGCTATAGCTAGCTGATCATCTTCAGATAATGATTTTATAGCATTATCAAATTCTTCACGAATTTCATTAGCTTGATCTGCTAATGTTTTCTTTACTGGTTCAGTATTCAATGGTTTAATATTTGCTATATCATTTATGGAATTAACTGGTGGATATGCATCATATTCTATACCTTCTTTATGATTTACTATATGCATTGGTATATTACCATAATAAACTCCAGTAGAATTATCTGAACTATTATTAGTTGTAGCAGATTCTTCTTTACATTCTTCCTTAATATCATTTCTAGATGGCATATGTTTCATAGCCATAGCTTGTACAGGTGATATGTATTTCATTAATAAATCACCAAATGCTGGATCTCTAGTTATAGCTTCTACTAGATCTTCTCTAGTAATTGGATGTTCTTTTTCTACAGTTTCAGCCTTTTTAATCATTTCATCTGTAGTTTTATTTAAAGATTCATTAAATTCTTTCTCTCTAACTTGTTCTTCTTCAGCTTGCTTTCTCATTTGTTCCTCAAACTTTTTCATTTCAGCTATTTCATTTTCTGCTTCTTTTTCTTTATTCTTTTTAGCTTTTCTTCTTCCGAAGTATACTCCAACACCAATTCCTAATGCAACAACTCCTGCTCCTATTAATATTCCTTTATTTGTGATATTCATATTCTATTTCCTCCTTTAATTTATAGATATTACCTATCTATATTGATAATAATTTCCTGGTAAAATGACGTCGTTTACTTGAACTGTATCGTTTCCAGGATAGTAAGTTCCATTTGCCATTGCTGCAGCTCTTCTTGCTTTAGCTAATTCAATATCTTTCTTAGCCATCATTGCTGCAACATCCTTATTCTTAATAAAACGTTTACCATTCTTATATTCGAAGATATCATCACCTTCTTTAGTAACCATCTTATCAGCAACATACTTTGCAGTAGCTGCAACCCCAATTGCCATTAATACCGAAGCTCCTACAACATAACGAGTTTTGATATCAAACTCGTTTCCAAATAATGTAATTTTCATTTACATCATTCCTCCTTTTTATTTTTATTTAAACGTTTAAATAAAAGATTTGATTCTTTTATTCTACCTTATTATATGTAATTATCGAAAATGTAAGTTTAACGGTAAATAAAAAGAATAACCCATATCATTTTTATTTGATATGGGTTTATTTTTCAAGAATAGACGAGGGAATGCCTAGTTAGCCTTTTAACGATTACATATACTAGTATAGATATATACTAATACTATACTGCATTATAGTATTAAATATACGTATATCTAAGGTGGTGGCATTATAGTTGATTCATAATGTAGATTTCTACCATAATATGATAAATAATTTTAAAGAACAAGATTTAAAAACTTGTAATTATGATTATTATCAACATAGTATTAACCTACGTTGTTATCTATCTGAGTTGTATAATAAGATAAACTCTGAATTTGACATAGCAGTTGATGATATAGAATCATTATATTTCATTAACAGTAAGCTAAGTGAAGTTAAGAGAAATCTTTGCAATTACAGAAATAATGTAATTAATACTTAGTGGTAGCACACCAAACACTTTCGAGGATAGTGTATAAAGAATCCTCATTCCCTCTTCTATATTTTTTTGTTAATTTATTTAATGGTAAATAAATGGCTGTCCCCACTAGCTTATGCTATTACTAGTGGGGATAAAAAACCTATCTAACAATGTTTGATAATATTATGGCGGTAGAAGAAGGATTCGAACCTTCGGTACATTACTGCACACTGTCTTAGCAGGACAGCCTTTTAAACCACTCAAGCATTCTACCATGGAGTGCCCACGGATGGTTGGTGCGTGGGCTTCGAATAAAGAAATTTTAAAGACTTATAATCTTAATCTCTTTAGAACTTGAAAGAATACGATTTTCGGTGTATCGAGTAATATGTTTAATAATTTATGAACACATATAAAATAGTTATATAAATAACACATTCTCGGAAATAGAATAATTTATGTAACTTATATTCTCATATAAGTTTTGAGAGTAATAATAACGAGATGAAAAACTCTTATTAGCTTTAATTATTTAGGTTTAATAATTATTAATATTAGACAGAACATCATCAATACAATTTTCAGGTGAAATTTACTTAATACCCCTCAGTTATTATTATTCTCAAACCTCATACGAGGTAGCAATACAATTTTCCGATTTCGAATAATTATTTAGATATTTTTTGATATAATGTTTATCAAAATATGTTTTTAGGAGAATTTTAATGAAAAAACATTTTACAGAATAAAAGTTTCCTCTTAAAATTCGTATGGTTTATATAAAAACACTAATATTAGTGTAATTATCTAGAGATGGTTCAGATTATTGGAATCTGAACATCAATACAATTTTCTTAGTAAAACATTTATACTTCTTCCGATTCCATATTATGAATCTCGAAAAGTGATAATAGCAAATTCTATTACACCTATTTTTGTTAAAATGTTTTATTGATTACATGAAAAATAATTTTATATGAATTCTTTACCAAGAAAGAATTATGCACTTAATCGAGTAAGCCATTTGACTAAGTCTTCACACGCTATTACTATCCAAGCATTATGGCCAATCTATCGCGAATCAGGCACAGCTATTACACAGTATCCTCCATAGACTTACAGTCCCTCAACTTAGTCAAATTTTTACGACTTATCTCAATTTGATGGCTTGTGCACCACTGAGATCAAATCTTTTGGCTCATGGCACTTCTTGCATCTCACCTGGCGGCTCTTCAAGCGCGAGCAGCTACTTCACAGAACCGATCAACTTCATAGCAGCAGCTGGGTATGAACTCAGTCACTCACCAGCACTGTCAACGCGGACATGTCTGCTATCAAGATTCTTGTTGTCGCTTTCAACGATTTTTCAAATCGAGCGTACCCATTCCAAGAATCACATTTTTCGTTGTTAAATTTAATTTTCATAAATCACAAAAATTTTAAACAAATAATAAATAATAAAAAAAATTTATAAATTTTATATCGAGTTTCGTAATCCAAAATGGAGAAACGAAGATAAAATAAAATTTATAAATTTAGTAAAAATAAATATAACGGAGTGTTTTTATTTTTACGGTTTTTATTATAATTAATTTAATAACTAGTAATAAATTATTTATTTACATAATCTAAATGGAGTAAATAAATAATTAATAGGTTTTATAATAATATTTATAATAATTATATTTACGTAGTCTAATACGAAGTAAATATAATTATTAATAAGTTTATAATTAAAATAAGGTAATTATTTTAAAATTAATTTAATATTATATTCATAAATTCATATAATATTAAATATAATTATTAAAATATTATTATTTTAACATATCAAATATTAATATATTAATATTTGATATGTATAATTCTTTATTGTTTATTTTTTCTACGATTTATTACATAAATCTATAAAAAATACTAAAGAAAATTGTTAATAAATTCACATAAAAAAGCAAATAAATATGAATAAAGACTCAGTAAACCTATGAAATTACTTCGTAACTTTAATAAAAATAAATTTAAAATTATAAATTTCTGAAAGAAAATTTTCTATTTCACAACTCTATTTTCAAAGATTCGTTTCATAGAAAATTCTATTTCACTCATCTTTCAGCGAAGCTCGGAATATTTTATTTTAATATTCAATAAGGAATATTCTGATATTCATATTCATTCATATCAGAATTCTATTATTTTATTTCATAAGGATGTAATTAATATAGAGGAGGAATATAATGACGACGAATATATTAATTACTTATATATTAATACTATTTTTCTTTTTTCAAATATATTATTTAATTATATGTAATTGAGTGAAAATTAAAAATTTTATAATTGACAAATAAATTGTGAGATAAGAATTTTAGTTATCCTTTTCTCTTATTTCATATCATATCTTTGGAAAGAATATCTTATTCAGTTATAATAAAAATTAATAAATTTATTTTCAGAAATTAAAATTCTAATTCTATGTGAATTAATAAAAACTGCACTATTAAAAAGTCTTTAAATATATTCAATAATTAATAATTAATAAAAATTGTATTGATATAAATTTATTAATTAAATAAAATAATTAGTTTAAGATATTCTTTCAGAATATAAAATTTAAATATTATTATTCATATAAATTATTTCATAAATATTATTTTAAAAAATCTTTTATTAAGAAATGGAATGAAGTGTAGTAAGTTATTTACTTACGTAACGAGAATGAACATTTCCTAGAAATGATCGAGAATAAAATTACTTTAAAAATTCGTATTTAGATGAGAACGAATGTAATGAGTCGAATCTAAATAACGACATTTAGTAATTTTATTCGAGAATTAATATATTTTATTTATTCGTGCGCGTGAGGGTGTGGCGCCCCGGCCCCCGGCTGCCGATTTTATTTATAAGTATATTTATGGTATTATAAAATGCGTTTATACGCGTTTATAGGGTATTTTTAAAGGTTTTAGATATATAAGATGATAATTTATATGGTTAATTATATAAAATAAGAAATAAGGCTATATGATAGCTTTAAAACGATTGGAGGAATTTATGGCTGATATATACACTATGGATGATAGTGAGAAGAAATTTATAGTTGATACGATAGCATCGGTATCAAGAGAACATGGTAAACCATGTATTTTACTTAAGTATAGTGAAGGCGTTTCTGATGATGCGATTTGCAGTAAAGTTGGAGGATTACCAGTTATAACTGAGGGATTTAAAATACCAGAAGGTTATACTATGATGGTACAAATTAACTGTAGTGAACTTCCAGAAAATGATATATATCCTAAAAACGGATGGGTTCAATTTTGGGTAGATTTATCAAGTAGTTATCAAATAGAGGATTTATCAATGGGTGATCATAGAGCTAATCAAAAGGTTATTTATCAACCAGTTGGTAAATTAATGAATTTTAACAAAGTTAAAGAGTTATATAAACCTGATGGAGATGGTAATACTAAATTTTTCTTATACTCTAAAGATAAGTCCATGAAAATATCTTTTAATAAGGGTGTTAGTTATCCAGATTTAAGTGGTAAGTATGAAAAGTATTTCTTAGAAAAATATAATAAAGCTTATGGAACAAAGTACGATTATATACAAGATATATTCATGAGATTTTTAAAAAGTGCTAAAGAAAAGCATGAATTTAATAAAAAAGGCGGTTTATTTGCCAAAATTGCATATTTTTGGAATAGCATAACAGGAAATCAAGATGATCTAGAAAAGTCACTACAAAAGTACGGCTATAAGCTTAGAGATGAACTTGTTAAAGATAACTCTATTCATTATGATAGAATTGGAGGATACGTTTCATCTATCACTAGTGCGTTAAATGTTGTCGGGTATGATTTTGATGGTCAAGTTATTTTGAATCTAATACCTAAATCCCATAATAAATCTAAAGCCATAGTTAAAGGTGGAGATTCAGATGTATATGAAATTTATTGGTATACAAGAGATAAAAAAGATATTGTAAATAATAAATCAGAGTTTACGTCTACATATTTTTAAGGAGGGTAATAATGGAAAAAAATATATTCGATATCATTAGTGAAGTTTCTAATGAAAGTAGAATGAACGAATATGGTATGAAAGTGTTTGATGAGAAGGATGTTATGTTTATTAAGAAGGCTATAGATACCGTTTTTAATAAATATAAAAGAGAATCTATAGATATAATTTATCAAAATAAGATTGATTCTAAAGATAATTATTTTAAAAGTAAAGTTGGAGGAACTCCATTTGTTTCTGTTGGGTTTAATATCCCAACTAATGATAAAAAAGAGCAAATGACAATGATGTACCAAATTAACTGTAAAGAATTACCACCAAATAATATTTATCCTAGTAGTGGAATGATACAATTCTGGGCTGATTTTGATATTAAAAATATGGAAGCAATGAGTTTAGGTATGGACGAGGCTACTACTGTAGTAACTTACCAACCAAACCTTACTGATTATGTTAATGTGGACGCAGTGTTTGAGAAATATAACCCTGTTAGAAAAGATGACGGCTGGTTTAGATATGGTAAAGACAATTCTAAAGCATTAGGTTTTAAGAAATCTGTATCATATCCATGCTTATATGGTAAAATAGAAGATGATTTTTTAGCTATATTTAATAAAGAGTATAACACTAACTATGAATATTTTTATGACATTTTCCATGGAGTTAAAAGTTCTAATATTAAACCATTTAAATATCAAGGTAAATTAGAACGTGTTGGTTTATTTAACTTCTGGAAATATGGTGAAATTAACAAAAGAAATCAAGAAGCGATTGCTAAAGCTAGAGATGAATATAATGCTGAAAGAAATTCCGCTTCAAAAGCATATGAAGAAGTATGGAGACATATGAATTCTAAATACAGTTCTGATGATAGAATAGGTGGTTATATAGACAGTACAACACTAAATGATGCTGCACTTGACGATATTTATGAAAATAGATCAACTGAAGTAGTATTATTCTTATATCCTAATACAGAAGAACAAGAAGATAAAGATGCTGCTATAGACTTTGATGGTAGTGGAGTGTATGAATATTTCTGGTATGTAAATAATAAAAATGACCTTCCAAAAGGAAATATTATATATACTTCTACATATTTCCACTAATAAGTATAAACAAACATTAAATGTAATGCTAATATTACAAAAATATATCAAATTGATATATTTATATACAATCAGTACCGTAATTTAAAGATTTTAACCAAAAATCTATGTTTGTCATTCAAAAAACTTAGAAGTTCAAGTAATAATTATTATAGTAATACTCTGAAAATTTCAATTCTTGTGATAATATGTAATACGCGCAAATAGTGTCTTAGATACATGTCATATGAAGTTCATATTTACAGTATACTTTGAAAAGTATACAACTCCTTTAAAAATTGTATTAATATTACGGTACATAAAAATTAAATACCCAAATACTTTATTGATATTTGGGTTTTACATATTTTTTACCGCAAAAATTTTAAACATATATGTGTATTCGTGATCTGTTCCTTCGTTAGGATTATACAAATATTAAAAATACATATTTTGTGTGAAAATATTATATAGTGTTATTAACCAAACCAACTAACTATTTGTATAGTCTATAATGATAAATCACGAACAACAATTTCTATAAAACCTTTATTCATAATTTGATAAAAGCTTAATATAGTTACAATTAGAATATAGTTGTTCAAACCAAAAAATAATCATGATAAAAATATATATTTAAAATCTTTATGTTAATATACTTAACTTATATTATTTTGCGGAGGTGAAAACCTCTCCTATTTTTTATTTTTAGATTTTAAAATATGTATTTTAATTTCAATTATTTAAACATTTGTATAAATAATTATTCATATAAAAATTTCTACCTAAGTTTAGCTACCCACAAAATGAATATTAAAAAATAAAGGAGGAAACACACCTTTCCTATTATATAAGTATTTTTATATATCTGTAGTTAAACTTAACATTTTTATATCTAATAAAATTAGAACTAAAATATAATATCTAATATAATAAATTACTAAAATAAATACTAAAATATAAAAATTGTATTCCGTTGGTAATAGGAGACATGTAATAGGTGATTGTAATAGTCATTAAACTATATTCGAAAGTAAGTGTATAAAAAGATTATCATATTATTAATAAAATTGCATTTAATGTATCAAATTGTATGAATTATAACAATTGATTAAATTAATTGTATCAACTGAAAATTGTATTAATGAAAATAACTTAAGAACATACATAACTAAGGACTAAGTTATATTCGCTTTAAGCAATAAAATACATTTCTATTGGAAAGTAGAAAATATTAGGAGAGTAAGCTCTAATAGAGTTGAACTGTTGGAGCTTCTCTTTCAGCTCTTAATTCTATGATTTAATATAATATAATTATACTATTATATTAAATGATGGAGTTAAAGTAAAGCACGAATATACTCCCGGCGAAGTATATTCTATATTATGAGGTTAATATATTATGCATATTCATCGGCAGCTACTCTGATAGCCGGATCGATAGCTTTAACTGATGACATTATATTAGCCCTCCATCTTATTAAGACGTTATGACGTTCAAAGTAAATCATATCAGATCTATGATTACCCAGATTTGGTAAAATCCCCATATTTTATAATGATATGGGGATACTACTTTTATTTACCGTCAAATTTTAACAAGCCTCCTGTAAAATTTAAACATAAAGAGAGGTGAATTTACATGAGATTTCATGCACTTGATCGTAATTATAATGGTAGGGAAACGCTTTTAGAAGGATGGGATGCATTTTTATCTTCGGTATTCGTACTTGTTACAACACCATATGGATCTATTCCTGAAATGCCTACTGCTGGTTTTGATATGTTAGAACTGTTCGGATATGAAGAACATGACCAAAACTATGAAGACCTATGTACAGAGTTTAAAGAGAAAGTAGCAGCATTGGAAAACTCTATCCCAGTTGAAATTAGTATACAACGTTATAGTCAAGACAAGTCTATAATAGATATAAAGATTACATATTCTTCTGGTACAAAGTTGTATAGTGAAGTTATAAGAAATAAATTGGAAGATGGTAAAGTATTAACATACTTTAAAGATATACGTTTAAGATAGGAGGTATAACGTGTCAAATATAACAAATGATGAATTACGTAGTAAGCTTACTGCATATCTACAGAAATCTTTTCCAGACGATGATATAAATGAATCTGTTACTACTGTAATGCTAAATGTAATGGGGTATGCATCAAAACTTGGAAGAGATATTAATATAATTGAAATATATAAGGAATTACGTGCACTTGATAGTCCAGATGCTATGAGTAAATGGTTTAATGAGTATATCCTTGGAGATAAAATCAATAAGAAAATACAAGCAGCATCTAAATATGACCCAGTAAAAACCACTGCTAATCCTATAGATATAACTATGGGACAAGCTAATAAAATATTACATGGAAATTTACCAGTAGATAATGAAACTGACTATGAAATAGCTATAGAAGAAATAAGAAAAGCTATATTTAGAGATCTTCGTGAAGAATATATCAGGAAAAGATGTAAATATAATAAAGACGGGTCTATTGATAGAGCTCTTAATATTGAAGAATTAACTAAACTTCGTACTGAAGCAGCAAAACTTGTAAATAGTAACAGTGAAGTTCGTGAATTAGAGCGTAATAACAGTAATAATAAGAATACTGCGTTAATTCTTAATGAACGTGCTGTTGATTTTAAATATAAAATAGAAGTTTTAAAAGAGGGATTCTGTAATAAGTACAGAGTTACGCCAGAAAGCTTTGATATGTTTTTCCAAGCGTTATATGGAGATAATCTAGACCTTATGAATGGTGGAATTGAGGCTCTTAGAATAATGAATGATAAGGAAGCATTCCATAAACATATATTAGAATTTAAAGATTTATTGATATATGATGATAAAACTCCATTAGATAAACCTGTATATATTTCTGAATTTGTAAAAAAGATAGACAAAGAAGAAGAAGAAATGTTGGCTGATAGTGGAAGAAAAACTGCAGATCCTATGGCAGCTGCTCTTTTTGATGAAATGGTTGACTTACTTCATAAAAAAGAACGTAGAGAAATGGGAGTTCCAGTAGAAAGTAAAACTGTTGGCTTAAATAAAGATGAAGAAGCCAAGGTTACAAAAATAGTTCAAAGAATACGTACAAGAAGATAATTAGGAGGTATAAATGTCAAATTGGGTATTAGATTTAAATAAATTAATAAATACTAAAGATTATCCAGATATAGATTTAGAAAATAGCGCCCATAGTGTAATTGCTAGTTATTCAGAATCTACATCTGAAAAAGAAAGAGATAATATAAAGGGTAATATAAATCTCTATATAAATAATTTAAAGGATAAAATAAATGATCCTTTAATTTTAAAGAAATATAACCTATTATTAACAGTTGAGAAGGAATTGGGTGTAGTAGATCAAACTCATCCCATAGTAGAAATAGTATCTAAACCATCAGGTCCTAAGATAAATACAGACCCGGAAAATATGGTAATGCCTTCTAATATTATAGTAGATAAAAGAAATGTTAAAAAAGAACCATTATCATATGCAGAAGAAGATGAGTTATTAAAAATGGAAGAAGAAGCTGAGGAAGCTGCTCAATCAAGTCAAGAATCTAAAGAATCTGATGATTTTACTATACCAGATAAAATAGACTTAGGAAATGGAGAAGTTATAGATTTACATGCTCCTGCTCCTAATAGTAGTAAGATTTATGATAATATACCATTAGAAACTGAAGAAGAAGCTAAGTTAAGAGAAGAAGCTTTGAGTAAATTAGAAAATGTAAAAGTACCTGATCCAGTTAAATTAGATTATGGTTTAGATGAACTTAAAAGTGAAGTGGAATCTATAGTTGTAGAAATAGATGAAAGCAAGTTATTACCAGAAGTAGTAGAAGAGTATAATAATAATCTAAATAAATTTATGAGTGTCTATTCTTCACCTTGGATTCCAGATAATGTTAAAGACACATTATTACATGAGGCATACGATAAGATAAAAGAAGTGTATGATAAATATAAAAATAATACGGAAGTACAAGATGATAAAGAAGATACTGTTGCGAATAAACTTCCAAATGTAAATTCTATAATTGATATTTTTAAGGAAAAGTATAAAACTATAAATCCAGATTATCTAACTAATATAGAACTTCAGGCTTTAATGAAATTATATAATGAAACTATTGAAAGTAATGATATAGAGATTATAGAAAATAATCATATAGAATTAGGTAAATATATAGAAATGGTTGCCGAAAGATCAAAAGATTCTGAAGATGTTGAAATCATAGAAGTTGATGATGATAAGCCAGTTAAATCTGATAGAGTTCCTAATCCTAATGTAACAGAATCAAATGTATCTTTTGATGAGATAGCTCAAAAGATATATAAAGAACCAGACCCTAAGATATTACGTGGTAATGGAACTAAGTTAGAAAAATTAATAAGATATAAAAATAGTGAGGTAAATGGACGTAAAGTATATCTTCCAGATAGTAACTATGAAGTTATAGTAAACCAAGTCCATGATAGAACTCAAATTAACTTTATGTATAATTTAATGCTACAAAATGGTACTAATATAGATGATCTAGAAGCTAGTATTAAAGAAGAATTTATACATATATTATATGACCATTGTATATTCCCGCTACAAGATAATGTAACTTATAATGATTTTATAACTAGTCTATCTCCAAATGACTTAGAATTATTATTTGTAGTATTCTCTTTAGTTAATACTAAATTAAATAAAGACAATATATTACCATTACATGTACCATATGTGCAATGTGATAATTGTGAAGCTCCTATCTCGCTTAAAGAAGAAATGGTTATGGACCTTGCACAAGAATTTAAAAACATTTATGATACTGAAAAGTTTATTTCTAACTATAAAATATATAGAAATTCTAACTTCGGGTCAATTAAAGAAGCATATGTTGCTGGAGAGTATGGTCAAATAAAGAAATTATCATTCAAAGAAAATTCATTTGAATATGAAGCATATATTTGTAGACCTACTGTCCAAAAACAAATCTTAATAAAAGCTAATAATGAATTAATAGCATATCGTTCTATGGCTGTTAACTTTACTAAGAGAGCAGACTTCTTAAGAAAAACTATGCCAGATGTGGATAAAATAATAGATTATCTAAATACACATAGTTATGCTCAATTTAAGGGAGATGTTGATTATATTAATAAAAATAATATAAATTTATCAGATCCAGACATAACAGAAGAAAATAAACTTCTAGTAGAAAATGTAACATCTGTGCTTTCTAATATGCAAGATGTATTAAATGAACTTGCTCCAGTATTCTTTGCAGCTCTTATTATAGATACTGTAGTAGTTAGCACTATTGACGGGTATTCTACATCGTTTACATTAACAGATGGGGACATTTATGAATTTATAGAAGTTATCAAAGATCAACTTCCAGGAGAATTTACACAAGAAATAGCAGAAAGAGCTGAAGAAATGGATTATGTATCTAAAGATGTAAAGATATTCTTTACTGGAGACGAACTAGGAGATAACTTAGATTTCTATTCAATATATAAAACTCCAGAAGATCTTGAAAAGGTTTTAAAAGAGAATGGTGCATCTGAAGAAGTAATTAAAGCAGAATTAGATCGTGTAAATAAAATAAAAGAAGATTTTGATAAGACTCATAGATGTACTAAATGTGGACATTCTATTTATAAAGTAGGATACAATACTTTACTTTTTTTCTCTATAACCAACCTGTCGAATTAATAACTAAAAATAAAATGAGAGTAATCTGGTCTTTATTAACTAAATTCCAAGGAGCATTTACTTGTAATCCTCTTGATTTCACATCATTAGAATTAGAATATTTAGCAGAATTCCAGGATGAGTTTATGCAACAACAGCAAGAATTATTAGATAAAAATAATAAAGAGCTAGATGAACAGGTTGGAAAGCAAAAAGAAGTTCAAAATAAACAGGTAAAATCAGTTGACAGATTCACTAACTATCTAAATAAGATAGATCTTAGTAGTAAACCGGCAGAATATGTCAGTCCATTAAAGAAAGATAGGTAAATTCGACCCATAACAAAAACTAATGTAGGCACTTAGTTTAGTTTGTTTAATTTTTGAATACCTTCTAAATTAATATATAGATTGCTACTAATTAAAGATACAAAAATGAACCCCATTTTCTGTTTCCTAATTCTTAGATGGATCTAGAATCAAAATGTTACCTCGAAAATTGTATTGCTTGTGTTTTAGGTGCCTACCTTGTGCTGTTGTATTGGTTTTCCAATACTTTTATTTTCCAACTGGAGAAGTTAGAATTTATGTCTAATTTCTCCCTGAAAATATTAAAAATCTTTAACATATATTATGTAATTGGTGTGTTATTTTGTTCATCTACCTCAGAATAATGAAATCATTTACTGTATGTATTATTTTGTAAATCTTTTGTGTAGAAACTGTCTACCAATAAGAGAATTACCCCATAAATCTTAATGGTTTATGGGGTGTATCTTTTATTTACCGCTAAATCGAAATCAAACAATCCCATGTCAAAAATAAAGAAGAAAGGAGGATTTTCACATGAAAAAAGGTGTTTTCAATGCTTTAATGATGAATTCATTAGAAGCTAGTAATAGTCTATACACACCAGAAGAAGAAATAGCTCTGGAAGCACGTAATGCTAACCTTGATAAATTCTTACGTATTAATAAATCATCTATATTCATAGGTGAGAAATCTGCTACAGAACCAGTTCTTATTTATTCAATGTTAGATACATATCAAGATACTCTAAATATGTATGGAGATCTTATAAAACGTAGATCTAATCTAATAGTTAATAAACTTAGACTATATTATATGCCAAAGTTTGTTCGTATGAAAGTAATAAATCGTACAGTAATCGCCAATCTTGCGTCTGAAATGAATAATATTAAGAAGATGCGTGCTGATTATGGATTACAAAATGTTACTAACTTACCTAATATGATTAAAACTAACATGAGTACAGTAGTAGATTTATCATGGATAATTCAAGCTATTAAAGAAAAGACTATAGATATTAATCTTAGACTTAATAAAAAGTATAGAACTATGCTTCTAGAAATATTAAAGCAAGAAATAACTAAAATACCTGGATACGAAAATAATATCGTATATTTCAAATATCCTTTTATTAGAGATACTGGAATGAAATTGAGCATTATTGAAGGAAAAATGCAACCAATGTTCAGACCTAGTATGTTATTTATAGAATGGTTTTATAACGAACCAGATGCTTTTAAGCAATTCTTAACAGACAATAAGTTAACATTTGTATTTGAGGGTCAAGATAGGAAAATAATGATTCTATCTGGAAAACCTAACTATGTAAATATGATGCAATTTAAACCAAAATTTGTATTACGTAATTTACATATGCTAGATGGTGCTAAAGAAGAAGATATAATGCTTGATGCTGAAATGCATAATGAACTTAAAGATGAAGAAGATGGTCTTGTAATACATTACGATGATGAAGTGTATGAAAATCCTAAAGTTCCAGTTGTAAATGATCCAGAACCAACTAATTTAACTAAAACTGATAATATAGATGATAAATCAAAATCTGTACAAGATGAAAAGGTTAAAGCTGGTAATATTAAACCTATAAGATCAAATGTAATTAAACCTGAAGATAAAACTAAAGTTGTAACTCCGGAAGTAGCTAAAGCCGGTAATTCTAATGTAGTAAATGAACCTAAAAAACCAACTAAACCTGGAAATCAAAAAGATGATAAGCTTGATGAAGTAGACATTATATTGGATAAAGAAAATAATTCTATAGCTGTAGACGATGATGAACCAGTTAAAACTGTAGCTGATCTGAAGAAAAAACAAAATAAACCAGAAAGAGTTATAGATGCTAATGATATAGACGAATCTGCTAACATATCCGAAGATGATCTTGATGCCATAAATGGTATTAATAGATCTGAGGTTAAATTTAATAATGAGGAAATTACTGATGATATAATTGATATTGAAATAGCTGATAGTAATGCTAGTAAAAAGGCTGCAGTTAAAGACTATTTTAAAGTTATAGAAGATACAAAGTTATCTAAAGAAGAAAAAGCTGCAGAGTTACTAGAAGTTCATAACTATTCTAACTTAAAGGATTCGGTAGAAACTCCGCAAATTAAAAAGCAACGTATAAATATGATTAAATCTTATAATAAATCAATAGAAGATAGTATTGATATTATAAAGAAACATAAATTACGTGAAAAATCTCTTGGAGTTAGTGATACTAATAGTCCATATAATAAAAGTAGTACATTTAGACTTAATGAACAGTATAAAGAAAGTCTTCAAGATATAGACTTAGAAAATATACTTAAAGCTCCAATGAACTTTAGTTATCCTATATTATTAAAGAATTGGAAAAAGAAAGATATAAGTTCTAGAGAGTTTAAAGGATATGAATTAGAACTAGAATACGAATCTCATAATGGGGAACCATTGAAATTTAATATTATAGTTCCAGAAACTCTTGAAGGTGGTAACTTATTTATTGGAGGTAATAATAAACTATTATTACTTCAAAATACTTCTAAACCTGTAATTAAACAGGATAATACAGTCGTAGTTACTACGGCATATAATAAATCTATAATAGAACTTAATGGTGTATATCTTAGCACAAGGTTAAAACTTGTAGTTGAAACTATTAAAAGATTTATAAACCAAAGAAAAAATACTGGTGTCAGAGTAAAAACTACTACTGACTTAGGTGATTTTATTTATAATAACCTTGTAAGTATAAACTTAGTGCATCTTAATAAACACTATAGTGGAATACTTACTGAGAATATAAACTTAGATTTTCGTGGAATTAAAGGTCATGAAAAGAATGGACTTTCTTATTTAGGAACATACTTTGGTAAAGAAGTATATCATAGCCCAGATGAAGACTACATTGCATTTAATGGTAAAAAATATGACTCCCTTACATTTATAGCTAATATAATTAAAACTATGGATGAAAAGTTATGGGATAAATGTATGAAATCTTCTACTACTAATAGTTATATATCTGTTCCTACTGCAACTATAATGGGTAAACATTTACCAGTTGTAGTTGTAATTCTATGTGCTATTCCTCTTAAGGAATTACTAGAACGTATGAAGAAAGAAAATAATTTAGAATATTGGATAGTAAATAAGAAATCTATTCCAGAACGTATGAAAAATAATGCTAACTTTGGTATTATTGAATTTAAAGACCAATATGTAGTTCTTAAATATAATAACTTATTAAATGAATTATTATTTGGTTTCTTAACACATTATGATTTTACTCAATATGATGAGTTTGATATTACAAACTTACTTAAAGAACTTACTGGTAACAGTAATACGGCAATATATATAGATAACTTCGTTGATGCGTTTATAGATCCAATTACTAAACGTGTATGCGAAAGTTATAATATTCCTAGTGATTTTGCTGGTATATTTATATATGCTGTATCTTTATTTACATCATATAAAGTAGTTTATAAATCAGATATACGTAATTATAGACTTTCCACACAAGAAGAAACTATAATGCGTGTGTTATATTCGGCAATTGCTAAACCTATGTCTGAAGCTGTAGCGCGTATGAAACGGGGTGCACGTCCTCGTATCGAAATAAAACCTACTGCTATATTAGAAACACTTAATAACTTACCTACAATGAGTGAGGCGAATGGACTTTCTGCTTTCCGTAACATTGTAGAAAGCAATGACGTTTCTATTAGAGGACATAATGGTATAAATGAAGAACGTGCTTATAATACAAAACTTAGAATGTTCAACGTAAATAACTTTGGTACGGAAACTTGTGGTACATCGTATAATAGAAATGCTGGTATAACTAAACAGCTTCCATTTGATAGTACTCTTAAAGATCTTACCGGAGATTATGAACATCATGACAATGCAAAAGAGTTAACTAACGCTTCTGCAGATGGATTTATTGACGCATTTGTTCCATATTCTTCTTCTGACCATGCCGTTAGAAGACTTATGCAATATGGACAATTTAAACATATAAGACCAGTAGTCGGAGCAGATCCTATGTATGTTAGTACCAGAGCCGATGAGGCTGCTGTTGCTATGAGTAATAAACATGCATATACTGCGAAGGGTAATGGTAAAATCATCAGTGTTGATGATAAGTTTATTAAGATTAAATATGATGATGGAAAAGTTGATGCTGTATCACTTGATAACGTACAACGTAACTCAGATAAAGGGTACTATCTGAAGAATGACTTTATTATGAATGATAAGTTCAAATTAGGTTCTAAAGTACGTCCTGGTGATATAATTGCATATAACCCAGAATCATTTAAAAAGAAACCAACAGGGGAAATATCATTAGCAGCAGGAGCATTAGTATGGGTACTAACTTGTGATTCTGAGGCTGTATGGGAAGACTCGTGTTTACCTTTTGAAAATCTTAGTAATAAACTTGCGTCTAAAATAGTAAAACGTGTTGCTCGTATCATTGATCTTAATACTGAAATAAGAGATTGGAATATTGATATCGGTAGTAAAACTATGCCAGATACAGTACTTTATAAATACAAAATTCTTACAGATGATAACACAATAAATGAAATGTTTATGAATGCTGAAAACTTGTCTCTTAAAGAAGTAACTGCTCATCATGCTGGAACTATAGTAGATATTCGTGTTTATTATAGGGAAGGACGTAATGTTACTATGAGTCCGTCAGTTAGAAAATTTATAACTGCACTTAATAGTGTACATACAGTCCGTAGTAAGATGGATAATCTTGATGATGTGAGTGATAACTTTACTAAAAGTGTACTAGATAAACGTCCACAAAAACTTACACAAGGTAAACAAAGTAAAATTAATGGAGATATAATAGATGACGGTAAAATGCTTATCGAATATAGTATAGAATTCATTAATAAACTTGGAACTGCTGATAAGGTTGTACTTGATAGAGCCTTAAAGGGAGAGCCTACTATGATTGAAAGTGATAGCTTAGCACCAGTCGGGGCTGAGACTGGACGTAAATGTAGTTTAATGTATAGTACATATAGTGTACTAGCCAGAATGTGCGGAGGTCTAGAGTTACATGGAGAGTTATTAAGTATATTAATGCACATTGCATGTAAAAATAGACATATTCTTGGTATACCTGCAGAACCTGGAAGTATACTAGACTATAAAAGTAGTAAAGAAGTTATTTCAGGTAAATACAGGCATAGAAAGAAATAGTACACAATGGAGGTTATAAATGGAAAATATATTTCAACTAATAGAAATTATCGAAGAAGATAAATTCACAGCAGAATTCGAATCTGTTAAATCTGAAATATTAGAAAGTTTACCAGATGATTCTGAAGATATCTCATTTGAATCTATTATTAAAGGTGATAATGTTATAAAATCTACACTTAGTAAAATATTTAAGAATATACTTAATTTTGATCCTAAGTCCAAAATTGAGTTCGATAATGATGTTTTTAAGAAAATAGATAAATCTAAAATATCTAAAGATGTAACTGGAGTAGCAACTCCAGAATACGTTAAAAGTTTCTGCGATATCATGACAGCTAATCTATTATCGAGTACTGATGCTAACAGATTAGCATATTTACTAACTAAATTCAAAGAAGGATATTTTGATGATAAATTAAAAAGTAAAGTTAATATATTATTTTCTTCATCAATAATATCATATTTAGCATCAGTTACTTCATTATTTACCATAGGATTTGGACATATATCTTCAGCATTTCTTTTGATTGAAATGCTATGCGTTATATCAATGTTTGTAGTTATGTCTGATGCTTATAAATATAAAGGTAGTGTAACTATAGATGAAATAAATGAAATTATAGACCTAATTTCAAAATTATTAAATGCTTATGTTCATAATGGAAACACAACTACGATAGATAGTGAAAGCTATAAATCAGCTGAAAGATTAATCGCACAATTAAAAGCTCCAGCTGCAACTACAATAACTGTTGCTGATCAAAATAAAGTAGCAGATATGCTATCAACATTAGCTGTAAATAATAATAAAACTAATATAGTCGGATCATCAAGAGCTAAATACTTAGTAAATGTATCTCAAACTGTTAAAATATTAATGAACAATGATATTCAAGCTGATGATAATTTACTTGGTAAAATAGAGGGTATTAATAGATTAGCAAATCATGCTTTATTATTAACCAAAGCTATAGCTGAAGCTAGTAATACGATCATGAGAGATATTAGAAAATGGTAATGGAGAAGTATATGAGTTTAAATATATTTGATTTAATTGAAGAAATATCAATAGAATCTGTGAATGTTGATAAAACTTTTAATAAGATAGAAAAAGTTACTGGAATTTCGTTACCAGAAGATCTTAAAGAATATTTAAGAGATTATAGTGAAAATGTTTACACAGATAGTAAATTTGATGGAGTTGATATATTACCATTAAATGAAAGCAGTAAATACAATATATTCACAGAAATTAAGTATCAAAAAGATGAAAATAATATTAATTTTATACCTATAGAAGCTGTAGGTAATGGTGATTATGTAGGAGTTATGGATACTGGTGAAATCGGTGTTTATAATCACGAAAATCATAAAGTTAAAAAAGTTGCGGATACGTGGACTAAATACTTGGAAATGTAAATAAATTTTAAATAAATAGGAGGATTAAATTATGTCGACATTATTTAATGCAATAATTGAAGAAATGGAAGTAACTCAAGCTAAAGAAACTTGGGATGCTTATTGGATGGAAGCTATTAAAGAATCTGAAGATATGGAAAATGCTGAGATTTCATTTGAATCTATCGTAGATGGAGATAATGCTGTTAAAAAGGGATTATCTGGAATAGTAAGATGGTTATCATCTTTAGGTTCTAATAATAAAAAACTTGCTTGGGATATGAGCGTATTTGAAAAAATAGATAAAAGTAAAATATCTAAAGATGTAACTGGAGTAGCTACTCCAGAATACGTTAAGACTTTTACTGATTGTATTAATAGTATGAAACTATTAAATGAATCTGATATAGCTAAAATAAAAGAAATTGCAGAAACTTTAAAGAAAGATCCAAAAGCACCTAGAAATTTCTTAAGAGGAGTTGCATTAGTTTTATCAATTTTAAGTGGTTTAGGTGGTGTTACTAGAATAGCTGGTGCAAGAACGTATATCGCAATCGTTACTGCATTTGGTACTACTATGGGAGCTGCAATAACTACTACAATAATTGGAATATTAGGTTCTATATTTTGGGCTTGGTTATGGTACTTTATTAGTAAAAATAACATAGATGGTACATCTACTAGTAGATCTGAAGTTAATACATTATTAGATATATTAGCAAAACTTCAAAATCATATTATAGGTATAGAAGGTTCAGAAATAACAGATGCAACATTTAGTAAAGTAGATTCATTAATAGCATCTCTTAAAGCTCCTGGTTCTACTACAATATCAGTAGCAGATCAAAATAAAGTAGCAGATATGTTATTAGAAGTATCTAAGGCTAAAGATCAAGTTAAAAATTCAATACCAACTATTAATAAACAAGGAGCACTAGGATCAATATATTCAATTGGTTCAGAATTAAAGAGAGGATTTAAAGGAATAGATCAAGATATAATTGATAAATGTAATAAAATTATAATGTTAACTACTAAAGTTAATACTTATATGGATGCATTAGCTGGAGCTTCTAAAACTATAGCTGCTGATATTAGAAAATGGTAATTGGGGGTATAATATGTCTATTTTTAACTTAATTGATGAAAATGAATTAGAAAACATTAAGTTACATAATGAACAGATGTATACTGAATCTATAAACTCTCTTCCTGAAGGGGAAGAGGAGTTTATATTCGAATCTATTATAGAAAATGAAGGTTGGTTTAAAAAGATCTTTAGAAGTATTATAAGATTCTTTAAGTTTAGAAATGCATCTAAAGTTGAATATGATTTAAGTATACTTAAAGATGTAAACCCTAATTTAGTTAGTTCTGAAAATAAAAGTATTCATGTTAGAGAAGAAACATTATCCTTATTAAAAGAAATTCTAGATAGAGGTAAAGATGAAAATCAAGATTTAGCTAGAATAGTAGGTGCTAATAGAAACGAATTAGCTGACTACAACAAGTTCATTAATGAAGCTTTACCTGGGTGGTTTAGAAGATTAGTCAGATGGTTACCTAACTATAAACCAGACGATCAATTAACTCATACTACAACTATGTATATAGCACTAGGTAATACTACATACATGAGTACAACTGTAGAGTATGTATTGAAGAAAAGATTAGATAGAGATACATCTGTTATACTTAATGTAATGGCTAAATGTATTAATAGTTTAGCTGGAAATAGTTCAGGAGATGATACGAGAGTAACAGAAACTACACTTAAAAAATTAAATGAACTATATGATAGATTAAGACAATCTGATAATAGTCAATACAATGCTACACCTGAACAACAAAAGAACTATGCGGATTTCATTAAAAAGTATCAACCAGAATTATACTCGAGTGCAGCTGTAATGAGAGAATTATCAGTTGAAAGACCTGTTAGAAAGTCAGAAGTGTTATATGAAAAATTTAAAAAGTATACACAAGATCAAATAACAAAGGATAACGCTGAAAAACTTAGTGAAATAATAGATGCATTTGACATTCTACAAAAAATAAATGAAAAATTGGCTGATATCTTTGGTAAGATAATTAAAGATATGAGAACAATGTAAAGAATGGTGATAAATTTGGCTAACATATTCAACATAATAGAAGAAATTGAACATGATGAACTAGTGTCAGGTTTAGAGTCTTTGAGAAAAGAAATTGAAGAATATTGTGGATTTGATGTGTATTTTGAATCTATAGTATCTGGTGATAATGTAATTAAGAAATTTCTAAGTAAAATTGGTAAGTCTATAGGGACATTTAGTAATGATGGTAAGATAAAATTTGATACATCTGTATTTGAAAAAATAGATAAATCTAAAATATCTAAAGATGTAACTGGAGTAGCTACTCCAGAATACGTTAAACCATTCTATGAAATTATAGTAAGGGATCCAATATTTACTAACTCTGATTTACATAGATTAGCTATATTAACTGAAAAAGTAACTACTAAAAATAGCGACCTAGGAACACTTGCTAAGTTCTTATCAAGCATATCAGGAGCATTTAGTTGGTTCTTCCTTATTACTGGAGTACTTGGAGCCTCAGTTCCAAGAGTAATTGTATACGTAGCATTAGAGATTATATCTTTAGTATTACGTGCATACAGTAATAGTGATGCTAAATATACTACTGAGAAAATGACAGATGAACAAGTTCATGAAACATTAGATCTAACTTGTAAACTATTTAATTCATTAATTGGAATAAATAGTACAACGATAGATGATAAGAGCTTAGATGCTGCCGATAAAATAATAGCATCATTATCTAATCCAACTCAAACTACAATATCAGTTGAGGATCAAAAAGAAGTTGCTAATATGCTATTAGAAGTAGCTAAAAAGTATAGCCAGCAAAAACGTGAAGTAACTAGATATACTATGGATAAATCATATTTAAAGATATTTAAAGAGTTTATGTCAGATGTTAAAGTTACTGATAGACGTGTTAGAGATTTAGATGATTCTATGCTATATAAAATGGATGGTATCATAAGTATGGCTACTAAACTTACAAAATTATCAGATAAGATGGCAGTTGCATCAAATACAATTATGCGTGACATTAGAAACTGGTAGGAGGATATAAATGAATGAAGGAATATTATCATCAATATTTGATGATATTGAAAACATGAATAATATTCCTCAAGATGAATTCAAAACTTGTTTGGAATCTATAGAATCTGATTTAGCAGAATTGGATTCTATAGACCAATCTATAGAAGAAGCTGAAAAAGCTAGTTTTGAGTCTATTATAGAGGATATTAATCTATTTAATAGTGTAATAGCTTATAGAAATATTAAGTCTGGAGTTGCATTAGAAAGCGTTAGTTCTGAATTTGGTATAGCTAATGAAGGGATTAAAGAGATTGCTGAAAAAGGTATAGATGCTTTAAAAGCTATGGGTAAAAAGATATTAGCTGCAATTAAATCATTTATATCATTATTTAGATCTGATAAGAAGGTTATTAATGATCTAGATAAAGAGGTAAAATCATCAGATGAAACATTTAAATACGATCTTTATGATTTTACATTTTTATTATATATGATACTAGTTTATGGTGAATTATTTCAATATAAATCGCCAATAACAATAAATATAGATAATTTTGATCCAATTTTCAAAGATGTTATAATAGATGCAACATCTATAGCTGATCATTATAAACCGAAAGATGATTATACAGAACTTCTGATGGATATGTTAGAATTTAAAATAGATCCTAACGCATTAGAAGAATATTTAAATAAAGCTAAAGACATCGCTACAAAAATTTCTAAAAATGTACCAGAAAATTTTGATTATAAGAAAAATGCTATACATTTAATAGAAATATATAAAAATATGGATCTTGAATCAAAATTGAATAAGATTATTAAAACAGTAGAAGATGCTCTTAAAGCTGCTGAGAAAAATATCGGAAATTCAAAAGAAACTGATAAAATTGAGACTATACAATTTATTAAACTTGCATATACTTCAATTCTTAGTATTAAATCATCGTACCATAAACTGGTTAGACTATTAGTAATATCATGTAGAAAATATATTAAAGATTATAAAAAAGAATTTTCGAAAAAATAAAAAAAGAATATACCCCAATATAGAATTATATCTATATTGGGGTAATCTTATTATTTACTGTTATAATCTACAAATACTACTACAACTATCCAGAAGATAATGCTTAATATGTAAGCTGCTAGGTGACGTTGTAGATTATTTGTTATCACCAAATTAACATCATTTAACCATTTTAAAACTATATTTATACCTATAAATACAGCTAATACTATGGTTATTATAAAAAGGCCTAATAATAGACCTTTTATTAAATTCATCATACTTATTACACTCCTGCCATTAACCATAGTAATGCTACTAGCACTATTCCACCTAATATTATAGTAGTCATAATTTCTGCAATCCTTTCGAAATTAAAGATCACGAATAATACAATAGCTATTACAATTATCCACCAAATCATATTCATCACTCCTTTCTAATTTTAAAATATAAAAGAGGGAATAATCATTTCTAACTATTCCCTCGTAATTTCTTAGATTTCTTCTATTCTTGGTTTTGTAGGAACATAGTTTAATTTATGTTCTGAATTGAAAAATGTCCTAGTTACTATGATAACCATATCATCTAGAGCAGTTGTACAGTCAATGTCTAATTTTGTGCAATCATCCCAGATTTTATTGATCTGGTTATCTGTAAATGCCCGTCCATTCTTTTTCTTTAACACAATTTCTTTATCTTGGATTATTTTAAGAATTATATCTTTAAAGTTTACTTCTCCTTCCATACCAGTTTCCCAGTATGTGTTTAAATCCAAAATTTTACGATATTCACTAAAGTTATTATATATTTCTATATAATTTCCCATTCTATCGCATTTTAATTTTTTGATAACATCTTTTCTCATACTTATCACTCCTTTATTTTGTTATATCTATACTAGTATATGTAATCGTTAAAGTGATAAGTCTTCATTCCTTCGCATATTCTTGGATTTTTCTATATTACCATTATTAATATAATTAAATTGATCAAACCTATGGTAAACATATATACTAATGGATAAAAATTATATACAGCTAATACTAATCCAAATATAAATAATGCTAATGATATCCAACCCCATTTAACTAAATTCTCACGAGACCATTTCATAATATAATCCCTCCCTATAAATATACGAATGTCAATACCAGTACAATTATCATAATTAAACTAAATGAACCAAAAATAGATATATTTTTTCCATATCTAGCCCTAACATTATAAGGTTTCCATATATTTTTCTCATATAATTCTTTATTATCCTTAACAAGCGTAAATCCAATATATATTAATCCAAACTCAACTAGCATCAATGATAACTTACACATTCATAATCCTCCCCGAAATATTATAACTCACAAACATAAGTTATATCTTTTAAATTATAATAGTTTTTTAAACTTTTTCCTTTATTTTTTGTATAATTTTCAACTTTAATATCATACTCAGTCCATTTATCAATTACATCAGTAAATCTTCTAGGTATCATTTGTTCCATTATATAATCTCTATACCCGTCTTTATCAAGACATACTATAAATTTAAATCTAGTTTTAACACCATGAATGCTATTAAATCTATGGGTAATTCTATTAATATACATATTTAAATCCATCTTCATAGTATCTTTATCTCCTTCGATAAACTCTTTAATTGATTCATTGTCATATTTTCTATTTTATCTACCAGCTTTACTCTCTCATTTACCAATAGAATAGAAAGTATTACTAGTTTTAACTTCTTATATTGACTCATTTTTATCCCCATCTCTTCTTAAGAATCATAATTGCTATATCTACTAATCCATAACCAATAAGTATTCCTAAACCGCCATAAATAGCATAAATTAAAAAGTTCTTTAGTTTCATATTACACACCTTCTTCTCTTTTTATTTCTTCTATAGCTATTCTAACAACTTTGGTTATCTTATCTTCACTTAATTTATTTTCCAGTGACGACTTTATTATATTTTTAAAATCATCGCTTTCCAATGCACTATTAACAGCTTTATCTACAATATTAGTAGATGCTAATAATCTAAGTCTTTCTTTACCTTCTTCAATTTCCTTTGTTAATTCTTCTATTTCTTTACGAAACTCTATTTGTTTCTTCTTAAGATAAATAACTAATGCCGATATTAATATTATTATACAAATAAGTGCTATTGTAAATCCATTACTCATATTTTCACCATACCTTTCCTAAATATTCCTTTATTATTTATTATTCCAATTATCTAAATACAATAATGCAAAAATTACTAAAATTCCCACAATCGTTCCAGTAATCATAATACCCTCCTAAAATCAATTTTAAAGCCTTTATAGGCCATTTTAACGCATTCTATACGTATAAGTGATAACTTAATCATATTTATATTTAAACGCTTAAATTATACCATTATAATGAGTTATAATAGATACCATATCTGCCGTAGTATTGTGTTTACTATTAAATGCATCTATTAATGACTTAATATTAATATCATAACTCTCATATTTAATTTTCTCATTATGGTCCATATTAAATGAATCTATATCTATAATACGTTTCTTTCTTATTTGACCTTCTATTATTTTACAAGTTTCTATAAAGTCGTTATATCTTCTAGATTCTATTCTATCTGTTATAGTAATAATAACAAGAGTAATTATTAAAGATAATATTATTATACTCCCTATAATTAATAATATATTTGGTATTCCCATATTTATCCTCCTTAAATGCCATTTAAACGCTCTAATACGCGTTTTGAGACGTTTTAAACTATTAAATGAACATTTTATAAGCTTATTTATTAAATCGTTATAAACACTGTATAAACGATTAAAACATCTATACATTTTCCATTATTAGTTTAGTTAAATATAATATAACAACTCCTATCCCAAACCATAGTACAGATTTACACTCTATATCTGGCTTATATTTATAATACGGATATCTTCTAAGTTTCTGATATTTATCACTATAACCACTTGATATTGCTATACATATTAAAAATATTGAAAATCCTATTATTAGTATTATACCTTTTAACATTTACCCACCTCTTAATATTTTGCTGTACATAAAGGTTTGGAGAAGGTATTACCCTTCTCCAAATTTTAACTTATGTCCAATTCCTTAAATACTTTAACCAAATACTCGTTATCAACATTTTTAATAATGTTGTCAGTATTTTCTATTTTCTTCTTAAACTCTGCTATAGCTCTATTATATACTTTTGTATTTCTATCTACAATAGCATTTAATATCTTACAAAGTTCAACATATGCTGGATGTTCTTTATTAATTCTACTACCTCTACATTTAGGATAGTCAAATTTCATATAGAGTTTTATTTTATTAGAGTTATTATCACTAATGGGAAAACTAAGCATCGCTACATATGTTTCTTTCCTTCTAAATTTAATGTATTTACCTATTATTATAGTTCTAGCAATAACATTATGAGTAAATACGGCATCTTTAGCTATTTCTAGTATACTGTCGTCTGGAATCTTATTCCTTTTTATAAAAGAATTTACAAATTCCTTAACTTTTTCATCTAATATAGTAATCAGATCTTTATCATATACTTTTGCAGACTTAAGAAGTATACCAATACTTACATTTCGCAAGTCTTTTTGACATTCTCTCAAGTATTGATATAATTCATCTGTTATTAGCTCTTCTTCTGCTAATATTGATATATTTGATGCAAACATATCATATTCGTCTATCTTACCTCTATATAATTGTACATTCATGTGCTTATCTTCCTTTATATTTATTTTGTACTAAACTGTTATATGTCTATATGTCCACCCACGAGCAATATCATATACTAGATATAATGGAAGACCTAAATCTAATGCTATCTTATTAAGTCTTTCACCATTTTTAATTCTAGTTTTAATATTAAATACAAGTTCATCACTTAGATATGATTTCTTCTTTACAAATTTCATTGCATGGGCAACATTTTCTCTTTGAGAAATATACTCAAGATTTTTAAGAGAATTATTATGTTTATTAGCATCAATATGATTTATAATCATATCTGGTGCTTGTGGACCTAAGAATGTATGAGCTACTATCATATGAACTTTACATCTAATAGGCATGTTATTATCATTCATAAGGTCTACACTATAATATCCTCTTTTATCATCGAATGGAATTAGCTTTCTACCAGTAGATTTACGAAAAATATTTCCATTTTCATCTACAACATACTTACTAAATTTAGTACCTCTGAAAATACATTCTCTTTCCATACTAAGCTATTTCCTTTTCTCCATCTAATTCTACAGTAGTTATATTAGCTTTACCTCTCATTGCTAAGAATAAAGTCATATAACCTCCTTCTATTAGACTATGTTTAGGGCTCACTTCTCCTCTAATTGGATTAAATGTTATTCTATACGGGTTAAGTGCTAAGAAGATAGATAATGCTATATCTCTATGTAGTGTGAATATACCACAAGAGTCCCCGTCCTTATCTCCCTTAAAGTTCCCATCTAATGTAATATCATTAATTCTTAATACATCTTCTTCGGTAAGTCCAATACATTTAAGACTAATCTGACTTCCAAAATATATATTAGGAGCTCTATATAATAAGAAATAAGCCCAGTTATTCTCTATCATATCTGATAATACTTTATCCATTATATCTTTATCTTCTTGAATAGGAATATTTTCTCTCATTCTTGCAAGATTTTCTGGAGTAGCTCCATGTTTAAGATATAAATCCATATAATCATTTTGAGTTATTTCTCCAAATGATTTATAACCCATAGTGAATACATCCAATCTAGGATTATCTGTAAGTCCACTAACTATAAAACGGCCACTATTTGGCATACGTCCACCAAAAAGAACAGATCTTATAAGACTTTCTTTATCATCAAGAAGTTCAACGTAAATCTTTTCTTTAATATCGTTAAAATTCTCACTAATAGTAGAAAGCTTCTTTAAGATATCCTTACTACTGCTATATTCTATACTAGTAGCATTTATTTGATCTGCTAAACTAGATATTTCTATATAACATTTATTAATTGGATGGGTTTGCATATTTTGACTTCCATCCAATTTATTATTTAGACTAAAATGTCTAAAGTTCTTACTAAGTACTGGTATATAATAAGTCATTGCATTTCCAATATGTTTTAAAAACTTTTCTACAAAATCTTCTTGTACATAATATCTAATAAATGCTTCTAATGACTTATCATCTTGTAAATCTAATAAAGTCCATCTATTCTCTTCGCCTTTTCTAATTCTAAAGTTAGTAAGGTTATTCATAATAATTTGCTTTAATGATTTACTATCTTTTTTAGTTTTAAATATAGAAGCTTTCTGTTTATCCTTATCTTTAATATCTAATTTACGTAGATGTTTAAGAAACACATCAAACCAATAAGGATTAAATATTCTATATTTAAGTCTAATCCATCCACGAATCTTCTCTACTAGAGTAGTTTCTCCTTTACAATGTGGACATATAATCCCGCTTCTAGAACCAACTGTCTTCCCGCATCCACAAGCAAATCTTTTCTGCTCTACAGACTTAGGGTCATCATCTCTAGGCCCGAATAAATAACTGTAGATACCAGTACTATCAACCATACTGTCAATATCAACCAATGTTTTAATATTATACGATACAGAAGTATCAATATCAAAACCTATACCACTCTTAATATCCTCTTTATATAACTCATTTAAGTTTGAAGTGGTGATTTTTAGTGCAAATTTAATACCTTCTTTTTCCTTGTTCGCATTTGAACGTTTAGCGTTAATTTCTAGTAATTGCCTATAATCATCTAGAACCTCACTAAAAGAACGAATTGTGCTGTGCTGTTGCATTCCCATACATTTTCCTCCTAATACATTATTTTTTGGATAATGTTATCAACATTTATATCACCCAGTACATTATAATCGATATTTCTGATATTATTAACTAATGATCTTTTAATTCCATGTTTCTTAACAGGAGTTACATTTTTAATAAATATCTTCTCACTTTGAACTTTAGTAGACCCATATATAGTACTAGTTCTACTTGTAACATTAAGTGCATAATTAAAATATACAACTTTTTCATTGTCCCTATCATCTTTATCGTTATAATATGCATACTCTACTAATGATACCATTCTGTCATTAACATCATCTGAATATATCTTCTTTTTACTTCTGTACATTTCAACTAATCACCTATTTCAAAAATAAAAAGAATTATATCATGCTTGAAACTACATTAGTATATGTAATTATTCATATGATAAGATTCTTGTTTAATTATTTTCACTTAATTTCTTTTGTTCTGCTACTTGCACTGAATTATACGCTTCTATTTGAGGCATAAGTATAAGAGTTCTAAATTCATCACAATATTTATCTATAGATTCTTCTCCAGCTTCTTGTACAAGTATTTCTTTAATACCATTTACAAGATCTTTGCAGCTCTTATCTAAATCTAGGTCTCTCATTATTCCAGATAATACCCCTAAAGCTTTGCATATTAAGCTATATTCTGGTAATGCTTTATTATTCTTGATTTGTATCAAGTTCATTATAGACTCACCGCTATAATTCATTGCACTCATACTATCATCTGGTTTAGATATTTCTTGTTTAAGACTAGCGTATGGAGTTTCTGCAATTTCTTCAGATTTACCAGTTATTTCACTTTCAACTGGAGCTACGAAGAATATTCTAGTAGCAAATAATCCACTAACTTCTATTAAGTCGTTTGCCATTTCTATTAAAGTAGAAGGTACTTTAAGTCCCATTTCTGTTATTAAAGTATCTACAGGTTTATTTTCTTTTAAATGGAATGGTAATAATGCTAATAATGTTCTACTTAATTCTATAAGTAGCATTTGAATTCCTTCATATATAAATGGAGTAGTTTCATTTCCACATATAGTTTTCATTTTAGGAATATCTTTAGCTAAGTTAAATAAACCATTAACTGTTTTAATTAACTCTTCATCTTCTTTATAAACAGCATTTACAGTTGCAATAGCATCGTCTACGAATTTAAACATTTTAGATTTTCTAAAATCTCCAGTTAAATCTAATGATTCTGGATTAGTTTTGTAGAATAATTCCATATTAGACACATATGTATTTGCATAGTTTGATATAATTTCAACCATATTTAAACAGTCTGCTTCACATGGTAATTCTTCTACACCACCTTCTAAATTACTAAAATCTGCTGCAACACCAGCTTCATCATCAGCTGAGTAATATTCAGGATCTACACCATCTTCTGGCATTTCTTCACCAGATGTAGCTTCTGGATCAACTGGAACATCTCCGCCTTCTTCTGGTGGCATATCATCCATTCCTTCATTCCAATCTGCGTCTACTTGTTCTTCAGGTATTTCTTCTGGCGGTAATTCATCATTTGCGTTTAATTCTGATTCTAAATCTTCAAACCCAATTCTATATTTATAATCAGGGTGAGTCATATGACATTCTACACCATATTTCTCATTTAATATAGATTTCATTATCTTTCTATAATTCTTATTCAATTAGTACACCTCCTATGAAAGTTTCTTAATTCTTAATAATTCTGCTAAGTCTTTTTGAAGTTTTGAAGCTTCACTATTAAATTCAGATGCTGTTCTCTTAGTGAATATAGGACTTCTATTCATACTAGCTGTAATTGTATCTGTATTTATATCATATACTCCAATACTCATAAGAGGTAAATTATTATACATCTTATTAACAGTACTTCTATTCATAATATCAAATCTAGCATCTTGTAACATTTCAGCAACGTTATTACTCATAAGTATATTAACAAATGGTTTCTTAATATCAGCTACTGCATTCATATTATCATTAAGAACTTTAGCTGCAACTTTGTTACCTTCGCTACTAGCAGCCTTTATAGCTTCTTTAGATTTAAATGTAAATACAGATTTAAGTTTTTCCCACCAACTTCTACTAGCATCTTGAGCAGCTTGAAGTATTCTGTTATTTTGTTTAATAAACATTTGAGCTATCTCATTAGCTGGCACAACTTTAGGTATAACTTGTACTCCCATCATGTATTTCTTAGTATGAGCTTTAGCACCATTATCTAATAGTATAGTAACTTCTGCTTCTACATATGTAGGTACAGAACCTGTAGCACTTTCTCTCATAACAGCTTCTTCCATAGATACTTTAAATTTAAAATGTTTATCTAAGTTTTCAATAAACGCTTCAGCAAAGTTATCTATAACTTGAGATCCATTAAATTTTCTACTAAATACGCTATCACCTATAGTTTTATAAGCTTTTTTAGCTTTATCAAATTCTACAGAGTCGAAGCTAGTCATAAATGGAAGTTTTCTATAAAGGTTTGGAGTATTAGCTGTAAGTCTTCCTTCTATAGAACTCATTATTAAACTTCTAACTGTCATAGCATTGATAACTTCTAATGATTTACAATACATGTTTCTTACATCAATCGGTAAATCATCAGATACTACACATATCAAAGTAATAACGTTTGATCCTAGTGGCATTGCACCTTTAGGGTTATTCAACATATCCCAGAATGTAAATAGTACATTTGTTACAACTGGTTCAAATACTCTGTAAGCAGATCCTACTAAATCTCTTACCCCAGTAGCAACCGCTCCACGCATCATTCCTACGAAATCTCCGTTATCACGTACATTTGGAGCACCTTGATAATGGACATGACTATGAGTGTCTGCGCTATTTCTAGTAGAATAATCATACCTATTTTGGTTTCCATCTACGTTAGTAGTATTATAATTATCGTCTTCCATAGCAACTTCATCTTTATTTACATCTTCAGTTGCAATATCAAGATTCTCATTAGTTTCATTGATTTTTTCATCAATGTTAAGATTATTGGACATAAAAATTCCTCCTTTTTAAAATTTCTAACAGGGGGTTGTTTTTAACAAAATGGATAAAAAAACTGAGGGAAACCTCAGTTTAAGCTAATTATTTCCATTGTCCTACAGGTTTTACCATATTTGGCACCAAGCTTTGACCAACGACTTCTGCATTTTCGATTGGTTGATATCTATTTGGAGTCACATGAGGTTCTGCAGTTTTAGCCAAATTCATCATATTAATAAACTTATTTATTTCTTCTTGTGTCATATTGTCGAATACATTATTAGGTACAACATTTGTAGCTAATTTAGCTTCTTCTTGTGCTTTAAGAGATGCTATTAATTTGTCTCCTTCTTCTGATAATAAGTACTCTGCATAGCTATCAATTTTCACAACCTTATCGTTATATATAATAGTATTTATTATACTCATGAAATCAAATGTTGGTATTCCAAAATAATTAATTATATTAAAATCTTGAAATTGAGTAGCATCCAAATATCTATTGAAACTGTTATCAAATTTAAAGTATTCTCTTACTTGAACTTCATTAAATTGTGCATATTTTTCATCATTTATAACAGCTCTAATTTTATCAAGTATTTCTAATACTCTCTTGAACTTTCTTTCTACTAGCAATGCATCAAAATTCTCATTATTTGTATCATATATAGTTCCTATTTCACTATATGATGCTTTAATTAAATCTTCCACTTTCCCAATGTAAACTAATTTATCTTCTTTATTTATATTCATTCTATTTCCTCCTATTTTATCTTATCTTTTAAATATGTTATATCCATAAAAGTAGTGATCAAACAATTCCGGCATATATGTGTACATTTCAGATAATCTATTTATATCTTCAGTACTCTCATCTTTAAGTTTATGTAAAACTAAAGATTGTAAATTACTAGTATCTTTGATTCTGGCCATTAATATTACACTAAATACTGTATTTAATGCAAATGGAATTTCTTCATTTTTACCTATATTCTTATTCAAATCCTTATAAGTTTCCCAGATATATGTTATAATATTAGCATATTTGTTATTAATCAAGTCTTGACGTAACATTACAATATGCATCAATTCATTAACTATATCATCTTCAGATTTATCTAAGCTATCAGATAAATCTTCTATATTATTAATTTTAAATTTATCCAACAGTTTTTTCTCAAAAATGTATAGTAAACCATTATTAACTACAATATTATCACTAAATTTAACACCTAGTGAATTTTTAGCTATTAAATCATCAGTATAATCAAATATTTCAAAACTTTCACTTGGATCACAAGTATCCAAATCTATTCCTTTCTGTTTTGCAATAACTTTCTGTAAACATTTTAGATATTTGTCATAATCATGTACCTCATTTGATAATGCATCCATAGATCCAAATATCTCCATATATTTTTCATTTATCATAACTACACTCCTCTGATACTTTCTACCATAGCTCTATTTGTATTGAATAACTTTAAGTTATCTTCTGCTGATTCAAATACTAGATCTATTAGGAATAGTTCAAATCCTGTTATTCCACCCTTATAACGAAGTTTAAATACCTCCATATAATCAGATCTTGTATAACCATCTACTACGAATTTTAAAAAGTCTGATATAAATTTTCTAGATGTTAACGACATACCATTAAACACGCAACATTCGCTTTCTGTATAAGTAGCTATATCATCGCATAGACGTGTTATTAGTGCCTTATTAATAGCAGTAAGCTCAGAACACTTATCTATTACTTTCTCTAAATCTATAGAATTTAAATCTAGACCAGACTCTTCTAAATCTATATGTATATATTTAGATGATATATGCATTAAATATGATGGTTCTATTATTTTCTTATGAAGGTATAGTCCACTAAATGGAATATCTTTAAGAGATTTCTCGTACTCTATAGCTGAAGTAGCCATTTGATATACTACGTCTATTATTTCATTTTGTTTATTATCTGATTTATTTTTATGCTGTAATAAGTAGTATAAATTTTTCTTAAGAGCTTCTTTCTCAATTGAAAGAAGTGATAACATTCCATACATTTCATTTAGAATATCTTTGTTCATCTTTCCTCCCGTTTAAATTAAGTTAATCTAATGATTTCTTAATCTCATCCATTATAAGGTCTCTGATTATATCAGATTTTAAGAATGACTTTATATCATCATAATTAACAGTATTTTCAAATTCATTAATATTACACATTTTCTTAGTCTTAGATACTCTTACTTGTGTGTATACTGAGCCTTCCATCTCATTTCCATTTATACCTATCTTTATTGATATAAAATGGTCATAATCTCTATCTACTTTCATATCTCACCTTTGTATACATGACATTCACTTTTCCATTTCTTATAAGCATCCAAATAAATTTCTCCTTTATTTGAATTGTATGTAACCTCATAATACATCCCATCTGGTGCTGTTGTACTGATAAGACATTTATGATTTCCTAATAAGCTACAATACCAAACCACATCTCCATCTAATCCACTTTTAATAGACGATTTATCAGTTTTCTCTGCCTCCCTATTAAAATAATCAATAACTAGCTCTTTAGCCTTTTCTAGGAATCTTAAACTTCCTAACTTTGTCATATTAATCATCCTCCTTTATATTATATTTTAAAGTTTATGACATAACTTTACTACCTTATTATATGTAATTATTTAAAAGTTAATTTTAACGGTAAAAAAATAATAACCCCGATAGAATTTTATCTATCGGGGTTGATTCCAAGAATATACGAAGGAATCGTTAAATAAGTATTTAACGATTACATATACTATAGTAGATATATGTGAAATTATATTCACATCATATAATTTCAAATCCTCATATATCCAAGGTAGGTGATAATAATGATACTACATAATGATCAGTATTATCATGATATGTTGAATAATTATATGGAAAGTGATATTAAAACTTGTAAATATAATTACTATCAACATAACATTAATTTCTATCATTATATTAAAGACATAATGTCATCAATTAAAACTAAGTATGATTTATCTAATGATAATTATATTCCAGTAATGAATTATCTAAATAACAGATTAAATGATACTATAAGAGAAATTGAGTATTATAATCAAAATGTAATGATTAGAAATTAATCTACTACACTTTTCGAGAAGTTAGTGTATAAAGAAACTTCTCTTTTTTGTTAAAAATGAAATATACATTTCTAGCCTTCCACATTTTTCTTGTTATAAAAATAATACGATTCCTTCTTTACCATAATATGATTTTATAAAATCCATTAATACATATATAGTTCTAATTATATCTATATCTGAGAAATCTTCATTCCATAATAATAGATTCCATTGTATTATTTTACCGTTAACTGTAATTGATAACACAGATTGCTCAGATAATTCCATAATTCTTTTACGTTTATCTCCTAATAAAGTGTAGCTCTTACTATCATCAGCACATTTATCACATTCTTTATCTAACTCATTTAATTTATTTCTAATATACATGTAATAGTATTTAGATAACTTTTTAAGTATATCGTTTTTATCATCTCTATAATCATCAAATATATCACTAGTATTTATAAATTTTATTAAATTACTTAGATTTTTATATTTTCCTATCATGATTAAACCTTCTTATTGTCTATTTCATCATAAATTTTATATCCATTATAGCTATTACCTACTACAAGTTTTAAACCTTTCATATTTTTATCTTCATTTGGATTAATAAAGTTAAATGTATAATCATGGTTTTCTATATTAAATGTTACACTACCACTAAATAAAGTATCATTTAGTAATGTAGCTACACTAAATCTATTACCATTTGTATCATTTAATATCATAGTAGGATTCATAACACCAGCATCCCAGTTTCTTTTGATTATTTCATTTCCATGATAGTATATAATGTCATCTCCATCTAATCCACTCTTAATAACATTATCGTGACTAACAAAAAAAGAATACCTACCAGTTCTATAAAGACTTATTTCTTCTGGAACCAATGTACAGTATTCTTTAAACTCATCCTTAAACTTATAAGGATGATAATTTTCATAATCTCCAACACGTCTCCATATAAATAATGGAATATCTTCTTTATCTTGCACTTTAATATTACTATCATTAAGAATATTACCAGCAGGAACTTTTACTTTCCAGTCTCTTCTCCATCCTGCTGGTAGTGTGAATCTACGTTCTACCTTTTTACCATATCCTTCTTTATATAGAGGAATTGCTATAAATGTTAAATTAGTTATACTTCTGACGTTATAAGGTAATATACATAATGCATTATCTATACTCCAAATTCCATCGGTAACAGTACAAACGTATTTCTCATAATATCTGTCATCGTCATCTTTACAATAACAAATTACTTTCTTTGCAGTACAAGTACCAGTTATCTTTCCATTAATATCAAAGCTTGTAATTACTGGTGGATTTAGTCTATCATCAGCACCTCTATTATTAGGAGTATTCTTACTAAGATATTCCATATAAATATCAGTACTGATAATTTCCCACTTAGTATCTGGATAAACTTCAGCTGGATTAATTGATTCATATTCTGGAGTAGGCCATTTATATGCTTTCCAGTTATTGATTATATAGTTATTATGTACCTTTTTAAAATTATCTGTAATTATTAATTTAGGTAATTCTATATAAGGATATTCTGGTCTTGTATTTTCTGGTTGCCATAAATCTTTAGATCCACTTACCCATCTAGGAGCCGCAATAAATCCATTATATGCAGACGGATTTGTATCATCCATTGCCATTACTTTAGATTTATAATCAGGGTCAGATAAGTCTATATCTTTATATTTACGCCAATCTAGAAATCTGTTATAGATTTGACTATTAAATGGGTACTTATTTAAAAAGTTATTACCATTTGCCACTATTATATACCTAACATTAAATTCACATTCTTTCCATTCTGTTTTATGCAATCTACTACATATTCTTACAGCTAACTTATATGTATCATCTTTATTAATTTGAACTGGTATTAACCACTTTAATAGAGAATAAGATACTCCAGTCATCGCAACACCATTATAATGACGCTCGTCACGACCTTCACTATTTACTCTATATCCCCAAAAAGCTAAATGCATGCTAAATGGTAACGTTCTATCTCTAAATTCAGTTTTAACACCATCTTTAGACACAACTACACCATAAACTTCATACCAGTAATAATCAATAAATTTCTTACTGAATAGTTCGCCTTCTGCATTTTGAACACATAAATTAAATACATTGACAATTTTATCATCTGCATTTGTATTACCAGTTGTATACTGAGCAGCATATGTAGCTTGTACATCATAACTTCTATATGATTTAATAACACTAGATGTACTCATTACAGCTGCAACGTTTACATTAGGGAAATGTCTAAGTTTATCAACCTCTGGATCTATAGACGTATTGTAAACAGTTGCATTTTCTATAATAATAGGACAGCTTTTAAATGTATTTATATTATACGTATTAGTCCATCCAAACCCATCTATATTACCTAGACGTACATCACCTAGTGTTATTCTAATATCATTAGATTTATTACCAGGTACACTATTCTTTATAATATTTAAAATATCATCAGTATTTTGATCTATTATTAAATCATTATTAAGTATTCGATTTTTAATATCTAAAAATGTTAAGAATCTAGTATTAAATTCTTCACTAGATGCACTATTTCTCCATATATTTTCTACATCTACAAGTCTTAACCTTATACCTATAACAAATTTACCCCAATAATCAGTACCGTAATCATCTTTAAATACTGTATCATCTCCAGATATTACATTTTTAATCATTACAGGTAAATATAAGTCAAATGTTAAGTTTGCATTTGTAGGTTTTTGATTAGCATTAAGTGACATTAAAAAGTATTCACCAATAGCTGGTAAATTTTTATGTGTTTTCTCCATAATCTCTTGGTTACTTCCAAGATTGAAAGAATAATTCTTTCTACCATTTCTATAACCAATGTTAGATTTCATCTCATTATTATCGTATTCATAATTTTGATAAAAATTATCATGACCAGCAATAACAGAACCATCCAATTTTCCATCTTCATTGTAATTTATCCTATATATTATATCTCCAGAACTATTATAAAAAAACCAAAGGCCAACCTTAACATCGTTTTCGGTGTAGCCTTCAGCCATTCTTTTATCAGTTCCAGGGAAATTAATAATTACATGTTTCATTATTATCCTCCCGTTAAATAATTGGTATTTTTTCTTTATTTAATACAAGGAGTTTGTTAATATCAAACAGGGCTACATATTTATCGCACCATTCTTTATATTTATGGAATGTACCTGCTTTGATATTAAGTTTATTAACTTCTAAGTATGTTTTAGTCCTATTTGGACCCATATTATATATACCTTCAAAACCTTCCCTACTACTTCCACGTATTACCATGTAATAAGGTAAGAATATTTCAGGTTCTTGTATTTCTATACCATCTGGTTTACGTCTAAAATGATGCTGGTTACTATAATATATAGCACCATCAAATAAATCTAAACGTTTATCCGTCATAGTTTTAAATACATTATCCTTACTAAGAATAAGGTATCTATTTTTACAACCTATTTCATTTTGGTGTATTACAAGTGCAGGATGCACTTTATGAATATTAACAAGTTTAACACGCTTTTCATCTTTACTAAAGAGCTGAATAGCATAAAGAATTGTATTTAAAGGTCCCCAAGTTTTAAGATCTACTCTATCATTACGAATCTTCATCCATTCTGGGAATATTTCTACATGGACTGCTGATCTTTCTACCGTATATAAAAATATAAGTTCTTTATTCTCTTGAAGACTGCTTTCTATAAAAGTTTGGAATAATTGTTTAATCGTATCTTCTATTTCTCCTGTATCTTCTTTTAATGGGAGTCTAAATAATACTGAGATACAGCTATTAATGTCAATATAAGTACGTTTAACATTACTTCCAGTATAAAGTATAGTTTTAATAAGATCTAGTGCTATTTTAATAAAAGTAGAACCAGCTTCGATTTGTTTATCAAGCTTTGGTTTATACTGTTTATCCAATGATTCCATTTGTGAAACCTTCTATTAATCGTCTCGTATCGGGATATACGACATCAATTATAGATCTTAATTTTTGTACTATTACTTTATCTTTTATATCTACTACTATCTTACCATTAGATGCTAGTAGGGATTTTGATGTAGCTTCTAATGATAATAATGCTTCTTCTCTTTGAGCTGGTGTTCCTGTTAATATTGTATTTACTGCTAATAAAATGTGTGAATAATCTTCCATAATCTACCTCCCAATAAAAAAGAGAGCTCCTATATTAGGAGCTCATCTTGTTAGATAGATATAGCAAATCCTACAGCTACATCACTAGTAGTAACTCCTACTTTAAATGTAGTTCCATTAGCTAGAGGAGACACTTGTTCTCCACCACCAAAGTATCTAAAGATTGCAACTTTTCTGAAATCTGGTAAGAAATAGATTCTTCCATTTGCATTATATGTAAGAATAATATCTGTAGTTAAATATTTCCAGAATGGGTCTGTCAATAACTTAGTTTCATCATACATTTCTGATTGAGAATTACATTGTCCTAAGATATCATCTCTGTCATCTTGCTTTCTTACGAATTTACCACTGTATCTGATTAAAGGAATCTTTTTGAAAGAACCTGTATCAAGTCCAGTTAAGTTTACCATTTGTTTGTAAGCAACTGATGTTTTGTCTAATGATGCTACGATATCTCTAATATCTACATATGTAACATCTAGGTCAGATCCTGTACCTTCAGCTCCAGTTGTGTAAAATGAAATCTTTTCTATTAATTTTCTTTTGAATTCTTCTAAAGTAGTAGAAATATTTGCTGCTACGAAATTATCAGTTGATACTTTAACTACTAAGTCTGTATCTAATGATTTATTAAATGTAAATGCAACATATAATCTATCATCTTTTACTTTGATATCTGAAATTTCGATGTGTTTGTGAGCAGTGTCTGCTATAATTTTTGGAATATCTGTAATCAATGTAGCAGGATTATCTATTGTAAGTATTTCTGGTAGTAATACTTCAGACACAACTGCCTCATGTTTAAGATATACAAATAGGTCTCCATTTGTATCATAACAGATTCCTCTTTCTTTATTTATAGCTTCCTTAAGATGTTTATTAATATCTTCTTTATTGATTAGAGTTTCCATTGATACATTACATCTTCCTAATATATCATCTCTATCATCTGTTAATTTAATAACATCATCTTTATTAAGAAATGCTACCATTACTTGTGGAGAATCTTTTGCTTTTCCATCTTTAATTAATTCTACTCTATCTACCATTTTAAATTTCTTTGAAGCTGATTCACAAATTGTATCCACATCAAAGTTTAAAGATAAATAAGATAATTCTTTAACTGGAATATAACCAATAGTTATAGTTCCATTATTATTTGAAGTTAGGATATTTTTTTGATTACTTGTCGGAGTAATACTTTTATCCTTAAATCCCATAACTCTATCTTTATTTGAATATTGTTCAAATGTAAGACTTTCTGATTTCTTTTCACCTCCCATTAGATTAGTTACAGCTGTCGCTGGTGCTGTTGTTGGTTGCAACTTTTTCATTTTGTACCTCCTACTATTTATATTATCGATAATATAAATTTATAATTAGTTGCGGTTAAAAATAATGGTACACCTATATAGACTCCGACAATTAAATCTATATAGGTGTAAGCCAAAATAAATAATGCAATCTAACTACAAATTCATCTTAGTATATGTAATTATTCACACACTAAGATTTCTATGAAGCCATACACGTTATATGACAGTCGCCTTGTTAAATAAATTACAGCAAAGCCAAAAATTCTGGTCTGTTGCTAATTGTATTATATTGACACTTTCAAACGTGTTATTCATAGTAAAATATTCATTTATATAATCAGTACATCCTCTTCTTAAGAATTGGAACCTGTTTATATTATAAATTCTTATGAGCATATCATATGGTGATAGTTCTTTACTTGTATAAAGATATTCTCCAATTAACATATCATTAGCCAGAATAAATTGTGTCATATCATCTAATTCAAGACTCATATCTTCCTGACCATATATTATCATATCCTTCATACGTTGTTTAGTATTAGCTCCTCCAAATAAATACCTAACTATAGTATCATATATTCCACCACGTAATATATCCCTACTTTCTAAATATCTAAGTCTTGAAATTTCTAGGAAATTATATATTTCAAAATCCGCGTCTGCCTGTACCTTACTACAAACATAAGAACGAAGCATCTCTATAGCTCTTTTCATTTTATTATCACTAGTTAATGGTATACTATATGTCACCTTAGCTTTATCATTATATACCTCAGTTTCAAATTTATATCTATGAAATATATTATCTACTAAAGGTATAGTATAATAACTATCAACTATACAGCTATCTATTATATTTGGAATAAGGTTAATATCAGATGTTTTTCTATATTGTAATAATATTATTTGAATCCAATCATTTGGATTAAGCCATTCTGCTAATAATATTACTCTCATATGATCTTCATTTAATAATCTCCAGTTTGCTAATAGGAACCCTTTACATAATTCTTCATCTTTACTAGCTAAGAAAGTAAATAATTCCTCGAATCTATATGTACTATTATCTTTACATAACATTTCTATGATATTATTAAATATCTTAGTACATATATAACTATGGTCTATAACATACTTATCTTCTATAGGGCTGTAAGTTTCAATTGGAAGTTTATATAATAAGTTTATAATATTATCAAACTTCTCTTTAGATATAAATTCACAAATATATGCATTAATATAATTAAAAAAATCATAAAATACTTTCTTATACTTAGTATCCCAAGTATAATATTTAAAATCATCATATTCTATATCATCTTGAGTTATAAAGAACATGGCTAAATCTGATGCCATGCCCTTAGTAATAAACTCTCGAATGATGTGTTCTATCTCTTCTGCTGTTATTTTATTCTTTATTGTAGGCATCTTCCTTCTATTCTCCTTATAAAAATACGTACATCAAAAATAATAGTAATATTATTTTAGACATTCCATATTGAAGTATTCTTGCAATAAACATGACCATATCTGCAAGAAAAAAGCATATTACAATTGTAAATATAAATACCCATAAAAACATATCTAAGTCCCACTTTAATATGATAAATGAGTATGAAGCACTAGTTAATAATATTTTATAACTAAACTTACTTTTAGCTTCTAAATCTATTTTACCTTTCCATAAATAATAAAATAGACATGTTAATATCCCTATATCCAAATAGAATCTATTAGTATCACTAGATAAAAATTTAGTAATATCATATAAAAGTACGTTTGTTAAATATCCGTATTCCATATTAAGTTTTAAACACAATTGGTATAATAACCAAGTAAGAGTATGATCTTGGTCGCTATTAAGGACCATTACTACCGTTGGTTCCATTTAAAACTCCCATTCCTTAAATGACTCGTCGTCGTTTGCTTCCATGAATTCTTTGAAACTTAATATTTTTTCTAGTGCATGTAATCCTTCTTGATTTAAGTATACTATACCTTTAGTCATAAGCATATCTCTAGTTATCTCGGCGTCATGTTGTATATCATTGAAATATGTTATTATGTATGATAATTCTGTAGTTCCGTAAAGGTGTTTACTTATAAGTTTAGGTTTATATTCAAAATATGAGGCTTTATAAATGTCACATTCCAACTTATTAAAAAATTGTGGATTTGCGACAAGCCAACTAAAGAAATCATTTAATATATTTACGACACTTCCGTCATATAAAAATGAATCAAATTTAAATAAACTTAGATCTACGACTTTATGCATATCAAATACAAGATCTATAAATCTAGTCGGGTCTTCTCTTTCTATACTACTTTCTGTAGCATGTATTATTGGTTGTTCTAATAATGAACGAAGACCTCTTTGCAAATTAACATTAACTCCCATATTTTCACCACCTTATAATTATGTCATTTCTGTATTAGTAGGATTCTTTTCTCCATCTAACTGTTCGTCCGCTCTATCTGCATTCTCTCTTGTGTCTGCACTTTTGAATCTAGGTGTAACATCGTCTATACCTAGTATTATAAATTCAGATTGTTCTCCTAATGGAAAACAACCTATCATTTTATGACCATATTTGATAACTTTATTATTTATATTTTGAAAATCTACTTCTGTACTACTCCACACATCAATAGTATCAAATGTTATATCCTCACATGTTAAGCTATTTATAGTATGCACACCAGTAGTTTGGTGTGAGTGCATCTTAGGTCCAGGATTTTCTGTCGTTGGACCACTAAGTGTAGCTTTACCAGTACTCCACTTTCCATTAGCCATATGAGCTCTAGCAGCTTTAAAATGAGGTATCCATCCATCTAATCTATGCCCGTAAGTAGTCCAGTTTTTAGCAATTATACAACTTTCTAGATTCAATTTACTAGGAAGACCACTGTTATTAAGATTACGTTTACCAAGATCTGTATCTTCTTCTTGTCCTTCCTCAGATGCTTCAATACCACCCATAATAGATGGGATATATACTACAAATGTCGGATTACAAACGTTAGCTGACGCTTCAACTAAATAACATATTTCGACCACTCCAGTTGATCCAAAAGTACTACGTAGGTTCACATTACCAGACATTAAATTTACCTCCTTATTATTTATACAGTGCATTGTTAAAATCAGACTTTTGACTTAAACAATATATATTTTGGTAAAAAAAAATAAATACCCGACCATACAACATAGTCATATAGCCGGGAAATATTTTATTCTCTAAAATCTACTACAACTTTCTTACATACATGTTCACCTTGACAATCTGTTAATTTTGGTCTAGGTTTATTTTCTGGTCTAACTATACCAGTTATACTATCTTCTATTTTCTGCATAGCTCTTTCAAATGTTTCAGTTATAGCAATTTCATTTTCTAACTCATCTGGTATCCAGAACTTAAGATGTTTTCTTATCTCTTTATTTAATGGTGCCATATTACGTTTAACGATCATATCATCACCAAATAAATCAACGTATTTATCTTTAATTTTAAATAACATATTAATTCTAAATGTCTTTAATTGAGCTATAGTAACATTAAGATCACCTTTAACTGTTACCAGATTAAGTAGTTCTAATACTCTAGCAGTTACCATATCTTTAGTAGATATTAGGTAATCTACAATACTTTTTCTTTCTTCGGTAGTTATTACCTCATTATTCATTCTACCTAGCAATAAAATCCCTACCCATTCTTCATTTGTTTGTATGTTTGAATATTTTGAAAATCTTGACATATTAACTCCTCCGATTAGTATTTATTATTTTGTCTTTCGATGTTAATTGCATTTTTCTTTAAATAATGTTCATACATCTCATTAACACCACCATCGTAAATATCAATACCAATACTCATTACAAAATGTAATAAATCAGCAAATTCGTCCTTCGCTTTTTCTCTATATTCTGTATTATCTAGTGTATGCTTAGAAGATTTCCAATATTTATAACATTCATCTTCTTTAAGGATTTCACCAAGTTCTACCATAAGCGCAAGATATCTATCTCTTCTAGTACTTTTTCTATCTGTATTATTTCTAGAGAAAGTCATTTCATCAAAACATACTTGCTTATTCCATAATTCTTCAAGTTTATCTAATGAACTAGAAGTAACGTTCTTTCTATCTGTATAATGAACATCTTTAGCAAAGTCTTTTAAATGCTCAGATGTTAATGTTTTACGATATCTAAGTAAAAATGGTATCTTTTCAGGATTATAGCCATAATTAATAAGTTCTCTATCTCTACCTTCGATACCTACATCGTCTAATGGGGAAAATTTTACAAAATTATCATTTGAATGATTTACAAACTTAGCATCAAGTCCTCCAATAGTTAATCCATCTAGCAATACATTCTTATCATATCCAACTCTATCTGAGAATAGTAAGCAGAAGTATATAAATAGTATATCTTTAATTATATAGTATGTTTCACCCATATCAACATATCTACCCATGAAATTCTTAATTTCTATATAGTCAGGATTATTGCATTTACGTTCATTTATTCTGAATACATCAACTAAAGTATTTATAGTAGCAAATGAATTAGGTGATTTATTATTTTTATTAGCAAATATTAATCTTCCAGCTTCTGACATTACTTTATTTACATCTACAAATACATTTATAAAAGCTGTATACGTTAGAACATTCAAATGTATACTACTAGTATATTTATGTATATATCTTATAGCATTTAATAAAACTCTATAAAGCATTTTTCTACTTTGATATTCTAATAGATTCTTTACTGCATTTACTATATTTGGACGTATTTTATCTGGGTTACTAATATCAAATTTACTATTATACTTATTTATGCTTACTAACATAAGACCTTCATCATCTTCAGCGATAGGTAATTCCCATATACCATTTCTAAGTATAACGTTAAATACATATGCATCAGCTACTTCATAGTTTCTAAGTACTAAATCTTTTATTTTATAGTTAGCAGGTGTTTTAGCTTTAGAATCTTCTGATTCACTATTAAATTCTAATGCCTTATTAAGTCCTACTAAGTCTTTCCAAACTTGAAGATGGTCCTTTTTACTGTCTAATTTTAAATCTAATACATATTCTACCAGATCCATCATAAATAACTCTATATAATAATTATCTTCACCATTTATATTACTTGATATTACAGATGAATTTAATTTTTCTATTATATTATATACAATATCTATATCATCTTGATGTATTGCATCACTAATGTTCTTTATAAACACTCTACATTTTAAATTATGATAATAAACGAAGTCATTATTAGATAATAGTGCGGTCCATGTACTTGGTTTATATAAATTTTTTAGTGCTAGTGATAATAAGCTCCATATGAATTTATTTCTAACTTTTATATCATTAAATTCACCTGTTGCTATAGAATTCTTTAATGATTCTTTTAATCTCATACTTGATACAGGTTTATCAATAACATTCTTATCAATCTTATTATATTTTTCAAGTTCTATGTTATAAGCTTTCTCCATTTCATTAGCTATATATTCCATATCAATATATATAGGGTTAATTATATTATAGTTAGGACTAACTCCCAATTCTAAACAGAAGCATTTATCTGTAGAGAAACTTGAATCCATATTAGTACTCATTCTATAGTTTGTTATATTATCGGTAATAGTTAGAGTTTGATTTGCAATTTTTATACTATATAATATACTAGGAACGTTTCTAATTGAAATAAATGGATAAAGTTTTCCTCTAAGTAGACCTATTTTAAAGTTATGTATAGCAGTCATATCACAATAAGGTTTATCATAAGCATAAATCATATCTTCATTTATATCTATTGATGTTATTAAAGATTTACCAAGGCCTCTCAAATCTTTAACATATTTAGATTTTATGAATATCATAATAGCAGTATATATAAATTTAATTGATCTAACTCTTAAGCTGTGTAGATTAATACCTGTAATATCTAAACGATTTAATATTTTTTTATCTATATCGAATACTCTATATGGATCAAATTTATATTTTTCTTTAATATACCCATCAAATGCATAATCATCAAACATTACAACAGACTCTTTGACGTTTGCTATATATCTAGACTCAATTAAGTCAAATTTATAGCTTTCAGTTTTAAGTAATGACTGGGAACTCATCATTGGTATTAGACTATCTTTAGAAATACCAGTGACAATAAACTTAACTTTATCTCTTTCGAATTTTGGATCTTCTTCATACATTGCTCTAGTTATTATTGCACTCATTAGATTTATATATTTGGTACCTTTATTTTCTAACATATCAACTATAATTTTCTCTGTTAAATCTAGTGGGTTTTCTATTATATCTATTAATTTAATTTTATTTTCCATATTCTATCTCCTTCTTTATTTAAATAACATCATCAAACACATATGCTTTATAAATAATAGCTTCATTTACACAACTTGCCATATATCCATACAGGTCTGTAGGATGTCTTTCTAACATCCAGCTATCTATAGTTTCCATAAATGCTACTATTCTATTAAAATATCTATATTTTGCATAGTTTACAGTAGTAACTCTAAATGGAATACATTTAAGTATTTCTGGTTTCCATATATTATTATTACTATTTAAATATTTGTAGTCTATAGTATTATAATCAGCTTGGTTATCTAAATGATAGCTTTTATTAAATTGCATTAAATAATAACACCAATCAAATTGAACACCATGTACTACAATAAGTTTATCATTATATTTAACTTGTATATCGCATTCCACGATATAATTACCCCTATTTACATATTTTCTTACTATTCTAGCTATCCAAATTTTAGTAAGAGGTTCTATTACAAATTCTACACCATCAAGATTACTACTTTTATCCACTTTAAAAGCGTATGTATTGTATACATATTGACCTACTTTAAGGTTTAAATCATCGCTTCCATTTGCTAACTCTATAAGTCTACTATTTACATCATCTTTTAATCTATGTGGAACTATAACTAATGTTTCTTCGTCTTCCAGACAATCCATAATTATACTTGTATCTATAGCTTCAGTTTCTATAAACTTTATAACAGCATTACTAAGATCCGCTAATTTACAACTAGGTTTTCTAAGTTTATCAATAACGCTATTAACTTTCTTTTCCTTTATATCACGTCCACTATAATAAGGAATAGTCATTACTGCATTACTATTAGATAAATAAACGTTATGATAGTTATTATTTTCTGGACTATCAAGTTTATCATCACCATAAAGAATTCTTAAATTTAAAGGAAATGCATTCATTATAGAGTTAAATGTTATAGGATTTATCTTATTTAATGGACCTATTACAACATATGGATGATTCATAATCTCATTATATGCATCTAAGTCCCTATTTTGTAATCCTTGAAAATCATATGCACTCCATAATTTAATACTAGGTAAAAGATCATTATTGGATTTCTTGAATTTAAACATTAAATCAAAATCCTCTACGAATTCAAAATGGTTTATAGTTAATGTATCTAAAACTTTAGTATCCTTATCCCAAAATATAATTAATTTATTCATAGATTCAAGAATATCTTTCATAGACTCAGCATTTGTTAGCTCAACCTTAAAAATATTTCCGATCAATTCTGCTACGATATATTCAATACTAATATTATTATCTACCAATACTGGTAATGTATTTCCATTTATTAGTATTCTGAAATCATCTTTAATTGCTTTAATCATGTTAATCCTCCGTATTTGTTTAATTTACATTGGATTTTGTTAGAAAACTGATGGTGTAGTATATGTAATTATTAAATTATTGACTTACGTGATATAATACAACGTCTTCTAATGGAGTAGGATCTCCTTCTAATATATCAAATGGTACACTGAATGGAATAACCTTTTTAACACTATTCTTACTAGCTCCTCCACCAGGAATTAACTCATTATATGCAATAACAAAGCTAAAATTTATAGATATTCTATAATCTACATTATCTAAATTAGATGGAGTTTTAGTAGGTTCATTAAAACCAGTCTCAAAATAACATCCAGTTATAATAATTCTACCTCTAGTTCTTTCTGCTAACTGTCTGAAAACGTCGATTTGAATACCATTTAATAAAGCAGTATTATTAAGTACATTTGCTGAGTAAATTTTACCTAGCATTCCTTTAGAAGTTCCTCTTCCAACCAATGGTGCAAAATACCCTTGCACTAATCCCATAATTTCATTTTCTAATGCTACATTCATCTATGTAACCTCCTTATATTATATTAAATATACATTTGTATATTCACTTTATTATATGTAATTGTCGATAAAATAATTCCTTCGTATACTCAAAAAAAAATAAAAATGAGAAGCTCAAAAGCTTCTCAAGTTTATTTTACCAGAATAGGAATGGGTTTGTTTTGTAATTAACCCATTGGTATCCTTTCTTAGTTTGTTGTCCCCACTTACAATTATATCTAGGACTATAACTTTCTGTCGCATCTGTAAGGTCGTACCAATTGATACAACATTCTGAACCGTAATAGTCCAGATTAATCTTATATTCAACTAATGTGTTTAATGTAACCAATTCGACATTTGATAAATCATTTAATTTATACCATAATTGGTTAATTGTTTGATTTAAACTTTTAGATTTGTCCTTAACTATTTCCTTAGCTTTATTAATACCATTTTTTACATCTGTGACAAGTTGTATCCATTCTTGACTATTTGATTCAATTTTTAACATGTTACCATTTTCATCAAATTTCACTAAATCATTAAAAGCACGATCATAAATAGCAGCTGTCATTTCCATTAATCTTTGTCCTTGTTTTGTGTTTCTTAATTTTTTCATTTACATCATTCTCCTTCGTTTTTAAAATATTTTATTATAGTATTATTAGATATATCCTTCTATATCTATACTAGTATATGTAATCGTTAAATCGCTAATTCGCGATTCCTTCGAGCGGATTCTTGGATTTAAATAAAACTTAACAAATGAAACGTATACGAAGGAATAAAAAGAAAAATGAGTGGGAGAAGACACTCATTAAAAGAATTAATCTTTTAGCATTAAGCTACCTTAACATTAGAGTTATAGTCATCTAATTCATAAAGAGCTTCAAATAGTTTAGATTCTAAAAATCTTTTAATTTCAAAATTATTAGAATTCCATTCTAATCTACATTCTTTACTGATATCAGACAGCTTATTTCTAATATAAGCAACTTTATTAAGATTATGTTGGTAGAAATCAAAATTACAACGGTGGATATCGTAATCTATAAAATTTCTATATTCATAATCATACGTATCAAGTGACTGCAACATTACATATCACCTCACTTAGTAATATATAATATAGTAAATAAATGCTCGGGAGCACACATTTACTTACTTATATTACTACTATAGTATATGTAATTATTAAATCAGTAAGTCTTCATTCCTTCGTATATTCTGAATTTTATAACGGTAAATAAAAATAATACCCCAAATATAGATATAAAGTCTATATTTGGGGTAAATTTATTTATTACCTACGCAGTTGGCATCATATTATTGAATATTTCTCTCTTAATCAATTCGTCAACAGTATCCAATGCTGTATTTTTAGTTAATCCATATAATGTACTATCAAGTACTACATATGTTCTATAACTAATTAATAAGCTTTGAAGTAATTCTCTTACTCTGATATTTCTATCATCTACCATTGCAACGTTGAATGGAATACTCATTTCTATAACACCGGCTGCAGTTGCATCCGCATTAAAGTTACTTGTTGGAGCTTGTTTAGGTATCATTAAGAAGAATAATGCACCATATTCAACTCTGTCAAATGTCTTATTAGGTTTTATATAAGCCATTCCAGCACTGTGTGAGAAGTTGTTAAACTCAGTTTCAAGTCCATTATAAGTAGCAGCTTTAGAATATTCGTCACTGATTGCGTTCATCCAGTGTCTAGTTTGTTTTATTATAAAGTAGTTACTTAATTCTGCAGGAATTGTCAAAGTTATTTCTTCCACAGGGTTTTGTAAAGTAGTACATAATGGAAGACTGAAAAACGCAGATTTAAACACTGGTCTTTGAATATCCAATGCTAAGTCAGGAATTCCATCAACTGCTCTACAAGTTTGACAGATGTAGTTCCAATAAGCTTTAAAGCTTTTCTTTAAAATATCTCCAGATGGAACATCTGTATATATTTCTGGATAGTAAGTAGGAATCAAGATAAATAAGCTCTTATCTACCAATGTAAGTCCTATTAAACTATCCTTGCTAGGGTCAAGATATTCGCATGATACTAATGATTTTCTTCCAGTTTTACCTTTAGTCCAGTAGTTATTTACGAACCAGCTACCATTAGTAATACTTTCTTGACTTAGGTGCCCAGCTAAATACATTGAATTATTTGTAGCCATTTGTCATCTCCTCCTAAGCCGCATTAGTTTTATCACTAGTCATAATCATAGCAAGTCTGTTATTTCTGCTATATTCGTGTCCAGTAACACTAATTTCTACTAAAATTACTGAGTTTTCTTGCTCATTTTCTTCATCTGATACTTTAACTTCTACTACTACTCTATTATTAAAGTGTTTAGTATAAGGAGC